CTGCAACTACAACTAGCTCAGCAACCGCTACTAGTTCCACAACTCCATCTACTTCTGCAACTGTATCTAGTTCTGCAACTACAACTAGCTCAGCAACCGCTACTAGTTCCACAACTCCATCTAGTTCTGCAACTGTATCTAGTTCTGCAACTACAACTAGCTCAGCAACCGCTACTAGTTCCACAACTCCATCTAGTTCTGCAACAGCAACGGCAACGGCAACAGCAACGACTCCTGCCCTCCTCGCCGCTTCAAAGACAAATTCAACTGAGGCTTCAGTAAACCTCACTGGAATTGCTATTGGATCCGCGCTAGGAGCCCTTGCGACTATTTATGGAACATTCCGTTTCATTCAGGTCTATAAGAAGCATCTGAAGAAGAAGGAAGCAATGAGGCCTAGGTCAAGGTCGCGGTCAGGGTCGGCGAGCCCCAAGGATATTGTTATTACTGAAATTTCAAATAATCCTTCTCTTATCCTTCGTATCCCACCAACTGGCGAAACTTCTCGCCCCCAAGTATAATGCTCTACCTTGCCGCTCTCCTTTTTATTGTTCTGTCCCCCGGTGTTCTCCTCACGCTGCCGGCGGGCAGCAAGGGCGTCTTCATGTCAGGCCAGACGAGCCTGCTCGCCGTCCTCGTCCACGCGGTCGTTTTCTACTTTGCCCTACCGGTTGTCCACCGCCTCGTTGCGGGCTATGAGGGCTTTAATGGATCTGCCACTGTATGCGGATCCGGCACGATGATGTGCTCAAAGCCTGGCTCTGCTAATAACGGAAAGTGTATTGCACCGCCGGCGACATGCTAAGCTTGCGACCTAAGCTTGCGACCTAAGCTTGCGACCTAAGCTTGCTCCTGCTCCTGCACCTGCACCTTAATCCCCGCCATCTCGTGAATAAATACGAGATACTCCTGCGGAAAATTCCAGAAACATCCTGGCTTCACATCATCTCCCCCAGGGACACGACGTGAGCTCGTATTTTTTCCATGTGAAAAGGCCACTATGATCTGCTGCGGCGGAAGCTCAAGCACTGCAGACTCCCGACCCCGAATGAAGGTCTCACCCTCACCCACCTGAACATCGCGAGAGAAACCGCGCGCCTGCCAGAAACTCTTGTAAAAAGTGAGAGTGGCCTCTGAGATACGCTCCGAGAGAGGAAGGTCGAACGGCGGCACATTTACCGCGCTGATCGCCTTTACAAGATCATAGCACGCAATTGTCGTGCAGGCTGTTACCTGTGGCTTCCACGGGTGTAGAGTGAGCCAGGCAACACGGCGTCTGAAGGACGTCTCAGGATAGTGGTCATCATCGTCCATCATCAGAACAATAGGGTTTGTGGCCTTGCTTACACCGATATTCCGCTTCTCAGAAATGGGAGTTCTGTTCTCAAGACGCACATACACCATTTTAAGAGGCGCAGCCGCCGCCGCGACCGCCATGATCTTCTCACCCCCCTGCTCCTCAGGATCATCGCTATCATCCACCAGGATCCACTCAATCTTGTCCTTCGGATAGTCAGACATCATGATATTGTGGCAAGCGAGATCAAAGAACCGCTTTCTGTTGTAAATAAGAGTGACGATGCTGATGGGAGGGCACTCCTCCACTTTTAACACAGGTGGGCGTAAGCCACCTGTCTTTATCTTCAGGGTTGCAGGCATTGTTCTGAAGAGATCAGCCCATCCCTTCTCAAACACCTTGTGCTTCTCCATGGCCGCATCCTTTCTCTTGGGGCGCAGGGTAGTCATGTCTGTATCTAAGAAATCGCGGATCGCCTGGTCTAGCGCAGCCTGTGTCTCCTCCGCAGAGATCGGCTTGGCAAACTGAGCATATGCATATTTCGTGTCTGACTCAGCAGCAGTCACGGGAAACCAGGCAACTCCTGCCTGATTCTTGTAACTGGCCAGAAATGCCTCAATGGTCGTGTGAATCGTGTAGGCACCGACTGCCTCAGCCTCTCCACCTGTGTAACTGTAGCCCTCAGAGGCCGAGCAGACAACGTGGCCAGGAAAGAAGGTGGCGAGGCGATAGCGCTGGGCCTCCGTGAGATCCTCGACCCGCACCTTAATATTCTCCTGCTCCTTCGGAGGAACAGAAAGATCAATGGCAGAGAAGATATTCAGCTGAGGATACGACTCGCGCCAGAAGGGCAGCAGCGTCTTCAAAAAGTCGTGGCGATTCTTACTTGCTCCTAAGAAACAGGCGAAACCCATCCGTGAGTCATTCTGCTCATTGGTCGCCACGCCCTCAACTGACCAGAAGCCGCCCGATGCCCACGGAATTGTCAGAGTCTGTCCATCGGTGACAAAGGGGCAGGATGCAACGAACCGCTTTCTGGCCTCATTGTTCTTGAAAATGACCCAGTCAAAATACTGGAGATAGGCATCATACGCAGTCGGCACATACCACTCAGGATTGACAACCAGCATGTTCGTCCGACCCCAGCTCTGCCACACGTGATGAGGCTGCTCGAGGTGGATAATACAGTCAGCCTTCTGCGGAGGCTCCAGGGGATCACAGTGCTGTAGAGTATATACGCCAAACTTGCGCAGGGCCGCCTCTATGAGCACGGCATCCTTCTTCAGACCATACGGATTACTCCGATTGTAGAGAAGAATTACACTGGTGCTTGCCATCTATTCACAACTATAGATAGGGTGTTTAGGCAGCAATGTCTCTTGTAAAAATATATGATCCTCTTGCCTGGATGGAATCTATGAAAGGGCCTGCTTGGGAAAACATACTTATAAAGGAAAATCTACACTTTGATACAGCAATTCAAGCACTTGGATCTATTGATCCTATTTTAAAGAAGTTTACTGTTAAAACAAAGATGCTGGAAAATGTCTTTGAGTGCAATAGCATTCGCTTAACACCCTATGGCCATGATTACAAATGGTCCTTTTCTGGTGAGAAAACGGTCAGAGAAGCAGCCACTGTCTATAGCGAAGGAATCAAGGCATGGGCAGTTGAAGGAGCGAAAACAGGGAAAGAAACCTATACCATCACCTGCTATTCAAAGGATCTCATCTTGTGGTCATCTGGAAAGCCAATCGGTCCTTTCTTAGTTGTTTCAAATAATCTCTGTTATGTTCTGGAAACTACCTCTGAGCTCCGCTATGGAAGACTTGTCTGTATAGATGCAGACACAGGCAAGGGGCGCAAAGTTATTTTCATAGAGCCTTCTAGGAGCAATAACTTGTCTCTTGTTCGCGGTGAAAATGGGTGTGTATTCTTAGTCTCAAATAATTCTGGAAAGCAGGCCCTGTATCACGTGGATGGAACAAAGGTAGAACGGCTTGGATCCGATGGTGTATCGTTCTTTCCTGTCGGCTACGTGTCAACAACGACAAGGGAGCCAAATTTCTTCATGCGTAAAGCTGATCTTAGAGCATATTGGACTCCTGTCGGCCGAGCTCTTCGCGCATATATGCTTCCCAAGGCTCTTTTACAGCACGGTATTGAATATTTCTCCTTCGGGGTTGGTGTTCTTATTGTATCGGCTGCTGGATATCGCACCTTTTATGGATGTCACCCGTCTACAGCGCCAACAAAGATACATGAGGTTCTTGCCTCCATTCAAGTAGAGCCCTGGCCTCAGGGAGATCATCTGACTGTTGCAGTCAAGGCACCTGGAGCTGAGCCGTCCGTGTATACAATAGAAAAGGGAGAGCTCAAAAAGAAAGAGGGGGCTGTCTATGCTCGCGCATCCCATCATGAAACGATGGCCGCAGATGGAATGCCTGTGCCTTATGTTATTGTAAAAGGAAAAGGGCGCACTAAAGGCCTGTTTGTGTATGTCTATGGCTCCTATGGCATCTCCACACCTCTCTCTACGGAAAGATGGAAGCCGTATCTGGATGACGGATGGGCCGTCGTCTTTGCACTCGTCCGAGGCAGTGGTGATTTTGGAGATGCGTGGGCGGAGGCGGCTCGGCGATCCAATAAGCATAAGACGGTGATTGATACGGAGGCTGTGATCTATGCAGCACAGGCATTTTCAGGGATAAGTTGGAGGCAAACGTGCCTCTACGGTCGCTCCGCTGGAGGGTATACGGTAGGCTCTCTTGTCTCCAAATATGGGCGAGGAGGGCTCATTGGCGCCGCATACATGGAAGTTCCCTACGTAGATGGTCTACGGACAATGACAAATCCCAAGCTCCCTTTGACTGTTCTTGAATATGATGAATTTGGGAATCCGGCGGATCGGATCGAGGATCTGGCCTCGGTCCTTCAAGTATCTCCGGTTGATTCTCTACCCGCTGAAGGCGCGCCAGCCGTTTTTGTTTTGAATCGGACTTCGCTCAATGATCGTGAGGTTCTTCCGTATGAAAGTGTAAAATGGATTACGCGCTTACGCGGATTTCCCGATCAGACCATGGGTGCAGAAGAAAAGTATCTGGCGATCACGTCTGGCCATGGCCATTTTGTGAAGGGATCTCTGGACGATCAGCAACGGGCTGAAGATTTTCTTCTTTTGAATGCCTGGCTTTTTAATTCTTTAGTCTAAATATAGAAAATGACTTGCAATTCTACCACTGGAATGAATGAGATGGGTAATCCGTGCACCGCGGGCGGCAAGCGCCGCTCTAGCCGCAAGGCGGGCCGCAAGAACACGCTGCGCAAGGCGACGGGCGGCAAGCGCCGCGCCGCGCGCAAGGTGACCCGCAAGGGCCGCAAGGGCACGCGCAAGAGTCGCTCCAGCCGCCGTTAAAGAGGCAACTTAATCAGCAAATCCATATCCACCACGCTCAACTGTAATGCCGAGCAGTTTGCGTAGATAGAGTTTGCGATGCTGGGAGTGCATTCCATTTTTCAAGACACCATCGCGGTGCTTCTTGGTTCCGTATCCTTTACAGGATAAGATATCATACTTTTCGGAAAGGCTGATATCTTCTGCACACAGAGTCTTTACAATGTCATCATGGTTCTCCTTAGCAAGAATGGAGGCGGCTGCGACCGCAATGTATTTGTTATCCGCCTCAGGCTCAATCACCATCTCGGCGCCCTCAACCTCAATGGAGAGAATTCCATCAATCACAATGCGCTCAGGCTTCTTATTCAGGGCACGAAGAGCACGATGAAACGCCAGCTTATTGGCCGCCGTTGCGCCCAGATCATCAATCTCTTTCGCTTCAACGCGACCGACCGCGTAGGAAACGGCAAAGGACTCAATGGCCTTGCGTAGAATGGCTCTCTTCTTTGGAGACACCTTCTTGCTATCCTTGATCTGTCCAGAAATCGTTCGCACTTCCTCTGACCACGTGTTTTCAGGTGGCCAGATAACGGCGGAAGCAATCAACGGTCCCCAGAGGCATCCTCTTCCGGCTTCGTCGATACCTGCCTCTAGTTTACTGTCAGATGTAGAATATCGTGACTTTAGCATGCTTTTATAGGCTAACTAGTAGGTTTCAAATTTCAGCCATTATTTTTTACAATCTAAACTTTAATATTTCTCTTTTTCTTAGATTTATAGAGTCCATGTATTTTATATTTACGCTTTGTTTTATTTTGTATAGGTATAGTTGTTCTCTTAAAATAGCCAGCACCCTTAATATTATTTTTAGAATTATATCTATCAATCAATGTTAGGTGTCTTATAAAATTAGAAGGATTCAGAGTTAAATATTGTTTTTCATTTTTACAAATATCTGGCAATATAATACATATTGATTCTATATCGGGTTTTTTACTATCATTAATATATAAAAATGATAATTTTGATATACTATCTACATTATTAAGTAATAACTCAATTGTCTCTAATGATAATTCAATTATTTTTGGCCTACAATCTCCTTCGCCAAAACTTATAAATACACTATTATTATTTGTAAGGGTTAGCCCAACAGGAAATACTAATAGATAAGGATTATTATTTGTATTATTTAAAAAATATTTACTAGCATTATTTTCTTCTTGTTGTGCTGCTCTAAAATTAATATAGCTATTAAATATACCATTACCTACTGGTATAAACATATCTGATATTTTTGTTATAATACCATAACGATTAACCTCAAATATAAACATAGTGTATATATAATTATTTTGAACTCGAGTAGTTTCATCTATTTGACTAATAAGTCTTGATATAAAATTATCTTCATTTATTAATATGGAGGTATTAAGTGCAAACTGATAATCAATCTTGCAATGTCCAACAGATATAAAACGATCAGTTGCTATTTTAATAAAATTAGTTGATAATGAGAAATTAAGAACATTTTCATATTTTTTATACTTATAGTAGAATGTATTCTTATCTATATATGAATTAATATATTCTTTCATTTTACGCAAAATGGGTATATCTCCATAATAAATAGTATTCTCATTTGCAGTTTGTAATTTATCGTTTATTACTTCAACATCATAATCTTTATCTAGTAAAGATGGTGTACTTAATATTATATTTATTCCATTTATTCCATAAAAATAAGAACCATTTGGATATATCATATCTTTATGGGTAGGTATCCAGTTTCTTTCGATAAATGTATTCATATATATATTACACAATTCGTGTTTTTTCTCTAATTGTGTATTTATATCATTTATAAGAAGAGGAATATTAATATTATTAGTATTATACTCATGATATATTATTCCAATAAATGTCTTTACTTTAAAATTTTCTGTCGCAGGCACCTTACTTCTTAAACTAAAAGCATTTTTAAGATCTTCAAATGTTGATGAATAATATACATCAATATGTTTATTTATGTTTGCTATTCGAGGCCATCTTTTACCAACTAAATTAAGTTGATCTCTACTTAGATTATCGTAGTTATTTTTTGTATAATAAAATGTTACTCTACTTTTTGTTTCTGATATTGATTCATTTATTACCCTAACATCATGATAGCCATAAGTTTTAAATAATATATCTGTTTCTAATACCTCAAAGGTACTATTAATATAATTAAGAATAGCAATACCTGTTCCCAAAAATCTCTTATTATCTATATTTTTAGCAACCTCGCTATATTCTGTTTTTATTATATTAGTAAGTTTTGTAGGTAAAAAATTAAGTTTGCCATTTTCATATTTTTCTTTTTCCCAAAAATACATAGGGTGAAGAAGTGAATCTGCATCAGTAATAAAAGAGTTTATACCATGATAGTTAATACGATATGTCATCAAATATATATTATTTGATATATGACAAATACAATTATTAAATAGTGAAGAATATTTTATTATACTATTTGTAGTTTTTTCTTTGAGTTTACTATCAAGATTAAATACTTCGCAGTATATGTTTTTCATCTAGTAATATTATATATTTAATACCGGGAAACGCAAACTACTTTATACTAACGTCGTGACTTTAATTTAACGAAGCTTTAGCTTCGTTAGTATTATGCTCTGAAAAATGGATGGATCGCACGACTTTCTTCTTTTCTGGATCTCCTCTTCCGGCTTCATCGACACCTGCCTCTAGTTTACTATCAGACTTGGAATACCGTGAGCTTAGCATGCTTTTATATATATTAATGGCTGTTTCAAATTTCAGCTGTTATTATTAGAGGGATGACTACACTGATCATCGCGTTTCTTTTATTAATACTTGCTCTAACTCTGAACTTCTATGCTCTATCAACAAATGAGGGATTCACATCCAGTATTCTTGGACTCATGGACTCTTCAGGAAATGTAAATGTGCAAGGTGTATTTGTTCCGATGGATGCCTCTGGAAATCGTATGCCGACAGATTCACAGGGAAATGTGATTCACAAAGATGGTTCTGGAAACACCTATGTAATTGATTCTTCTGGAAATGTGATCTATACAAATTCGGTAGGTGTGCCTCTTAATAATATGTCAACTACACTTGGTGATTTGATCACAATGATCTTTCCGTATATTCGCATGAATCCGAATGGCACTACGAATACGAGACAGGTGATTGCAGTTGCTAATACAAATGATATTCTTGCCCCCTACATGTTAAAGCAGGATGCTCTCATGAATAGGGCCTTGACACCGATTGCTGGAGAGGTTCTTTCCAATGGATCGCCGATGTTACAGCAAGGAATAGAGTATCGGCGGTAATGTCGTGCCTCAAAGTTAAGGAAGCTTCAGCTTTCTTAACTTGAGCTGCATGACTAATAGGTCAATCAAAGAGTATTGAACCTAAGTAGAGATGAAGAGACTCCTCTTTTTGAGTTTATTTATAATCATAGTTGTAAGCATTCTCTATGTATCATCAACTATGGCAGACGGATTTACAGATTTAATTATACCACAGGGACTGCCTCCTAGAGAGACGATCACAACGGGTGATTACAAGGCATATATGCCATCTTCCACCACGTTGTTATCTCCTCCTCCCGGTGGTGTCGCTTCTGTGAACACACTTCCTTACAAAGACCCTGAACTTGAGAAGGCACCCTATGCCAGACTAAAGAATGTTCTTGAAACTGCGAATGGATTTGTTCAAAATGAGGCGATTCACATGGAAGAGATGAGTGATCCTTCTATTCAGCTTCCCCTAACAACTCTGAAAGCCGATATCCGCCGCCTGAAAGATGAAGTTCTTGTTTTGGAGCGCAATCCTGGTATTGAGTCTACTCTTACACAGGGCGCTGTGGATGGAATGGAGGCGAATTTGGCTTATCTGCAGAAGAAGTGGAGGGCGTCTGCAAACACAGCAGTTGAGGGCTTTGAATCTGGCTCTTCCTCTGCACAGAACCGCTGCACTGCAGCCGAGCTCAATGACCTTCTTGTTAAGATTGGTGTTGAAATCACCAGACTCTCAGCTAGCGCGACTACGGATCCTGTGACAACGCAGAGAATTGCGACACTCACAAATATCAAGTCGGCGGTTCAGGACATTGTGACAAAGGTGAGCTCGGGCCAAATGGCTGCCAAGGATATCCCCATCCTTGAGTCTGACTATCTGGCTTTTCTCCCTGTGCTCGGAACAGACACCGCGCTTCCCTCCTTACTGAAGGCAAATAATCTGCCCCCTTCCCTCTCCAGTCTGTTTACCAGCTACCAAGCGGGCGATATCTCAGGAGCAGGCATAACCCAGTATCTCTTCCAGAATTATGCGGATACATTCTTCAAGGGTCTCTCTTGGGATCTCCAGATGAACTACACAGCGGAGAGGACACAGGCGGTGGCAGAGGCAAAGAAGGGATATGCGGAGGCGGTGGTGAAGGCTCTGGCTCCTTATAGAGGTGAATTTGCTTCTGCTACAATGCCCGATGATACGATGACAGGTATAGTGACAAGCACAAATACAAATGCGAATACAAATACAAATACAAACACAAATACAAATACAAGCACAAATACAAATACAGGAACAAGAAGCACAGGAACACAAATGCAAGACGGTGCCCCAGCTGCCAGACTTGACTGGAAGGACCGCTCATCCCAGATCTGCACTGCTATCCAAAATCGTGGATTAGAGCCCGGTGACTTTGGCTGTCTAACAGATACATCCGCTGTTGGAAAGGGGTTTTCTTGGCGTGGATATGCGAAGATGGTGTGCACTCGTCTCGGCACTGTCTATGATACAAGCACACCTGAGGCATGCGGTTGCCCCCCTCTAACATGGAGTGGATGGCGCTTATAAAATGCTATACCGGTGAGACTTAAAAATAAGGAAGCTCGAAGAGCTTCCTTATTTTTAAGATCCATCACCAAATTAGTCGTTGGACATTTATTTTAAGAAAGCCAAAGCTTCCTTAAAATAAAGTCACGACGTTATAGAGATGCGCCTAACGCCTATTCAAATGGCAGCTATATTTTTAGTTGGCATACTTGTCGGCTATAGCTTAACACTTCTTACGGCCAAACCAGAGGGATTCCAAGATCAGGTGCCTGCCACCCCGCAGTGCACCCAGTGCGGATCCACTGCCCCTTGCTCAGATCACCCGCAGGATAGAGGCCAGTGCCCTCTCTGCCCGCCTTATCCTGATATGAGCAAGTATGTTCTGAAATCAAGCATTCCTCCGTGCCCCGCACTCCCCGACATGAGCCAGTATATGCTGAAGACGGAGTGCCCGCCTGTGCCTGATCTGAGCCAATATGTGCTCAAGTCAAGCATTCCTAAGTCACAGCCGATCATCGTGGACAGCAGCGCATGTAAAGGACAGTGTGGTGAGTGCCCCGCCTGCCCGCGCCCTCGCTGCCCTGATGTGAAGTGCCCTGCACCCACCGTGTGCCCCAAGTGCCCGCCGTGCGAGCGCACACCGTGCCCTGCGCAGACGATAAAGTGCAAGGCTGAGGAGACAGATGCTGGGAATATGTCTTCAGTGCGTCCTTATCTTGCCCCCCTAAATGGCGGCATGTTTGGAGGGTATTAACCTCGTGACTAACTAGTCATCATATAAAACAACATTGTAAAAAGGTGTTGGCCTCAAGAGTGTATGTTGTAGCATAAAGTCCTGATACACGAGACCTGTATCGCGACGTTCTGATATCATCACTGGATTAGCCTGTATTACGCTTTCCACATCCATACCTCTCTTGTATTTGAACGTAGGATGTCCTTTATCAGGAAGAAAGGTGCCATTCCAACAATAATAGTCTACAGAGTCTGTTATCATCCAATCACGCATTTGAAGATCATTCATTTGCATGACTGTTGTAACCTTCAGAAGTTCAAGTAGTTTTACAGCACCCTTATAAGTCACAATATAGGCGTGGAGACAAAAAGAAGGGGACTTTACTATCTTGGTCTGTCTCTTCACTCGCGCATCATCTGGATTCATCTGATTTCCCAGTAATACTACATCAAACTCAGCAGGTGTTTCTGCCCACCAGAGAGGGGCCAGGTCCCGAAATTCTGGATGAGGAAGCGCATCATCTTCAAAAATCAGTAGATAAGGAAGTTTCTCATCTACGATCTTTTGCCATGTAAGAATGTGGCTCAACGTGCAACCGACTTTACCCTTCTGATCTGCAATCTCTAAAGAAAGTCGGTCTTCGAGCTCGTATTTCTTTAAAAGAGAGGTCATGTCATCGTTAAAACCATCCACACCCTTGAACATTGTCAGACCCTGGAATCCTGCCGCTTCCAGCCTCACCTTTGTTATCTCATAACGGTTCTGAAGTCGTGGAAGGCTAACAATCACTCCACCACGGCTCTGTAGTTCCTCAAATGAGAGCATTCTTATTTGATTTAGATATCTTTTCTTAAATAAGAGAGATGGATACCCGTTTTTGGGGCCCTTCAGGCTGGAGCCTTCTCCATTTAATCACATATGCCCCAGATCAAAATCAGAAAGCAGTCTGCAAATTCTTTCACACACTTGCTTATATCCTTCCTTGCAAATACTGTAGATATTCATTTTCTCAATATATGATTGAAGATCCCATTGACAACTCATGTGATACTCCTGAACATTTACAAAAATGGCTCTGGAAGGTTCACAACAAAGTAAACAAGAAGGTTGAAAAGAAAACGCCAGACCCTCCCTTTTCAGATGTGACCAAAATCTACAAGGAGAAGTTAGCCCAGGGATGCTCGCGAACCCATTTTGAGGGATGGGATTTCCTCTTTTCAGTGGCAGAGACCCATCCACTCTCTAGGGCTGGGCGCGGATCGGTTCCCATTAATGATGCTCCTCCGATTGAAGAGTTGACGACTCCTCTTTTGCGAAATAAGTGGAATATGATGGAGCCTGAAGAAAGGATGAAATACTACAATGAATTCTGGGAGTGTCTTCCTAAAGTTCTTCCCTTTACCGAATGGAGAGGTCTCTGGAAACCAGATATAGACACGAGCTCCCGAAAGGAGACGATAGCATCCCTCTGGAAAATTCGCTCTACAATGGAAAAGGAGCTTGAACTTCTTAATAAGACAAACTACAATTCTCTTTGCGAAGTTCTGCGAACGTATAGGAGCGGATGTGGCGCATCAAGTCGCTCAAAGACGTGTAGAAAAAAGAGACGGTAAGTAGGATGGTTAAAGCAGCACACACAAGACTCTTTCTTGATTTAGATGGAGTCTTTTTTGATTTTGAAAAGAGTGCTATTGCTATTTTAGGAGAATCAACAAAACAGGCAGAATTGAAGAAAAGAGAGATTTGGCATGAACTAATGGATCATAAACCAAGTTTCTTTGCAAATCTAGAGTTAATGCCTGGGGCCGATGCGCTTTGGCTTGAGATTCGTGAGTTCCTTGAGAGATCGGGTCAGAATACTCCTATCTTTTTAACAGGATGCCCCAGATATAAGAGGGAAGAGGCCGAAATGGGAAAAGAGGCCTGTGTTAAGAAGTATTTTATTAAGGGTGAGGTTCATAAGATTTCTGTAAAAGAGGATGCTACTATTGATGATGCTATGGTGTATCAAGAGAGACTAAATGAACTCTTAAAAACTGTAGGACCTAATGATGCCATTCTGATTCTGTGTAGGCCTGATCAGAAGAATTTTTTCAGCCTCACTCTTCCTATTCCCATTTTATTGGATGATCGTGATAAGGCCGGTCCTCTCTGGACACAGCATCCTGCGAGCCTTTTTATTCACCATACATCAGAGCCGGCTGCAAATAACAATAATTCGGTGCGTGCATCTCTTTCCGAAAAAGCGGTTGATAGAAGCATTGAAAGGTTAAGAGAGATGAAAGGTGGAAATAGGCGCATCACGCATAGAAAAAGGAGGACGTAATATAGTTAATGGTCTTTGACGTTTTTCAAGATGGACTAAAAAGGGGCGCTGAGAGACTGCCTTTCGCGCCCCACAAGCGCTACTTCTATGTTGAACATCCCGAGGAGGGCTGGCGTGTCTATCTGCGCGCCTGCACGTTCATCCATGAACAGGGCGCACCCTTTGATCCTCGTCGTTTTATTGTTGTAAAGACAACGGGCGGTGATCCGACGAAAAAAGAGTGGGAGCCTCCCAAGGGACAGATGGAGGGAAAGGATACGGATCCCAAGAAGAGTATTTATGATAATCTTGTTGAAAATGTTCATCGCGAAGTAGAAGAGGAGTCTAAGATCACTAAGCTTGTGAAGCTGAAGCACACGGGTCTTGTCTTTCAGAAAAGAGAGAATGATTATCCTCCCAATACATACTTCCAGTATCACATCTTTCAGGCCTTCACGCCGGTTTCTCAATTAAAAAAGGCTGCGGCTGAGTTCGAGTGGATTCAGGGGCACATGGAGGAGTTCATGAAGATTAAGAAGGATAAGAGAGAAAAAGATGCCATCGCCTGGTATTCTAGTCATACGAAGCTTATGGGGCGCTGGTCACCGAAGATTGTTCCTATGTATTTGAGATTGTTTTCTTAACATTGCGACCTTTGGTCCAAGTTATTTAATCGGCCTCCTGGATCTCATCCTCTACATCAACAGCGTTCCAAGCATTGTAACTCGTAACAATGTTCGGATTCTCCTTATCGAACGACCAGCTACGCAGGGTCACATTCAGCATTGACTGAATGTTACGCCGCAGAGAGTCGCTCCCCAGCTCACTCGTCTTAAGAAGAAGGCAAGGAAAGAAGGGAAAGCTGAGCTGAACAAAGACAAATGGATCCTGGTCGCTGTAGAGAGTATCGAAGAGAGACCCGAAATACTGGAACAGGTTATTCTCAGAGATGGTCGTCGTGCTCTCTAGGTTATTCACCGGATCCTTGTAGGTAAGATCGTAGTAACCGAGAGCAAAGGTCTTCTTCACCGTAAGAGTATCATCCTGCAGCTTGCTGTCCTTGTTGCGGATGAGGCGGATCTGGAAGGTGGTAGAGACAGTCATTTTTACTGGCTGCTTCCCTGCCGAGCCGCGGCGTCAAATTTTAACCGGTGTTCAAATCGCCTCGATTTTCGCCGCAATAATAGGCGTAGAAAGATAGCGATTTAGATTTGCCTTCTGCTCAGCCTTATAGTCAAACTCACATGCATGTTCTTGTTCATACCTGTGAGTTGGGCAAAAGTATTTCTTACACTTGCACTGAATGCTTGTAAGTGTCAGCTTCTTCTTACAGCCTTCCTTCTGACACTTAGATGGGGGCTCCATGCCTAGTCCAGTAGCTTAGTGTCATCAAATTTGTTTGCGGCTTTAGCCTGCGGCTTTAGCCTGCGGCTTTAGCCTGCGGCTTTAGCCTGCGGCTTTAGCCTGCGGCTTTAGCCTGCGGCTTTAGCCTGCGGCGTCAGCGTCAAGCAAAAGCCTCCTTCTTTCCTGTCGCATATTCAACACCCTCTCTATAGATAACCTCGCAATCTGTGTAATAGGCCGTCAGAAGATCTCTTGTAAGGGTGGCAATTTTCTCGACCGCATCCATTCCTCCTGCTTGGACGCTCGGCTGAATCAGGATAGGGTCATTACTTGAGAGAACAAAGAGTCGCTTTAGAATATTCATCACATTGTATGTGTGCTGTAACTGTCTGCTCAAGAGTCGGCCAGCATAGGAACGGAGCTGTCGAATCACTTGGAGATCCGTTGTATACATAACCCCTCTCGTCTTTGCACAAAGAGTTGTGGGTATCTTATCCACAATTCCCTCAATCACTTTTTTGATATCTTGCGCGCTTTCAATTGGTTTAATCTCAGCATCTTCACTAAAAACACTGCGTATTTCCTGGAGAAATGCTCTGTATTTAGGCTCCACCTCCTCTGACACACTTGGAACATTGTTTCTGAGCATGGAATAAAAAAGAAGATTGAGTGTGAGGATTCCTTTTGAACTTGTGATCGGCTTATCCGCACCAGGCAGATTTCGTCCCAGCAACTTGAATCCAGAATTGCAGATCTGTGTCTTAGCTTTCCTATTATCACCATAGAGACTCTCTGGAGAAAGGAGCTGCATGGCTCTAGCAACGCAATACGCCTTGATGGGGGGCTTGGAGCTGAGAGAAGAGAGAATATCTGGAAGTTTGAAGTCGGGTAAAACATCTGTAGGAATACCCTTTCTCTTTTCAACATCACTCTCCTTTCCAAGAATCTTTCTCATTATATTTCGAAGATACTGTGGAATTGTCTGATTCATATATTTGGGGTCAGCACCCACTGAACTAGTAAAGGTTACAGCAGGTATCTCTCGTATGTTAAGCTCTATACCTGTTATCTTAACAGGAGAAAGGCTAATATCATATTTACTCTCTTCTGGCCTTTTATCTAGGCGCATATTAAGTCTAGCGCGCACTTCAACACTTTTACCGTCATCCTTTTTTCCCTTAAAAGAGATATATAGATTTGAACCATCTAAGTTTAGATAGATTCCTGTTGCATCTCTACCATCATAAAACTGGAAATAAGTTGAATCTGTTTTAATCAAATATCTGTTTAGAATCTCATAATTGGGGTCTCTTATATACATACGCGCACTTGGTTGTTGATATCTAGGATAAACAGGTTCTTGATATCTGCGGGATTCTTCATATCCACGGAAGTCAAACCCCGCTCTTCCAGCGCCAGTAAACAACCCCCGAGTCAGTGGTTGCTTAGGCTTAAAAAAAGGGACGGCAAGAACATCGGTAGGGTTTACCTTTTGTCCTATTCCTATTTCTCTCTTATCAAGATCCGAATTGTATCTGGGAATCTCCATATCCATCACAGATAAACTTAGGGCCGCGAAGATTTGGAGGATGCGGATAAAAAAATAGGCAATTTCTAGACAATTCCCTTTTTGCTCTTTATAAAACTCGTCAGGGAGTTTCTGGATTGTATCCAAGCGCTGAAAATAGAACTTTCCATCTTCCCCTTTCAGAGGGTGTAGATTGATCTCCTTGAAAAAATTCTCCATTGTCTTTGCAGTGAAAAGGGCATATTTTCGGCATTCAGTTGGAGAAGCAAGTGAATACATGTCCAGAATGTTTGTGTTTGCTAACATGAATCTCATGATTTTGTCAAGCACATTCGATGTTTTTATAGATTCGGCAGAGAGTGTTTCTCTGGATGGAAAAGAGTATCCTGATCCCATTCTTACTTATAGGTGAGACTAAAATTAAGGAAGCAATTTATTAGTCGGTCACCGGTCAAAGGAACGGTTTTAGTTTCTCAGCTGCCGCCTCCAGCTTTCGCAAGCATTTCACTAGAGTTCCTTCACTTACTCCACAGACACTTGCAATGCGCTCATTCGTGATCTCCTCATGACCAAGACGAGGAAGCACAAAGGCGAGAACACCTGCCGCTAGAGAAGGGGGCATATTCTCAGGGCAGAGCTCCTGTTCTTCTGCAGCGACGGACACCTTTTTGGCCGTCTCCTGAATCTTGAGAAAGGCTGCGCGAGAGATAGGAAGACGACTGAGTGGATGCGCGATATAGTCGGAAGCTCTTGTGCTGGAGAGGGATGCTGGAACCGCCTGTTCCGCAAGTAGACCCCTCTGATTGGCCATACTCAGCACCTCCTGGAAATACTTGAAGGCCTTTGTGAATTGCGTGCTGCTCAGATGAAACATCTCGGCAATTTCTAAGGGCTTGCGCGGTTGCCCCACCATTTTAAGTGCTGAATAGATACAGGAGGCAACTACACAGGTGCGCGACATGCCGCGCCGATCACAGTGCTCCACCAGACGAATATAGAGATCCTTTGCAAGATCAATGGAGCGGCCATCGAGGCCATTGTTCGTGGCAGCAATGGCGAGCTGTTCAAAGACCTGGAGCAGAGCACGTTCCTTGTATGGCAGAAGGTTCCACGTATGATAACGTCGAACTCGCGCCATTGCGATACGATTAGATGCGTTTCCTCCACTTGCCTTTGTCAGAATCATTGTGCCCAGAGTTGAACTGGGAAATCTGGAATCGCTCGGTGCGCCCACGCGGCACGGATCCACCGAACTTCTGTCTTCGGAGCCAAAGAAGCGGAACTCGGCGCCAGCATCCAGAGGACGCTCCAGCACTTCCCCACATCCTTTGCAAATACAGAGCTCCTCCGCCTCAATTTCCTCTGAGCCGCACTCGGGACACTTAGCGCCTTCAATGCTTTTACTCGGAGCCTCCTCTTCATACCATTTTTCGTCCTTTGCCTTTTGCTCCTTTATTCCTGGAAAGAGGCTTTCCATTTTGATAGCCTGGATCGGGATGCGTGCCTCTTCAAATTTAGGCCACGCCCTTTTCTGTATGTCATTCTCCCACCCCTCTTATTAGTTGACGATACTAATCTATTACGAGTATTTATTCTTCGCAGATTACTAACGGCATTGGTGAGCGGTGGGTCACACTTACTACTCTCATATGGATTAGATGCTAGGCCGCGCAATGCTGCTGCAACAAATGCATGTAAAATACTATAGGCTTCATCGGGTTTTCCTCTTCTAAAAAGGCTACGAACTTCTGAAGAACTTGTTTCTTCTCTAAAATCGGGTGGTATTTCAATCGTAATAATATCTTCAATTCTTTTATTATCTTTTACATCTGCTGAAAATCCTCCGTTCCCGCGTGGAAACATGAGTAAAGGATATGTATCTAAAATATAAGGCTTTGACCACTTACGCCTTAAAATTTGTTCAATATTATCTTGACCTTGTGCAAGATATAGTTTAATTATTTTTCCAGGATTTTCACTTTCTAAGCGGGTTTTAAGAAAAGTTAAACTATCTGCAGTTATTACAGGAGTAGCATTATTCATTTCATATTGATTTAATATGAATGAAACACCTTCTGACGCCTTTGATTGGATTGCTTCTATAAATGCTGCCATAAGTGCGCGTCTATTGTCGAGTGATATACATTCAATTGAACGTTTTTTATATCCTTGAGAAACAGGTGTAATATAAATATATACCTGTTTTCCTTTACTTAGTTCTTTTAATTTAGCTCCAATTGCAACTATTACATCTACATGAGCATTTGTTGGAGGAGAAAAGGAACCTCCCACCCAAGCTGCTAGAACCTCTTCTGACATCTACCATCTAATCTTATTTTTAAGGAAGCTCGGAGAGCTTCCTTAAAAATAAGATATGACGGCTTATTAGTCGTTGGACATTTATTTTAAGGAAGCTAAAGCTTCCTTAAAATAAAGTCACGACATTAAATACTCTCAAGAAAAGAAACAAGCTGCCTTGTCTTCGGTTGATAGGCAGCGAGCTTCTTCAGATAAGATAGAACCATCATATTAAAATGGTGAGTGGGCGGATCTATCTTCTCATACCAATGCGTATGAACAGAAAGAAGAGGGGACCGTTCCACCGCAATTCCAGAGGTGTCCATGGAACGGAGAATACCCCATCGTTCTAAAAGAGTAGGTGGTGTCTCTGTTCCTTGCCATAGGCGCCACCAGCCATAATTGTTCTGAACAGGGAATTCGTAAAGGCTGTAACCCTGGGCCAGATCATCCAGACACCCCTGTTCAAAGAAACGGCTTGTTTTACAAAGCTCCTTCCACTTACCAGGGATCTCTGGATTCTTGAACCAGAGAAACCCTGCATTGTAGATACCGAAGCGGGCAGTATCATGGGCACGAATCATGTGAGGGGAGAGGGCTAGATCTATACCATGAGGAATTTCAGGTAGGGGTCCCAGGTGACAAATGTCTGCGTCGCAGAAAAGGACGCCGTTTGGTTCCTCGGACAAGGCCCATTCCATCAAGTCTGTCTTTTCCGCGGTGAAATCTGCAAAGAGTGTCTTGAAATGGGTTCCAGGGCGAGACTCCATCTGCTTTCGGTTCAGGGTTGCATAGGGATTCAGCTTGTCCTCCTTCATCACGATGCGACCAGGATACGGGATCTTCTTGATCAAGGGTGCCGTCTTTGTATCGGTAAAAAGGTAGACAGTAGGCGGCACCTTATTCCAAAGTTCTAAAGTAAAAAATAGCACTTTCAGATCATCAATTGCGTGTTCATTTGCTAAACTCGCAATTGCTGTTATCATTCTTCTTAGAAAAGGGGGGGTTACCTTAGACGCCTAACGTGATAACTAAATTAGTCGTAGGACATTTATTTTAACGAAGCTTTTTAGCTTCATTAAAATAAAGTCACGACGGTAGTTTGTTTCTTATTAAGAAGCTAATAATTTGTCCGACACTACACACCCAGACAATGCGCCTTCTTTCTTCATTTTATCAACACTTGTTTTAGAAATCTTCTCATAGAAGCTATCTTTAAGAACATTTATTTTCCTACCAAATACGTCTTTACGCGAATCACTTACAAATTTTCTATACCATTTTCTATTTTTAGCAGTGCTTCCTTTAGCAAAAGAAGGATTTAGAACGGCACTAGGAAGCTTTTTACCTTTTTCAAAAAATGTATCTTTACAATCTTTATTACAATAGGCAGGGATACAAACTTTAAGTATATTCTTACGCGTTTGATATTTAGGTTTAACTTTTAGAAGTTTAGATATATCCCTCGTAGTTTTATCCCTCTTCTTTCTAAAAACAGTTAGACAGTAATTGTTGATACACTGATCCATCTACTGTATACACTTATTTTTAAGGAAGCTCGAAGAGCTTCCTTAAAAATAAGGTATGATGGATTATTAGTCGTTTGACATTTAATTTAACGAAGCTAAAGTTTCGTTGTTACATAAGCGCCTTGAAGACGTAGAAAGAAGACGCCGCGCCAAGGAGCTGAGAGGCCGTATAGCCGGCAAACTCCGCATTGCTCAGGCTGCCCTTGAGGAAAAAGGCGAGGCTGACCGCAGGATTCACGTGACCGCCACTCACCTTGCTCAGAAGCCAGATGATAAAGGCGAGGGTAAGACCAATGAAAAGAGGATTTCCCGTCACAAGGATGCTCAGGGTAAAAAGGAAGGTTCCAAGGAACTCGGCCAGAAGAGTGAGGTAGTCGAACATTTCTATTATGACGTTATTAAATTTGAAGCTGCGCAGTTTGCAGTAGCAAGTATAAATGGCACTCCGTCGCATTGCAAAAGAGATCACTGATCTGAAAAATGATCCACCCACAAGCTGTAGCGCAGGACCTGCGGCCTCAGATCCATATCAATGGGAGGCGATGATTATAGGTCCGGAGGACAGTCCGTATACAGGAGGCGTCTTCAAGCTTACTGTCCAGTTCCCGGTGGATTATCCATTCAAGCCTCCCCATATCCAGTTCAAGACGAAAATTTATCATCCAAATATCAATGCGTCAGGGATGATTTGCTTGGATATCTTGAAGACACAATGGTCTCCTGCTCTTACAGTGAGCAAGGTGCTTCTCAGTATCTGTAGTTTGCTCACCGATCCCAATCCGAAGGATCCTCTTGTCCCAGAGATTGCTCATATGTATATTGAGGATCGCGCCTCCTATGATGCAGAGGCGCGTAAGTGGACAAGGTTGTATGCCAGCAGCTCTTAGAGAAACTAGTATCTTACTGTCGTGACTTTTAATTAAGGAAGCTTTAGCTTCCTTAATTAAAATGTCCTACGACGTATATGGTGGCCGGCCTTAAAATTAAGGAAGCTCGTTGAGCTTCCTTAATTTTAAGCGCCACTGATAATAGGATGAAGTCGTTTTATACAGTGGCCTTTACAGGACTAGGCCTCTTAGTTGTAGTCTGTATTTTACAATGTATACAATACTACAATTCTCTTTTTTATGTGAGAGGGCGTCTAGAAACAAAGGAGCCGTTTAAGAATGAAAAGGAGACAACGGGAATAACGGAAGCATCGGGCTCCATGGGGCCCGCAGATGCCGATCTGGAGACAGGTAAGAAGCCGTATCACCTTCTCCGTGGTGTTCTCCCCGACGCCGACAAGGATACTACATCAGGAATGAGCGCTGAGGGTTGCTATGCGGCCGATTTTCAGAAGAGATACCAGCCTGTTGCCTCTTATCTGCAACGCACCAACAACTATAAGAGAGCTGCGCCTGACAGCTGCACAGCCCCCATGACAGAGCTGGTCAACTCCTTTTACAAGGTGGATCCGTTGGCCTAATTTTATATCTTTATATAGAATATAAATGCCTCAATACATGATTGTTAATGCAAGAGGTCATGAGGATATGGAGAAGCGAGTGAATAAATATTTAGAGAAGGGATGGCAATTACAAGGTGGTATTAGTGTTACACTTCATCATTCTCACACCACTACAATGCAAATAAATGAAAGGGGAATCCAAGAAACACTAACCGGGCCCGGGACTGGCAAGCTCCAGGCTACTGGAGCATTTTTATATACTCAAGCGGTATTTTGGCCAGATGACTCCCCCCCTCCACAGGATCCAGGGGGTAATGCACAGGGTGGCGGTCGCCGCAAGACCCGGCGCAACCATTAACTTCGTGACTTAATTTTACTTATTACGTTAAGAAGGGGGCGTTCGTTGAAGAGGCGTATCCTGAATCTTGCACACCTTAGCTCTCCCACTCGGCGCTGGAATCTTGAATGTTCCCGCCTTGGCCTCAGCCACATCCTTCCAGAATTGTTCGCGAAGACTCGCGGTTTGTTGAAACCACTGGTTATCGCGCTGGACCGTTACGGTATGATAGGAGGCAACGTGCCACGGGATGGTCTCTTCAAGAGTCCATCCCTCCTTTTCAGTTTCCGTATACGAATAGGTATACTCTTCATCCTTCTTGAAAAGGCGCAGGGTTCCAGAGGCAACGGGAGTTTTAGTCGGCGGCTCGTATCCCTTGCGCGCCTGTGCAGATTCAAGCTTCACTTCCAGATACTCGCATTCATCCAGGCCTGTCACCTCCATTTGAATCTGCATCTGGCACCAATACCCAAAAGGAATTGCGCCACCAATCTCTCTTGAAATAGGACACTTAATCTCCACCAGGCGGCCAAGTCTTTCACCCCCTTCAACAATAATACCGTCAGGACTTGCGGCCAAATTTGTGTCTGTGGGGTGCGTAATGCGCCCGCACTCGGCAATCTTTACTAACCATGAGGACTCAAAGACCGACTTGACAACCGGTTCAAAGCGGATACCCCAATCAAACGGCGACATCTCTGCAGTGGGACATGCTAAACGACTCGTGGTTCTCGGAACAGGAGGGAGAGACTTTGTGATCACGAGACTCGCATAGGCTCGCTCAGATGCATAGAGGGTCTCAAACTCGCTCGCCGTCAGAACCTGCTGGCCCTGGAGATACCATTCAGGGGTGCGCTGGGGAATCTGCGGCCTTGAAAGGCTTGCCTTGACTTTAGCCTTCTTCTCATCAACGGAGAGGGCCTGCCAGACCTGATTCACAGCCCTCTCCATAAATCTCTCAGCCCCGTAAATGAAGATTTCCTGAATCCTTTTAATTGACTTCATATCCTTGTGAGAAAGCTCGCAGTCTTCTGCCAAGAGTTCATTTACCTCTTGAAGATCCTCCTTCCATTGCGCCTGCAATGTTGGATGATGAACAAACGGGCTGACTGCCGCTTGACTTTCTAAAAGGTGGGCTACTGGAGCAAACATATTTTGAAATTGTCCTAACATGTTTGCACCGTCAACTTTACTATGTAAAGGAGAGAAAGACTTAGGTCGGTGGTCCGACCTTTAGCGCGCGTCAGGTCGGTGGTCCGACCTTTAGCGCGCGTCAGGTCGGTGGTCCGACCTTTAGCGCGCGTCAGATCGGTGGTCCGACCTTTAGCGCGCGTCAGGTCGGTGGTCCGACCTTTAGCGCGCGTCAGGTCGGTGGTCCGACCTTTAGCGCGCGTCAGGTCGGTGGTCCGACCTTTAGCGCGCGTCAGATCGGTGGTCCGACCTTTAGCGCGCCCTTGGCACGCGTCAAGCCTGCTGCTCAGCCTCCGCCTCAACAGGAGCAGCAGCGCCAGCCTTCTTCCTAAATGTAACAGCATTTCTCTTCTCCACCAACTGAAACAGAACATTACCTTCCGCATTTTGATGCATAACAAGATTCTTAATTTCCGTGATCTTCTCAGTCTCCGTATCATATAAAACAGTTGTCTTTGAGTTCAGAATTTTCTTATCAAGCGCCTTCATCAAAAGTGCAAAGAGAGCATCCGTCTCTGCCTGCTTTAGCTGTCGCTTCTCCATCATGTCCTGACAGAACTGGCGCAACCGATTAATCCGCAGACCCCTCTCTAGACGATGCCACGGCTTCTTGTATGCTGTCGTAGCCTCCGAGTCAAGAAGACGCTGAAGATTCTCATTTACAGCATAATCAACACGAACCCTAGCACCGCTCAGGTCAGTATTTGCCCCCCTCCGTAAAGTTTTATTTCTTGTGGGGAAGGGGTTAGGATTCATATAGATAGATAAGGTGCTATCTTCTTAGACCATGCAATCTACTAATAAAGTATAGGGGCTGTGTCCTGATAGGGTAGGATACAGGCTATACTGCTTATTAACATTCAGAAGATCAGTATCCTTTTCTCCCATCCAGATAAATGTCTTCCAAACTTCCAGTCCTTCCGTCTCCTCCTCGTGAAATGAATAGAAGGCTTCACCTTGTAGCTCCTCTTTGATAACATTCACAAAAGCTATACTGTCTTTTTGTCTAATAGAAGAAAAAGGGATATCATTCTCTTTACAAAAGGCCGCAGGATCATCAGCTCTTAGAAGAGCTGTGCCCCCTTTTGCTAGAAAAATCTGGATAACAGAATGAGACTTCTTTTTGATGTGAATAAATGGAAGTATAAACATACCCTCTACTAATTAGGTATGAACGAGCCATTCCTTTACGCTGGTGAGCCAAGAATCCCTCCCCCTTCTATGCAATTACGCGCAAGAAAAGAGACCTCTACACGTGACACAGTAAATGCCCGGTTTTTTGAGCAATGGCAGACAGATGGACCGTCGCTCACCCATGATCGTCATGATGAAAAGGGGGCTAGAGTCTTACTTGATATGAATCCGATCAATTCAAGAACAACAGTCAATGACTACAGACAAAGCCAGCCCTTTATTGCCAATGGACCGCAAATGGGAATGAATCCTTATTTTGATCGATATGATCCAGCCAATGATCCGCGAAATGCTGTGCGAGAGCTGAGGAGTGTTGTGCATGAAGATAAGGGAGGTGAGAAAGAAACGAAACGCATTCTCGAGCGAGGTTTTACAAGCCGTTGGATTCCCGAAGGATACGTGGAGTCCAATAATATGAATAGTTTACTCTCCTATGAACTGCTTCGGCCGAGAACAGATGATATTACGAAGGATTATAGAAGGCCTACCGGTGGCGCTCAAAATTAAGGAAGCTCAGAGAGCTTCCTTAATTGTGAGGCCTGCCACCATATACGTCGTAAGTGCCGGCCAAGGCCGTCCCTTAGGGTAGGACATTTATTTTAAGGAAGCCAAAGCTTCCTTAAAATAAAGTCACGACGCTAATCGAACCTAACCTCAACAGCCATCTCATGCTTCTGCATAATCTTCACAGTTGAGATTTCCTTGTTGACTATCCTTCTGCGTGTGGAGCTCTTGGTAGAGGAGGTCTGTGCAGAGAGGACTGTGCTTCCACTCTGAGTGCTTGACGCCGTGCTTGATGCCTGTGACTTCTTCTCCTTCTGCATAGTGCGCATGAATTCATTCATCTCCTTTTCAATTTCGTGCATGTGAGAACGGATATGGTCAAGAATACCCTTTTCAATGGCCCAGCGGAAGAAATTGAGCTTTCCGACGGTTGTAAGAAAAGGGACGACAGTGCCAATCTGAAAAAGAATGCGCTCACGGCGGCAGAACGGATCAAATAACTTTTTACTATAAGCCTTTAATTGACTCTTATAGTTAAGATAAACTAGAAACTCCTGATTGTTCAAAATATAGGATGTGCTGTGCGCCTTGGCATAATTCGTTACGAACCAGTCAATGAGACGGAGGCTAATGACAGAGGTTCCCTGGAGAATCTGGAGAATCTCATCAATATCTTCTCTATCATTGTAGAAGCGCTGTAAAGATGCCACGATGAGTTCCTGTTTACAATGTATCTTACGGCGACGAGTTTGCGGGTCAGGATCAATCTGCGTGGCGTCTGTCATTATCTGATGGAAGAGGGTGGGACTTCTTAGGCCGATTATTAGTCATTGGATATTTATTTTAAAGAAGCTAAAGCTTCTTTAAAATAAAGTCATGACGTAACCTGTGGCCGTATTTTTTTATGAGTTGGCAACAGGATGAGCGCACCGCAAGGACATAATCCAGAGGTGAGTGTGTTTTCAGGAGGAACAGAAACAATTACAAAAGTCATGGGTGGAGGCGGTGCTGCACCGGATGGATATAATGCTGGTGCTACAATGTTTCAGGGTGGCGAGGATATTCCTATTCAAAAGGTGGTTGGTGGTGGCGAAGCAGAAGCAGAAGAACAAGAGGGAGGAGGTCAAGTCACCTTTGCGCCTGGCACGCAACAAACAAATGGAAAAGGTCCAATTATTCCTATAAAGACATCAAAACTCCGCCCAAATATATCTCTTCAGCCTAGCAACCCTTCACCTCCTAAGGCGCCAAAAGCACAAAAGGCACAGAAGCAAACAGTTACAGCACCCCCACCCCCCCTCCATCCTGTGCAAGTGGAAGTCTACAATCCCCTAATCACTCAAGAAGAGATGGCAGAAATACAGGAATATGTTCAAAATGTGGAAGCATCTATTTACACGGGAGAGACAAAGGTAAAACTTCTTGAAATGATTAAGAAATATATCACTGATATGATGAACAAGTGGAAGCGATATGACTCGTCAGATAAAGAACAACTTGCCTCTCTTCCTCTATATGAAATCTGCGAGCCTCTCAATGCAGTCCAACATTCAAAAATTCCAGCCAGCACTCTTGTTGAAGTGTTGCCTTCTTCTGTAAAGAGAATTGCTGTTGTTCCTCCTATCAAGGGAAATGTAACACAATTTCTCCATGTTCTCGAGTTCCTCTATGAAAGTGAACTCTTCAGAGACGATAAGATTCAAGAAGGAAATATAATTGTCTTCATGGGGCCGTTATTTGGAAAGGAAAAGCAGGGTTCTCTTCTATATCTATTTTTGCGTTTCTATGAACTGAATCGTGGTTCTGTCTATGTGATTCGCGAAGAGGGAGATACCATGTGGGAGACAGGATGCGCCTTATATGAGAAACTTTCGGTGCAATATCCTCTTCTAAATTTTCTGAGCACATCCCATCTTATTTTACAAAGGAAGATTGGTAACTACGAAGGTATAATCTTTTCTCATAGCCAGCAGATCTATACAAGCAGAAATGCAAATTTTCCTTCAATCAATAGAATGTTGCTTAAAAAAAGGAGGGCCTTTGCCATTAATTCTTCCACAACAGAGGATACGAGTTTTCAGAAGTATTGTATGGTTATAGGAAGTGGACTGACCAATATAGTTAAAACACAGGGAGCGTGCGAGAATCTTCTTGCAGTCTTAAGTGAAAAAGATCTGAAGAGTCCTTTGCAGGTGGCATCGGGTGAAACCACGTTTTTGTTCAGACTAGGCGAAAAAGAGCAGCCTCCTATCTTATGTAGAACAGTTGACGGCAGACGTCTAGATTTATCACCTTTAGCTGGAGAATTCAAGGGAGCCGAGGACAATTCGCGGTTTTATTCTAATGCGCCTCTGTTCGAGCATGAGATTGATGGGGTTGAGCGAGTATTTCGGATTCCTCTGGAAGGAAATGGTGTAAAGGTAAATTGGTTAGAGGGTCTCTATTCAAATGAAGAGGCTGCATTTCTGAATTATCTGAATTTGACACCAGAACTGTGCGCGGAGATTTTTGGATCGTCTATATGGAAAGAGAAAGTGGGCGAGTTTCTGACAAGTATTGTTGTAACGAAGTGTTTTGAAGATACATCTATTTTGGCAAAAGCATCGTGCGATACGACGCGGCAGTTTTTGAATAAGGTATTTACTCATGGATTTATGAAAGGGAAGGATTTGCCTTCGCCTTTGCCTTCGCCTCTAGGAAAAAAGGAAAAGAAGGCCCCCGAATCAGATCCTGAGACATGGCCTTCTGAAATTACCCCATTCGATCATGTGAACCTAAGCGAAGGAACAGAGCCTACGGTTGAAGGGGGTGAATATTATCTGGATCTTATTGTAATTAATAAAACTACACTCAAAAACCTATTTGGTAGGTTGTATGTGAACAAACCTAAGCTAAATTCGGCTGGATTTGAGCCTGCGGAGGCGTTTGCCACGTTATTGCAGGAGCTTCGCGAGAAATATCCTGGGTTCGCTTTTATTTCTTAAGGTATTTTAAGTATGGCCGTGCGTAAAGTAACCAGAAAGGGGCGCAAGGTAAATAGAAAGACTCGCAAGCCGAGTCGCAAGCTGAGTCGGCGGATGAAGGGTGGTGGGCCTGCCCCTGCCGCGAAGCCTGCCGCAGCCGCGAAGCCTGCCACTCCTGCAGCCGCGAAGCCTACCACTCCTGCAGCCGCGAAGCCTACCACTCCTGCAGCCGCGAAGCCTACCACTCCTGCAGCCGCGAAGCCTGCCGCGAAGCCTGCTGCCGCTGCCGCTGCCGCGAAGCCTGCAACAACTGCAGCTGCGAAGCCTGCGACCACTGCCGCCGCGAAGCCTGCGACCACTGCTACCGCGAAGCCTGCGACCACTGCTGCCGCTGCGCCTAAGACCACATCTGGTCTCACATCTGGCCTTCTAGGTGCTACAGGCGCCGCGGGTGCTACGGCATTAGGAGCGGCTGCCCCTGGTGCGGCTGCCGCTGATCCCGCTGCCGCTGAGGCTGCCGCCGCTGCAACTGGAACTACGGCTCCTACTCCTTCTGGTCCCTCAGGTGTTGTTACATCTAAGGGGGCGAATGGATCAGTTAGAATTGAAAATACCAAAACAGGTCACGCAGTGAATGTTCGGCCTGCAGGACATAGCAATTGTAATGATTTACAAAGACAGCTAATAAGAATATTGGCTGTTACTAAGTAAATTCTTTAATTAAAATCTACTAATTGATATAATCTTATCACTTAATAGAATGCAACGTGGCGGATCTTGGTATAATCCCACAACTTGGGGAAGAGCTGCGCCTATCGCCCAAGTGGCTCCTGCGCCCGTGGCGCCTCCTGCATCCGTGGCGCCTCCTGCGCCCGTGGCGCCTCCTGCGCCCGTGGCGCAAGGCGAAAAGGTTAGACTAGGCCTTTTTGAAACCGCAGAGGAGGGAAAGAACTGGGTTCGCGTTAAAAATAATTTAAAAGTTAAGGACGAGCAGAACTGGAAAAAAAATAATAAGAGTGTTTCAAAAAATCGAGTCTTTGTGAACAAAGAGTTTAGTGAATATAAAAATTTAAATGCATCACTTGCCACTATGCCTTCACTCGTGAAACGGACTTTAAAAAAATCAAAGGGGCGATTTTATGCCAGAGATCCAATCGCTGCCCAAGCTAAATTTAATACATTTGAAAAAGTATATTCTGAATCTCAACTGGCCAATTATACTCGCCGTTATAATGCTAAACACGCAGCTCTGACACGTAACGAGCAAGCAGCGCGGAGGGCTGGTAGGTTTGAAGAAGAGAGGAGAGTAGCACAAGCTGCTTTAGTAAAGCGGCAAGAGAAAGAGGCTAAACAAGCTCTTGCAAATAGGGCGAATGCAGAAAAACAGTCTAGATGGAACACAACGCGGAAACAACTTAACTCACAGATAAAGAGTAATTTAACAAAAATGCAGCTAGATTATGAGGCATATACTGCCGCTTTATTAAGTCAATTAGAAAAAACTTATAAAGACACCAGAAAATATGTAGATGCAAAGGGGAAGGTTGCACTTCAAACAGAGGCAAATGGTATATTAGGATCTGGTAAGCAAGTAATAGCATGGGAGATGAATAAACAGTTAGCCAGACAGAATAGTAATCCTAATCTAATTGATTCACTTGAAAAGGTGCGAACGAGTTTTAGATTTGAATCGACACCTCCTCCCGCTGCTCCTCCCGCTGCTGCTCCTCCCGCTGCTGCTGCTCCTCCCGCTGCGGCTCCGCAGCCTGCACCTGTAAAAAAAGGCAATGCAAACCCTCTTTATACTCATCTGAATCCGGAAAATGCAAGGGCGGCTAAACTTAGAGCAGCGGCTTCTCCCGCTGCTGCTCCTCCACCTATCTCTTCTATGACTAGCGCCATTAATGCATTAAGGAAAGTTAATACTCGTAATAGACTTAACTCATCAGTAAATAGTTCTACTGGTAAACCAAAGGGATTACCTGTCAATCTAAAGGCGAATATAAAGAAGGGTATACCGTTACGTCAGCCCCCCCCTCCCTTAGATAATGCATTTGGATTTAGCAGCCTCTCAAGCCTTAAAGGCTTTTCAGAAAAGGGCAATCTACCAGTTGCGGCCGCGCCTGTGGCCGCGCCTGTGAAGTTACGTCGACTTGCTCCTCCCGCACCTGCTCCTCCCGCTGCTGCTCCTCCCGCGCCTGCTCCTCCTACACCTGCTCCTCCCGCTGCTGCTCCTCCCGCGCCTGCTCCCGCGCCTCGTCTAAATCCCGTTGAATTCGAGAAGGAACTTACTAGTATGGGATTTCCCTTAACTAACTCATCAACAAGTCATTCAGACCCTTTTGCTGGACTCGGCGGAGGTCGCCGCAGCAGAAAGCGCCACAGTCGCAAGGGTAAGGCAACAAAACGCCGTTAGATATAAGTTAAAAACAACCATGCTAACGTCGTGACTTTATTTTAAGGAAGCTTTAGCTTCCTTAAAATAAATGTCCAACGACTAATTTGGTGATGGATCTTAAAAATAAGGAAGCTCTTCGAGCTTCCTTATTTTTAAGTCTCACCGATAAGTAAAATCCTCTTCCTTAGTAGGGATGTCTACGGACCTACAAATAATAAAAACAGGGGCTTTTAGTTCTCTTACAAAGGGAGTTGACTGGGATTTGAAAGAAGCTCTTCCTAAAGCCGAGGCGACGGAAAAGCCATGGTTCGACAGAAAGCAAAGCGTATCTGATCTCAGGCTCAGAGATCCAAAACTCAAAACAAAGTCTTCTTATGTTGATAAAACATTTACAGATTATGATGTTGCTGCCGCGGTCAAAAGTAAATTTGTAAAGGCAGATGGAAACCCAATCGCATCCTTCGGTGATGTTCCCACTAAACTTCTTGAAGGGCGTTTTTACGGCCTCACCCCCCCAGCTGCAGATAAGACATTCGCAAGTTTCAAGGATGGTCTTAAAACAATGAGAAAGGATACATTCACAAAGGCGCTTGCTCTAAAGAAAAAGGGCAATGCCGCAAGCTGGACTTCTTTGCAGAAGAATGTAAATGCAAAGACACAGAGTCAGCTGAATACAATGACAAAGACCTACAAGACAAAGTCACAGGAACTACAGGCCGAACTCGATGAAGTGTTCAGGCGGCAGAAGGAGCAGTTCTTGATTAATAAGCAGCACACTTTACACGGTGCGGCAAGCTCTTTTGGATCTGAGCCTAGATCAATGGCGCCTACTCTTCCTCCTCTGCCAGGAACGGCTCGAGCCAACATTAATCTTGGTGAATACAATAGGGTTGGAAAACAAGTGATTTCCACTTTGAAGACAACATCTAGATCCAGACTTCTGGAAGCTCTTGGGCCGTTTGGAAAATCAAAGAGTGCTGCACCTCTTGCTGCACCTGCAGCCGCACCCAAACCTCTTGTTGCGCAACCTTTGGTAGCTGCGCAACCTTTGGTAGCTGCGCGGCCTTTGGTAGCTGCGCAACCTTTGGTAGCTGCGCAACCTTTGGTAGCTGCGCAACCTGTTGCTGCACCATCGAGTAATTTTTTCAAAGGTTTTGAAAATATATCACCTGAAGCACAGGCAAAAGCTAGCAGGGGTGGTAAAAGACATATTCGTGCCCCGAAGCGGAAAACGAAAAAGTCTAAGAAGTCAAAGGCATCACGCTCTACGCGTAAGGAAGTCAAGTGAACAGAGAAGCACTAAACCACTCCCCACAAAAAGCAACACTTCTGTTTGTGTGGACTGACGTCTCTCATTTTCAAGCTGATCCAGACGCTTGAAAATCTCATCGAACTTTGAAGATAAATGTTCAGAAGGAGCTAGTAACGTTGTAGGATAAGAAGGAGGAGCACGCGGAGCATCGGCCATCGGAGCCTTCAGATACTGAAAAAAGGCAGTCGGCGCACCAGAGGGAGTGAGCGGCTTCCATGCCTCGTCAAGTGACGGTGTAGGAAGGGTAGCCTCATCAGGCATGAGCTTATAAGCAGGGTTGTCACCAATTATATTCGTAAATGATGCAAACCCCTCTTCACTATCGTCATCTTCTGAGGCTCCAAAGTAGCTCGGTGTGATTTGAATAGGAGTCGCGTTGGTCCCGGGAAGATTCTTCGGAAGAGTCGTAACTTGAACCTGGAAGCCCTCCTCGCCACCACTTACGATGCCCGTCTTTGAATTCATAGGAAGAACCTCTTCCTCTACCCTGTTCGCGAACGACGGGCGGTCTGCATCGGGTTCCAGGTAACGAAGAGAAGGATCTTTGCATTTTTTAGCACGTTTTTTCTGTTCTTTTCTGGCCCTCTCCGCCGATTTCATATCCGTGCAGCCAGCACTAATATTGGCTTCTGTAGGGCCTTCCATATCTTTTTTCCAATTTGGGAATACATCCTGTAGGAGACAAAACTCCATCCCACTCTGATGTTTCCATTAGAAAATCATATCGGGAAAAAGAAGATGGCAGCACCCACAGTTCCTCCGGTGATGATTGGAGGCGTGAGAAATATACTAGTAGATTTTTCCATGAAACACGTAAGCAATGTTCAGGTCATTATAACGATCCTTCTAGTTTTAGGAATCACCTTTCCCACGAGTATTCCTATAGAAATCAGACAGCAAGCCTCCACAACAGTTGGTCGCCTCTTTCTTTTCCTAGGTCTGTATGGTATTCTAATGACGGATGGGTGGTTTTATGGTATCCTCGCCGTTATCTTCATTTCACTTGTTCTTTCAACCGTTCCCGGTTCATATGAAGGATTTCAGAATACTAGTTATAGTTTGAAGCTTGTAGATGAAAAGAAGAGATGGTGGGTGGAAGAGATCCTGAATGAGAACCCCGTTGCGATCGAGGCTGAAAAGGTGAAGACTGCTGCCGTTCAGGATGATGATCTACAGGCTCGCTCCTCTGTTCAAGATTCTAAATCTTCTAGCCGTTAATCGTTATCGAAAGCTCTTCGAGCTTTTTTAAAATTAAGTATCACTGTTAAAGCAGAGGAAGGATATGGATCCTGTAAACAAAATAGACAATGCAGCACGTCTTGTAGTAATTACATTATTTTTCATTTGGAATCTCTATTATGGCGCGCTTGTTCAAACACCCTATCCTAAGGCTCTTGTTTCCCTCTATGTGCACCCTCTCTGGAGAGTTCTCTTAATATTTTTCCTTGCGGCCTCTATTGCATGGTGCCCTCGCGTGGGCATGATGGTAGGACTGGCTCTTTTCTTCTACTTTATGGATATGCCGCATTTCATAAAACCTTGGGACTGATTTCAATCACTCCGACAAAAAGTCACGATAATAGCAGAGATGAGCCTGACGACGGCACCAACCTTTATAGCTCCAATGATTACAGGCCCATTGAATCCAATCGAAACAGCCCTTGCTGCTTTCAATACCAATCCGTATTTCATCGGCGTCACAATGATTCTTCTGAACTTGGGTGGCCGTTTTCTCGCTATGGAAGTGTCAAAGGAGCAGGAAAAGTTCTTTCAGACAACCTGGGTTCGCGCCATTCTCATTTTTGTGGTGTGCTTCGTGGCCACACGTAATGTATCGGTCGCATTCTGGCTCTCTATTGTTGCCATCATTGTGCTCAGATACATTTTCAATGAAAAGAGCTCACTCTATGTATTAAAAAACGAGGGGCCCTCTCAACATGAAGAGATGGCCTCTGGTTCTGAAGCAACTGTTTTAACGCCTGAAGAGGCTGATATTTACAGAAAGCTAACGGATAAGCTTGCAAAAGGACAAGCTGCTCCTGCGCCTAAGAATACGGATAGAAAGAAGTATGATCTTCATGAGGTGTATTTAACCAATATTGGTCATATCCAAGGGGCTTTGACTTGACGCCATGACGTTAATTAAAGGGCCAAGTTCACAACATTACCTGTCACCTGTCTTCTACGACGACCCCCAGTGCGCCCAGTGCGTGTGCTCTCAACAGCGCTCTGGAGATCGTCTGACGCCATACTCTGAATTTCAACAGCGGCTACCGCGGCCTGCTCGCTGCGCGAAGAGCTAGGCTCTCTGGCCCTCGCCTCCTCAAAGCTGCGGAGAATATCATCAACTCCCGTCGGCCCTCTCATCTCCTTGCGAGCTGTCTGCTTGACCGGTTCCTGCTCGACGGAAGCCACCGCCTGCGGCGCCCTCTGCTGCTGTTGTTGCGAGCTTTGGAAGAAGGCGCCAGCCTGCCCTTGCTGTTGACCCTGAGGCTGCGTCTGACCCATGGCCATTCCCATGAAGTTACCGAAGCCAGGTCCCGCGCCCTGTGCAGCCGCCTGTGCGAACTGGCGCGCCAGATCAGGGTTCTGCCTTAAAACGTCATCCGCCGACGGCATGCGCGACTTGAGGAACGTATTGCTCACGTGGCACATGAAGCCTGATCCAGCGAGCGCCGTCATCAGACGCAGCTCAGGCGGCATCTTTCCACGATCCTTGTATTTATCATAGAGCTCCTCGAAGATCTCATCGAAATCCTCCACATTCTCGTGAACAGACTCGGACCAACCATCAAGTTTGATGTCAAAGGGATCAAAACGACCATTGAGCCACTCCATGCCCGTCACCACGCCGATCATGGCCTGGCGCTGGAACTTGAGAGAGACCTCGAGGTTGCGCGCATCCATCAGACGCATATACTCCTGCTTAATCTCGTCGAGTGCATTGTCCATGGTGAAACGGCGAGCCAGCTGAAATCCCTTTGACTCCAGGCGTTGGAGCTTATTCAGGTATTCAATCTTCTCCTTCTTCTCCTCCTCAGGGTTTCCACGCTGCGGTGCAGGGCTCAGCGAGATCGTCGGACCCGTCGCCGTTTGCAGGTTGGAGAATACATTTCTGTCCGTCTCGGCATGCTTGAACTCAATCTCAATTGGTGAAGAGGAGGGCACCTGGGACCCTCCGCCCAGATTAAGAGTAATCGGCTCAGAGCCAATATCCGCCACTTCAATATCAGAAAGACCTGTGGGGCCTTGTGCCGGTGCTACGCTGAATGTCTTCATTTCGCCGGCGCCCATCGATTTTGAGGGGTTGGCCAACATGCCGAGTCCGAGCGCATCATTGCTATCCGTAATATCAATTATATTACCAAGATCACTAGGTCCGCCAAGTGAAAAGGCAACCTCCTCCATTTCGCGAAGTGAGATACCTCCTGACATCTTCTTTCTTGGTTTTGGTTCGCCTTTTTTAAACTCCATTCTTACGCGCTTTTCTGCCAAGGATCCTTCAGATCATCGCGATGATCTATACCGGGCAATTGAAGCCATCTTTCTATTTTCTTGTCAGTTGTATGTAGAAGCAAGAATATTCCATGGCAGCGCTCAATGTGATACGGAAGATGCGTAATATCACAGCCGAGCATATCAAAAATGCGCGGAATTGCACGCTCTGCGAAGGCCATCATCTCCTTGAAGATACCCTTTGGCACCAGATAGGAATGGTAGAGAGGAATGACGTTTTTTGTAACATCCTCTAAACTAAATTTTGTTCCATACATTTCATTGTAAATATCAATAACCTTCTCCCAGAGGTCATATCCAAATCTATCGTTATTCAGAGAATTCTGATTAATATGGGGTTCAGCTGCATCTACATAGAAAACAAAGAGAGTCTTTGAACAATCTCCATACTGTTCAATACAATGTTCAATGAACTCAAAAAGCCTGTTATCTAACACCATATCATAATGGAGAAATCCTACAAAGTTAAAAGGATCCAGCATGAGCTGTGGATTTAAAATAGTATGAAAAAAAACACTGCTCTCGCAGTATTTAGCAAATTGATAGAGAGGATTGTAGACAGGAAGCTGCCATTCCTCAAAGACATAGGGGGCTAGTGTCTCAGGTCCAATCTTCGATATTGCTCGGTTCACACCTACAAAACGACAATAGGTTTTGAGATAGTGGGGGTTAACATTTTCATAGGCTTCTAAAGTAAGAAACTTGTGAAAGATAATATAGAATCTGAACTGGGCTGGCGGAGCATCCTTAAAGGCCGGCAGATCCATCTTTTTTCATCCGAGCTTATCTACACACATACAGAACGCATCCGCCAAATCGTTCTTCTTTGTGTGGGAGGCAAAGAAGGTGGCCCAGGTCACTTTGTCCACCACCTTGTCTTCAATCACCTTTCTCACCTTCGCCTCGGAAGCCTGCTTTCGGTCCTTGTATCCCTCATCCCCCTTTGCGTCCACCTGCACTTTCTTCCCTGCGTGAACAAGAAGAAGCTGGGGAGGGGCAGGCTGTAGCACATCGCGTAGAGTGGCAAAAAGGAGAATCTGCACACTCTTCATTGTGGGATTCTTTAGAACCGGCTGGTTTTCTAAGAGAATGTGAGTGGCTGTTCTAAACAGATCCTTATGATCAATCACAAACTTGCGGATCGCATCGTGAAGAATCGTGAGTTCGGTATCCACCGCCTTCTTTACCTTGACCACCTTAATAGGGAGACTATACTGGGTTGCAAGCTTCTCCTCCACCTTTGCCTTCGTATTTGCACCGGTGATCGAGTGCTTAGTCAGGATTTCCTTTGAGATCGCCATAGAAGGCATTTTCTTGAGTAGGCCGCCACTCAGATCACGGAGAGGAGGAAAGGCTGCGGGGCAGTGGCGGACACAGGAGGACTGGGTTCCGTGACTATAGAGTGCTTTTGCGGAGCAGGTGTGGCATGTGACCTTGCTAGCCGCGGTCTCATTTCCCTCGCCTCTCAGAAGATCATAGTTCTGCCATCCAAGAACAGTATAGTTTGTCTCTGTTTTCTTCATTAGGCACCAGGCCAAATTACGAATACCAATGTCAAAAGCAAGAACCTGCACTGGGGTTGCAAGAACCTGTGTCCTCGGTTCTGGGGTTGCAAGAACCTGTGCCATTTGTATTTATATGTTTATAGTCTTAAGTCAGCGCCGGCTGTTCCGTCCGCCCTCGTATACCGTATTGAGGCCCGTCTTCGTCGGCCTTGAGCGGCTATACATAACAGGCTCGTAGGTTCCAAAGAGATAAGGAAGAGGCTGCGATTCCCGCTCCGTTCCAATTGAATTTGCCTCTCCTGTCGCAACTGTTTCACAGCCTGCCGCAGTGCATTTAATCTGATAGGTCGGAGGAGGAACAATAGTCGCATTGACACCATAGATCATTCCTGAGTTTGTGGCAAGACGCTGTCTGGTAACTCCCATGATATCATCCGAATTGCGTTGCAACCAGATGCGCGTCTTCTCTTGCACCTTGGATGAAACATTCAGCTCGCAATGAGGGCGGTAATCCGTTACCAGACGACCATCCGAGAGCGGGCCTGCCCACCCTGGAAAACGGCTGTCTGGGGACGGATTTCCATATTGACTTTTGCTGGGCCTTTTATCCATTCTGAAAAGACTTGAGTCCATCTCTGTTTAGAGGTAACATTACTCCAGAGTTTCAGCAACCACCTCTTCAGAGTTAAGGGGAGCAGCATTCGGAAAAAGATCTGAAGAGGAAGAGGAGGAACCGGCGACCTCGGTCTCATCGCTTTTGCTGGTGCTGTCGCCTTTGCGAAGAGCTGCGATGAGATCCTTACGACCGGGACGCTTTCCTACCTTGAGCCCCTTCTTCTCGCAAAGTGCAACGAGTTCATCCTTTGACATGGACTCATAGTTCGGTGTCGGCTGCTGGGTCTCAGCAGTGGCTTGTTCCTGCTTCTCCTCCCGCGCCTCTGAAGAGCCGGCAGACGCCAGAACTGACTGGTAGTAGGTCTCCTCCTCGGGCAGAACCTCAGTCTCATCCTCTTCGACAGGCTGCGGCTGTTCGCCAGGCACAGGCTCGGGGGCATACTCAGGCTCCTCCTTGTTCATCCCGTCAATACCCATCTTGATATCAAGGAGCATGTTCTCCATGAGGCCGAGGCGCTTCTCCGTATAGGAGAGGCGGGAGTAGAGATAGAATGAGACCGCGCCAAAAACGAGAACAAGGAAAAGGCCAATCGTGACAGCTTCCTTCATTTCTACTTTATATGGTTTTTACCGGACTAGTTTTACCGCGTCTGCTTCTTGCCCTTGCTCTTCTTCTGCTTGCGCGTTTTCCGCCTTTTACCGCCTTGGAGGGGCATATTCAAAATCGCATACACCATCATGTGGTCGCTCGCAACGGATGCCCCCTCTTCATCCTGGGGGCTAGGAACTGCAACTACAGGAGTTACAACCCCTTCTGCTGCCAGAATATAGTCACCTGTGTATACATACTTAGCCTCAGCACCCGCCATACCCATTGTCTGCGGAACTCCTGGTTCAACATTTGCATTTACACCATTTCTAACAGTAGATGACTTGGGAAACGGTAGACCTACTGAGTCATAGTTATAGCAGCAAGCGAGTGCACCAGAGGTAGGCAGACCATCCGCGCCTACGCCAGCAAGGTGACCATCATGAAACTCTGTGCCATCGATCGTAAAGTTACCACCCTTTCCAAATGAGTGCGTTCTATCGTTAGCATCGCATGTTATGATGATCTTCTTATTATCTATCACTACAGTTGGGTTTTCTGCCTTAAACTTGGCCATTGCTTCGCCGATGCGAGCTGAAACTAATGCCTTTAGTTCTGCAGCATTGTCCTTGTTTGAAAGAGTTCCATCTGTGCTAGGCCCAGGACTGAATCTGGGACGATTGATTCCATGGAAATTTACAAGAACATATCCCTTTTCTGTTAAGATGATTGAGATCGGACGACCACCATCCGCAGGAGCCCCACCTTCGCCCAAATCTTTATCGTAATGATTTACCATAGGACCTAGCTTCTCATGCCAAAGAGTTAGCATTGACGCGTCATTGGGAATACCCTTTACTTTCTGTCCATATTTGTTAGCATAATTATTTACTGTTGTATCTTTCCAAGAGGCAGCTCCATCACTGTTAAATACCCAAGATGAATATGAAGCTAAGGGACCTCTTAAAATAGTGGGACCAGTGGGCGGATAAAATTCTTGTATTCCAATCATTACAACAGGAGTCTTCTTGTTCATTTCTTCAACATTTGTATGAAGATGATTTACTGCATTCATAAAAAAATCTGTAACTGTAAGTCCCGTTTGTAGATCCTTTTCCTGCTTGGCCCTACGAAGAAAACGGGCCTCACTGGGAAAGGGGGGCATTCCAGCAGCCAGACGATTTCTGGGAGCCCCCATTCCAATCTTAACAAGATTACCCGCATACCCCATGGCGCTGAAAACGCTCATGTTGTAAGAAATAGCTGCAACAGACATTCTATCTAACGGTGAGACTTAAAAATAAGGAAGCTCTTCAAGCTTCCTTATTTTTAAGATCCATCACCAAATTAGTCGTTGGACATTTATTTTAAGGAAGCTTCCTTAAAATAAAGTCACGACGTTATTCTTAGCTGACAATAAAAGTCCCTCCCTCTTCAAAATCGTGTAGACACTGGAAACTTTGCAAACGCCCTCGTCCAGCTTATAAGAAAACCGGAGCCTCTTCTCAGCCCATGACGCCTTTACACACAGCCTCTGGATCTGCGGAGGCGCCTCTTCCACAAGTTCAAATACGTGCGTGCTGACAAAACTCGCCACTGTCTCCATAGACCAGAGTCTATTTAGAAAGATCCTGGCTGTTCGTATACAATCAGGGGGATTCGTGCTGTGGAACAGTTCATCATAGAGAACTAGCGTATTTCCCTGTCTGGCCTTTAGAAGGCCGGCTGCGAAGCGAACCTCGGCCTCGAACATGCTCTTTTTCCCTGGAGTATCGTGAATATTGAGCCCTGAAACAATAGTTCGGAAAGGACGAAGAGACATGGAATCCACACAGGCAATGCCAAATGTCTGCGCCATGATCACACTCTGCAAGACGGCGCGCATTGAAGAGGATTTGCCGCCGCCATTGGGGCCGGTCACTAGGCAGTGGTGAGAGGTCGGTGTTAAGAGGACACTGCTTTTCACGCGGATAGAAGGGTCAATGGTCATGTCCTGCAGACCCTCAATCTTGAGATAGGGGCCAAAACCCTTGTGAAAGGTTACCTCCTTAAATTCATCTGAATGGGAGAGTTTCCATAGAAGCTCCAAGGAGGCCAGGTTCTCAAACACCTCCTTTAGAATGAGGCGATTTTCAAACACCATCATGAAGCAACGCCGAGGGTCGTCAACAGGAAAGGCATCCAAGACAGTTGTAAGTCTAAAGGGTGTGGTGAGACGAGCACGGAGATGATCTATCCGCTGCTTCAGATGAATAATGGCCGTTCCAACTTCGCAGACAACACTGTCTGTTGTTCTGTAATGGAGCGCATTCTGAATAGGCTGAATGATTCCTTGTATCATACTGAATACGAAAAGGCCAACTTGAATCCAGCTCTGATCCTTTCCAAACCACATTGTTTTCATTATTTCAATATATTTATCAATAGGGATTGGTAAATTATATACATAGCGGATTAAGAAATAAGGAAGAATAAAAGCAAAGAGGGGCATAACAAGGGCCATGGCAGGCACTGCATAGATCTTGAACATGGCCATGATAAAAAGAAAGAAGGGGATCTGGTTAAGGGCCTGAAACGGTTCACCCTGAAAAGAGAGCTGACCAATTGCATCCTTGTGAAGTGTCTCCGTAGAGGTCGTCGCATCAATGCTGTCAAAATAATTATTACAGAGGGCTTCAAGTCTGGCCAGCTCGGCCCAGTTCTCCTGTTTCTGATCCTTGAGACCCCGAATGATTTTGCGTCTGAACGTGGCCTTTTTCACAGAGACTGGATTAGATACCATTCTGGCCAGAACGGATGGACCTGCTTTGAGTTCCAGCATAGATCCGAGCACTTCAATTCCTGAATCCTTTACGAACATCTCTTTTTTGGAGAGGGGAACAAAAGGCAGGCAAAAAGCGCGGCCATTTATGGTGGCAAGCGTTAAATTTTAAGCGCCACCGATAATAGATGTGCTATAGTGCCGAGGTATCGCTTGGCACGTTTTCAGCAGTAACACTCATATGTATTTATCTATGGATACGCAATAATAAGATAGACAGAGCTGTCGCGCTTATCTTATTATTTAGTGTATTAATGCAACTTTTTGAATATATCTTATGGCTCAATCAAGAGTGTAATTTGACAAATAAGATAGTGAGTGCAATGATACCTACATATCTATTTTTTCAACCTATGATTTTAGCTCTTATTGTATGGCAAATGAATGCTGGGTGGGGAAACCTCTATCCACTTATAGTATATCTATCTATTCTTATTGGAATTCCCTATTTTATTTATTATTATAAAACAAGTTCAAGAGAACTCTGTATTAAAAAGGGAGAGCATAATCATTTGGATTGGAATCTAGATAATAATCTATTTAATAATACGCCTTTTAATACTATCTTATTATTATCTTATTATTTTATTGTATTTTATACAATTGGCACATTAAAGAATAGAACCCTATCTGCTATCTTTGTAATTTTATGGGGTACATCATTAGTAATTACGAATAAATTATACAATAGAGTGTGGGGTTCATTATGGTGTCAGTCTGGAAATGCTGCTGCTCTTTTTGCTCTATTCGTTTAAAATTGATAGTGTTAACTCTGCGATTACTAGCAGATAAGAAATGGCGCTCGCGATTTCTAATGATCTTTTAACCTCCCTTCTCCAGTCAAAGGTTGATAGACCTTCTGAAGACATTTGCAACAGAATTGCAAGCCTTCAGGGGTTGGCGGAGATGGGAGGGAAGGCGGTGGATTGGAGACGTGGTCCTCCCGCGCCACAGAAGTATACACACCGCCCTTCAACGGCCCCTACCTCCATTAAGTCGGTAGAAGGGCCTCCGACATACGTGGCAGGTGCAGGGCGGTATCAGAGTAAGTTCAAGAATAGCATGCAGCCGGTTGAGGAGAAGATCCTAAATAATATCATTCTTTCAAAGCTCAACAAGTTCAGCACGGCCACCTACGGTGATGTTCGCGATTTCCTCTATCAGATTCTTGGAGGTGGAGAGGCGGATCTACAGGAGTTTGTTCGCGACTTCATGCGACTTGTCTTCCGAAAGGCCGCTTCCGAGGAGATCTTCTGTCCCCTCTATGCAAAGCTAATAGCTGAAATTTCTGGAAAGTATACTGTGATTATTGATGAAATGAAGACACTTATTGATAATTATCTGGAGATCTTCGATGAGGTGACAGAAGACAGGGGGGCTGACTATGCCTCCTTTGTGCAGAAGAATACGGAAAAGAAGTATCGCCTCGGCTACAGCCAGTTTCTCTCTGAGCTGGCTAAACAGGAGATTCTGCCTCTGCCTGTTCTCGGCGCTACGTTCTCTAAACTTATTGGCCTGATCAAGACAACTGGTCCTCTGCTCGACAAGACCATTCTTGTAGAGGAGTATACGGATTGTATTTCGAGAATGGCGCGTGTATTCAAGGGGCGAAGCACACCCTTCTCACGAAAGGCGAAGGAACTCATTCTTCCCCCCTTCCTTGAACTCTATCAAGATCTTCTTGCCAATAAGGAAAACTACGGCAGCTGTTCCGCAAAAACGCGGTTTATCTTCATGGACATTCATGATATCCTCCGCTCTTAATAAAAATACCAAGCCTTTGTAGAAAATGGTTAAGCGCACTCGCTCAAATCGCGGCATCGCCTCCCGTCTGTATGGCCCCCTCCACCGTCTTTTTAACTTCTCTGGCAAGACGGTCGGTGTTGCCACGAACACGGCGCGTAACGTCGTGAAGCGCGGCATCAAGGCCGTCAACAACGTCGGCCTCGCGGCGGCGAGTGGCGTGAATGCGGCCGGCCGCAACCTGGTTGGCAAGACGCGCAAGAACCGCCGCGGCAGCCGCAAGAACCGCACGTCACGCCGTTAACGTCGTGACTTTATTTTAAGGAAGCTTTAGTTTCCTTAAAATAAATGTCCAACGACTAATAACCCGTCATACCTTATTTTTAAGGAAGCTCGAAGAGCTTCCTTAAAAATAAGTATAGACGGTAATAACAGCTAAAAATTTGACGCCGAGGTTTTTGTATCAGTAAGCATAACTGCGTTTGACATTAAATGAAGAACCAACTTCTTCATAGGATGCCCAAGACTGCGCACAAGGATGCTGCCGACAACGGGGACAGGCCCCCGGGTCGCAAGCAACCCGCGACTAACAAGAAGAAGGGACGCGCGCCGCCCCCTGATGATGACGAGAGTGTCGACAGCCGTGGAAACATTCGCGGCCTGATCGCCTACACTTCAGAGTCCGACGATTCTGCTGGCGAGTCTGATGATACTGGCCTTACGCCTGAGCAGAGGACCGAGATTCGCCGCGTAGCACGCAAGGCTGCACTCAAGGCTCGTGAGAAGATTCAGCGGCAGGCACGCACAAAGAGCAAGAAGTCTGTTCAGAAGAAGAAGAAGGTTGTTGAACCCGAGTCTGAGTCCGAGGAGGAAGAGATCCCTAAGCCCAAGAAGTCTTCAAAGAAGAAGGTAGTTGAGTCTGAGTCTGAGGAGTCTTCAGAGTCTGAGGATGACGAGGAGGATGAGGAGGATGAGGATGAGGAGGACTATGATGAGGAAGATGATGGGGAAGAGGAGGATGAGTATGAGGAGGGTCATCCTGGTATCAGCATCAGTATCGGCGGCTTCGGTGGAGAGGAGAGCTTTGCAGAGCGTATGGTCCCCAAGCGCCACAACATGAAGAAGGAGTCTGACATTGTCAAGAAGTTTGTGGATCTTGTCTCAAAGCCGCCCGAGGACAACACGATTGATGATCAGATTGACCAGTTCAAGAGCCTGGCTTCAGAGAAGCAGGCGCAACTCATCACAGCTCTTGAGCGCAAGCCTGTCAACGACGCCTCGCAGAACCTGATGTTCCGTATTCTGACGATGGGCCTGCCTCCTGATACGCAGACTATGGTTCTGGCAAAGTATAACAGTCTTCAGAATCTTGACCCGAGCGCGGGCGATTATTTCAAGCAGCGCGCCTGGCTTGAGAAGCTGACCAGTCTCCCCCTTGGTATCTACAAGGACATCCCTGTGCGAATTGGCGATGGCACGGATTCGTGCGCGGCCTTCATGAACCGCGCGAGCAAGTGCTTGTCCGAGGCCATCTATGGACAGGAAGAGTCCAAGCTCCAGATCCTCCAGTTCATCGCTGGCAAGATTGCCAATCCGTCAGCGCGTGGCATGAGCCTCATGCTGTCGGGCCCTCCTGGCATTGGCAAGACGAGCATCATCAGGAATGGTATTGCCAAGGCGCTCAACTGGCCTTTCCAGTTTATCTCGCTGGGCGGAGATTCAGATGCAAGCACCTACACGGGCCACCAGCTCGTCTATGAGGGCAGCCATTGCGGCAAGGTGGTGAACTCGCTGATTGCGGCCAAGAGCATGTCAATGGTTCTGATGTTTGATGAGGTTGACAAGATCTCCACAACGGCAAAGGGTGAGGAGGTTCAGAATCTCCTTGTTCATCTTACGGACCCTGTTCAGAATAGTGAGTTTGAGGACAAGTATCTGACGGGTGTTCCTCTGGACCTCAGCAAGATCATGTTCGCCTTCAGCGGCAATGATCTGAGTAAGGTGGATCGTGTTCTGCTTGATCGCATGACCGTCATTGAGCTCCAGGGCTACAGTTCCAAGGAGAAGTTGGCAATTGCGGAAAACTTCCTTGTGCCTTCAGCCATGAAGGAGGTGAATCTGGAGGAGAAGGTGAATATCTCCAAGGAGGTGCTCCAGCATGTGATTGAGGAGTATGCGAAGGAGGAGGCGGGTGTTCGCGAGCTGAAGCGGTGCATCGAGCAGATCTGCCAGAAGGTTAATATGCTGCGCATCTTCAACAATAAGGATTTGCCGTTTCACATTCCCAACTTCCAGCTCCCCTTCGTGGTGAAGAAGGAGCATGTTACGATGTTCCTCAAGAAGAAGGTGGTGAATGAGAGCCACACGCACCTCTACGCTTAGAGATCCAAGAAAAAATAGTAATACCGGTGGCGCTCAAAATTAAGGAAGCTCAGAGAGCTTCCTTAATTGTGAGGCCTGCCACCATAAACGTCGTAGGACATTTTTATTAAGGAAGCTAAAGCTTCCTTAATAAAAAGTCACGAGGGTAGAATAGAAATGATATCCCATAGATCGATCCAAAATTTTGTATTGGTCAATGGAAGTGTTCTACTTGTCGGTTCAGTCTTCTTTTTTATTGAGCAAATGAACCCTTTTCTTGTCCTCTTTTTAATGCTGATCAAGAATTATTTGACCTTGGAAGGAATTAACACTGAAAAGGGTGAGTTACCAGTTGGAGAATTTATCAAGTCTACGTGCATTGATACTCTCAGTTATTGCATTATTAGCAAGAACTTCACTTATCCCACTGTTTCATATACACAGGATCTGATCTATTTTATTCCAATCAGTTTCGCCTATGAACTCACCTTTGATTTCTTCTATTATTGGGCTCACAGAGCACTCCATTCCAACTTAACTCTATACAAGGCTGCGCACGCAACTCACCATGAACACGGAGTTACAACTGTCTATACGACATTTCACCATTCATTACCTGATCTGCTAATGACAAATACAATTCCTCTTGTTCTTACTTCATATATTGTCCCTGTATCTAATTACACCTTCACTCTTCTTTTCTGCTATAAGAACATTGCAGAAGTTGCGGGTCATTCAGGAGTGGATAAGAAGACGCCCAGTTTCGTGCAGTGTATCTGGCTTCCTAAGAGTTTGGGGATTGAACTCTATACAAAGAATCACTGTCTCCATCATGAGAAGCCGTCTGTAAATTTCAGCAAACGCTTTTCGATTTGGGATAAGATGTTTGGCACGTTTGATTCGCAGATGCCAAAACAGATGTTAAATAAGAATGCAGGCCCTCCTCAACATACCTGATGTGGTTCCGGTTTCACTGGGATATACATGTCACCCTTCTATGTTTATATCAGCACTTGGTTACCAAGATAAAAAGTTCTATGAACGATATGTATTTGATTGGACAGGAAGTCCAATGTGGTCAATCTGTAAATTGATTGAAGAGGATTTTGCGGATCTGAATACGAAAGAATTCTTTGTCTACAAGAATCATTTTACTGGAAAAGAGGAATCATATATAACAAATACGAAATACAATATTATCTTTGCGCATGATTATCATAATACAATGACAGACACTCATCATAAAGAAATAAAAGAGAAATATGATCGGCGCATTAAGCGTTTCAAAGATCTTCTTTTGTCTGGAAAAGAGATTCTCTTTATTCGGGTTGAGAGGGACAGGCCACGTGTTATACATTTTCCTGAATACGGAATTACTGAACCTGAGAAGTTCTATGTTGAAAAATTTAGTAGAATGATGAGAGACAAGGGTGTCTCATGTAAGATACTTTATTTTACAACATCTTATCCGAAGGCGTGGGATCCTGTGAATCGGATCTGTTATGTGAACTTCAAGAAAAAGAATCCAGATATTGCAATTACTGCAGATCAAATGATGCAAATCTTTAAAGCAAATCTGGACTTTATCCAGTCTTCTTTGCAGGAGCAGGAGCAGGTGCAGATGCAGCTGCAGAGGGAGCCTGCCACAGAGCATCCTGTCTCGCCCTCTCAGCTAGTGTCGCCGCCAACTTCTCCTTCATAGCTTTTGCAGCCTCGGTATCAGGCACCTTTTCTGTTGTCGTGCCGCATCCCCACTTATTCACAGTGCAGAGGGGCATTTTCTATCCTAACCAGACAAAAAATTGGTGCTTGGCGTTTCGCTAAACGAAGCAATGCGCGTCTCCGTAATTACGTCAACCTGCAATCGCGCTAGATTCATTCCTCGTCTTATCAAGATGTATCTAGCGCAGACCTACACGCCTACTGAATGGGTGATCCTTGATGATGGAGAGGAAAAGGTAGAGCATCTGTTCTCTGGAGTTCCTGGAGTTCGGTATATTCCTCTGGAAGAGAAGCTCCCTATGGGCGCCAAACTGAATATTCTGAAGAGGGAGGCGCAGGGTGATATTGTGGTTGTGATGGACGATGATGACTACTATCCTCCTGAGCGTATAAGTTCAGTGGTCGAGGCGTTTGAGAAGAATCCTGATATTCTAGTGGCAGGATCAAGTAAAGTGTATATGTATTATACTGATACAGATACAATTTACTGCACAGGACCCTATTCGGAGAGACATGGCCTCAATTGCACTCTAGCCTGGCGCCAATCGTATAAGGGTATCTACGATAACGCCGAGCCGTGCGCGGTTGAGAGCGGATTTCTGGCCGGTTTCACGATTCCAATGGTCCAGATCAATACGAAAAAGACCATTCTTCACATTATTCATTCATCCAATACATTCAATGCCATTCAGGCAAGAGATAAGGGAACTCTTGGTCTTATGAAAAAGACATCTCTTACATTAGAGAATTTCATTCATGAAGAGGGGATGCGCGAACAGTTTCTTGGAGCTTATTAACGTCGTTAGACATTTATGGTGATGGATCTAGAAATTAAAGAAGCTCAAAGAGCTTCTTTAATTTCTGGTCTCACCAATAGATGTGGGCGTATGTTATTAATTTAGATAGTCGGCCCGAACGATGGAAACAAATACAAAAAGAGTTCAAAGGATCGTCTATGCATTTACGGCGTATCTCAGCTGTAAAATGTAGTTCAGGAGGACTAGGAAATATTTTCAGTTTTCTAAAAGTTCTTAAATTAGCTAAGAAAAACAAGTTGCCAAGCGTATTAATTCTAGAAGATGATTGTCTTCCTGCCAAAGGGTGGGAAGAGCGCTGGATCCAAGTTAAAAAATGGCTTGACTCACATGAAGATCAATGGGATATGTATGCAGGCGGTGCTTGGGGAGGTAATGCTCTTTTTCAAGATATAACTGATTTTTTCGGTTTGAAACTAACTGAAATTGCTCAAGTAGGTGATAATATTATATTTAAATACCCAATTATATCTCATGGTGGACATTGGACCTATTACCACAAAAAATCATATGATCCGTTTATAAAGTATTTTGAGAAGGTTGCCTATCTACGTAAGAATATTCTATTGCTAGAAAATTACTTTATGGACTATGACGCTCATCGCAGTTTTTTTAGAGTAATATCTTCATATCCCTTTATTGCTTATCAACAATCATCGTATAGTAATTTAAAAGAAGAGTTCGTAAATCGTGAAAAATTACTAAGAGGATATGAGAAGCGTGTTGGTAAACATTTAACTAGGAAGAACCGCGCTCATAAAACAGAACGTAGGTCGACTCGCCGAACATAGGGGTCGCAATTGGATGAACCGACTCGTCATTGTAGACAAGCCACTGACTCGTATGCTTATCCTTACACTGTGCTGTGTAATGACCACCCCCAGCTCCGCCATGGTGATCTACGATGGAGCGAAGACCATACTGTGTAGTTGCACTCTTCTCAGGAGATTCCTCTGAGAAGAGAGTCGCAAGATCAAGAGCCAGAGGTGCTGTGACCTTCGTGTTAATCTTTCGCCCATCGTAGGTAAAGCGCTTCAGGCACAGGATAAGTGTATGGGGGAGGCGCCAGATAGAAGACTCACGATGGGCGGTTGTGCGAACAGGAGAGCACTTATCGCACGAATAGCCCTCAATGTCCTCTCCCTTCAGATCCTTGGCCAACATGGAGAGAACATCAACAGCATCTGCAGCCGCAGTCGTTGGAACGACCGCCTTCAAGGTATTGAATGTCTCCCAACGGTGAGAGATTGTCTGGCACGTGAGACACTTGGTCTGAACATGGAGCAGGCCATAGAAGAGATCCACGAGAGGACTATATTCCTTTGAGAATTCATCTTTCCAGGCCTCCAGAGCCCTGATCACTCTCTTCTCCTCCTCCGTCTTCGGTGCACTCTTCATAATCTGCATTTCCACAGAAATGCTCACACTCTCGTGAAGAGTCTCCAGCATGAACATCAGAAACTCGTGGGCATCGTGAGGAGCTGTCTGGATAAACTGGTCATAGCAACTATCTTTTACACATGTGCGAACAGCCGTGAAGAAACCGGCAGGCTTCAAAACACTTGGCCTCGAACCCTCCTCCTGCATCTTCAAGACCTCAGCAAACGACTTCGCCACCTCCTGCTTCAAAAGCCGCTTCTGCTTTGCATCCTTCTTAAAGAGAGTATCATAACGGCCATCGCTGAAAATCCATGGAAGACGATCCACGTTACGAAGACATTGGAGCACAGCATTCGCATAGCAGGTGAGGCCTAGATTTCTGAGACCTACTTGCCCCTTCATTTTGTATACGGAGGTGTGGAAAACTTGAATCGCCAATTTTATTGTTGCATGATAGCAACTAAAAATGAGCTCTTATCAAACTGTTTACGGTGTTGGACTTCTTGATGATATCCACAATTACTTCCCAGAGCTTCTTTATAATTCAGCGGCCTTTACAACTGTTCCTCAAGTGCTATCCTATGTCCAGGCACAGACTCGGCGACGTTTCAATCTTTTTTCATATGGGCGAGAGCAGTATCTAGAAACCCCTCTTCCCACAAATAATATGCCAAGGGTTATTGTTCCTCCTGCTCCTGCTCCCGCCCCTACCTTTTTTACAATGGAAGGGGCACATGAGTATGATGATATTTTTAGACTTACAAATCAATCTGATCGTATGCCGAATATGAATCTTGCAATTCTTGCCACTCTTCTTCAAGGAATTCCTAGACGACAGCCCGATGCTAACTTTATGGAACCAGTCATCGTGAGACCTACTGCAGAGCAAATCGCTACCACAACAACTCTGACTACGGCTGTAGCAGATGGAACCTGTGCCGTCTGTCAGGATGATTTTTCAGGCGCAGCGGAAAGGCGCACTCTGAATTTCTGCCACCACACGTTTCACAGAGGATGTATTGATACCTGGTTTCAGACAAATGTTCACTGCCCTGTTTGCAGACATGACATACGTATAACGTCATGATTTTCTTAGAATTAATGTAAAATCACTAACGTCGTAAAGTCACGACGTTAAACTAATTCATGACAATGCGATGTTTTCTTGTTTTTCTCTGTTTCTTATTTTTCTGTTTTCTTGTTTGCTTATAGCGCCCTCCACCTCGTCGACAGAATAATTTACCCAATCGATAAAAACAAGAGGCCTCCTTTTTAGCCCTTTTAGCCTTTTCAGCCCTTTCTTCTTCTTCAGCTTCTTGTTCAGCAAGTTCTTGAATTTCTCCATCCTCATTACTATTCTCAGAATATCCTCTTTCATTTGATTCAGGAGGAAAATATGAAATACCGCGAGAAGCAGGCTCATTATAGGCAGAAATTCCATCTCTAGAGTTAATACCTATACTTCTAAGATATAAATCCTGTTTACTTTGCTGGCTTCTTATTTTTTCCATAAGCGGAATACATTGTTTTTTATCGGGTATTTTACAGTTTACATATCCACATGATGAAAAAACAAAAATTGCTGGTCTTTCTTTTATATTATTAATAACCCATTCAGTATCAACTGAATTCCATTCAGATCCTGTTTTCATACCTAAAAATGCCATTATAGGTGTTTTATTATATTTTAATAAAGGTACCTCGGCCGACACATTTCCTAAGTTAGTAACTACACCTTTTCCTATAGGGAATTTATAAAACCCTAGATGTGATAATCCCATTTTTTTTTCTCTAGTTGGGTATTGATGTTTAGCAAATGTAAGAGTTCTATTATAATATTTATCACCGGGTTTATAGAAATGTAAATTTGCAAATATTTCTGCAAAAGATTCAACAGCATTATTCTTTTCGCCTAAAAAATATTCTATAAATGGTTTGCGATTAACTCCTTGAAGAATATTCCATAATGGCTCATCTATATTCGTAATACAGTATTCTCCTGCATCAACTGTCTCAAAAATATATGTATCGGGAGGAACTGTAAAAAAAGAGGGTTCTCTATCAATTCTATATTCTCCATGTGAAGATACAAGATAAATGGGTGCAGTTCTTAGAATTGGGAGGTGTTTTGTTTTAAATAAATTTTCTTCATGATCTAGACTCATCTACTACCGTATATACTTATTTTTAAGGTATGATGGATTATTAGTCGTTGGACATATATTTTAACGAAGCTTCGTTAAAATAAAGTCACAACGTTATAGAAACTTAAAATTAATATCGGTATAACTCACTAAAGAGCAATGGCAGCAAGATCCTCAGGTAGAGTGGTTAGGGTCGTCGCATAATGGGTCTCAATCTCCTTCATGAGCTTCATCTCATCGCCGACCAGCAGATTGATTGCAACACCCTTGCGGCCAAAGCGGCCTGAGCGGCCAATGCGGTGAACATAGTTTTCGCGCTGAACCGGCAGCTCATAGTTAATTACTAGGCTCACCTGCTGCACATCAATGCCGCGGGCCAGCAGATCAGTGCTAATGAGAACACGGATTCCACCCTTGCGGAAATCCGTCATGCGGCGGCGACGCTCCTCCACATCCATCTCTCCATGGATAAAGGAGAGAGGGAAACCCTGCGCACTCATCTTCTCCGCGAGCCACTCAACCTTCTGCCGCTTATTACAATAAATAATGGCCTGGTTGATATTGAGCTGCTGGTAGAGATCGCACAGAACCTCATACTTCCAATCCTCGCGCTGGAGCTCAACATAATACTGCTTGATGCCGTCCAGCGTCACCTCCTCGGGCGGCACGAGAATCCGCACAGGGTTCTGGAGAAGCTTCTCTGAAAACTCAATTACCTCCTGCGGCATCGTGGCACTGAAGAGGGCGATGCGCGTGTCCTTAGGAAAGCCGAGCTGGAGAATACAGAGAACCTGCTCCCTGAAACGGTCCTCAAGCATCTGATCGGCCTCATCCATGATGAGGACCTTGAGGTGCTGGCGCTGGAGGGCGCCCCTGTGCATCAGGTCATAGATGCGGCCAGGGGTTCCAATCACATACTGTGCACCGCGCTCCAGAGCACGAAGATCTGTGCCGAGAGGCGTGCCACCCGTCGCCGCGTAGACGGAAAGAGGAAGATGCGACCCTAGGTGCGTGGCAACATACTCAATCTGCTGCGCAAGCTCCCTGGTGGGAACAAGCACGAGGATCTGCGGCTTCTTCAGCGTAGGATCCACACGGCACATGGCGCCGATGCTGAAAGCTCCTGTCTTACCCGTTCCCGATTGCGCCTGCGCAAGAACATCGCGCCCCTCGCGAATCGGCACGATCGCCTTCCGCTGGATCATGGACGGCTTCTCAAAACCGTGTGCATAAATGCCGCGGAGGAGGGTATCAGGCAACCCCATCTCATCAAAGGTCTCAAAGACCCGCAGTTCATCTGATACGAGGGTAGGAACACTCATAGTCTATAGTTACTTTGCGTGAACTGCTTAAGTCAAATTTACTGAAGGGCAGTGGACAGGTAAAATTGGAGACAGATCATTCCGTTCCTATAGTAGGAACAATGGCTGATAATAATGAAGAGGAGTTTGAGGATGTCGCCGAGGTAGAGGATGAGATCGCCGTGCTTGAAGAGGGGGCAAAAGATGATGCAGTGCCTGAGCCTCTTGATACTCTTTACAAGTTTCACCCTGAATCTATTCTTGATTATGCCGAATCGGTCGCACCCAAGATTCCTCTGAAGGTTGCTATCTCCGATTCTGTTACGAAGGATCCTGAGCATCGATCCCAGCCCTTTCTGACGATTTTCGAGAGGACCAAGATTCTTGGTTTTCGCGCAAATCAGTTGGCACAGGGGGCACGCCCCTATGTAGATGTGCCAGAGCACATTGTGCAGACTCTGGATATTGCGAAGATTGAGCTAGAGCAGCGGCGCCTTCCCTTCATTCTGAAGAGGCCGATGCCCGATGGCACCTTTGAGTATTGGCGTCTGTCCGATCTGATCATGCTTTAATGCGCTTAAGCAATAGGTAAAAAGAGTAATCTCTTAATAAATGGATAGATCTAGACCTAGCACAACGCCTGTTCAAAGCGCACTAACGGCATTTAGCATGAAGTTTCATGAACATCTGAGCACGATTCCTGTAGAATTCAGGCCAAGCACCATCTCTGCATATGAAAATATAAGCACGAGCACATTCGTAGTTGACATGAAACAAAGCACATTACACGGCAATTTTTCTAGTATACGCCTATCTCATAGCACAATTTTGATTGAAAAGAATATCGAAGAAAGAAAGATATTTTTTTCAAAGACGAGTGATGATGATTATTATGAGAGACTGAGCACTCTAACTGCGACCCATATGGTAAATTTCGAGAATTTAGTAAAAGAGAGACAACAGCGCGAAGCTGAACTCGCCGTTCTTAACAAAGTAAAGGAATATCTTAATAACCAAGTTAAAACACTGTAATTCTATCTTCAGGTGCCACATACAGATCATCTCCTGTGACAACTCCAAAGAGGTCATACCAGAGATCAAACTGACTGACAATATAGTTGACACGGAGCTCCGCAGGAGCATGAACATCCATGAAAAGCCCTTGTATGGCTTTCCGCGGCCGTTCCTTAATTCTCCATGAAACCGCGTAGGAGATAAAAAAATCGCGCAACTCCTTTTTTTTCGTAGCCTCTGAAGAGCCGACAAGTTCCTGGTTTAGAGCATCAAGAGCAATTCCAAGACCTCCTAGATCTGCCAGATTCTCAGATAAAGTCAAATCTCCATCTACAGGATGACCGAGGATACGTCCCGCACTAAAGAGCTTCACAAGTGAATCTGTGCGTTTCTTGTATCTGCGATTGTCTTTGTTTGTCCACCAATGACTTTTCTCACCATCTGCGGTATATTCCTTACCATCTGTATCAAATGCGTGCGTCATTTCGTGGCCTATGATAGCTCCTAATCCGCCATAATTCCATCCTAGAGCTTCCTTCTTATAAAAGGGCCATTGGAGTGTTCCTGCAGGAAGAACGAACTTGTTTGTCTCATTAAAATAATAGGCATTTACCACATAGGGCGCCTCATCCCAGATATCTTTTATATCTGGTTCCAGACGTCTAACTAAAACTTTTGTGTTCATCTCACCTAACAAATAAAGATTGGCCAGAAAATTGTCAGTGATCAGGCATGGCGCATTAATATCTGGAAAGACAGATGGATGAGAAATCTGAAATGTCATTTGCTTCACCTTTTCAATTGCTAGGGCCTTAGTTTTCTCCTCCAACCAATCCACATTTTTTAGATGATTTACAGCATATATCTGAATATTTTTTGTAAAGTCTGTAGCATCCTCTTTTAAAGAAGAATGGATAAAATCCTCCTTATACAAAAAGGAAAGAGGAATGCGTAAGAGGGTTTTACATAAGTTCAAAGCAAGTTCCTTCTGTGGTAGCTTTTCTTCTTGTCCTCGTAGAGCCTTACCAAAGAGTTCAAAATGCAGTGTGTTAAATGGATGAGGAAGAACAGGAAGTGCATGAAAAATCATATGGAGAGTAAAAAGAGTTGTCCATTTTTCAAGGGGCCACGTCTTCAGCCATTTTTCTACTTGTTTTAGCCAGCTCTCTTTGTAAATGCGAAGGGTGTGTTTTTCCCACTCTGTAATGCCATATGCCTCAAACAGAGAGGCCCAAGGTATTCCTGGAAAAGAGCGCAGAGCTTCTTTGCTGGAAAGATTTATGTATATATCTTGAGAATTTTCTATATAAGGTGCCATTTCTGTCTCGGCCTGGACTCCCCCGCTGAAATTTTCAATGTGTAGTTTAGCAGCCACCTCTTCACAAAGTTTTACATATGAAAGAAGTGTTCTGCTTTTACCAGGTGCAGTGGCGTCATAATAGGAAGAATCAGGTAAGCCGAGGGATCCAGGTGAGATTAGAATAAAAGGGCCCTTGTGAAGAATACTTACAGAGAAAAATGTGGGAATACCTTGCCGATTGAAGTTGCCAATCTGATACGCCACTTCGCTCGAGTCGCGAGTGCAGATGAGCGCCCTAGTATTTTTCTTAAGAAGAGGAATAGAATTTCCCTGCTTTGAAGGTCGAAGTGCAGAGAGAAGAAAACGGCCGATTAGGTCCATCATTTTCTCTCGTTTTGTATCTGCTTCATTCCCCTTTTCAGAGAATCTATAAGATATATCAAAAATCTTAGAAAGTTGCGAATCAATCATAAGTTCAACCTCTTCGCTCACACCAAAGGAGGCACTATAAGGTGGAATAGAGGCTTTTTGTAGCCAAGAAGCATTGACATATTTATAAAAATTATCTCCAGGTTTAATGGACGAGGCTGTGGCTGGAATCGAAATTTTTAGCTTCCGTGTTTTGTTTGTTATATTTTCTTTCATATAGATTGAGCTGCCTACTGGAAGGTTTGACTTTTATACTTTCTGTATAGGCTCTGCGGCCAAACATTTGCTTTTTCAGCAAAAGCATAAGAATCCTCTTTTCATGAAGAGGAGATCTTATAATTTCCATACACCCTCTACTTTTATTAGAGAAATAACCGGGATATCACTGTGATCTTACTGCCTCCACTGCTTTCCACAATTCAAACAACTGATGAAGATTGTCATCGGTTCATCTGCAGATCTCGTCTGCATCTCATAATATGTGCACTCCCTCTTATGGCACTGCTTGCAGTAGAACTGATCAGTTGCCATTGCCTTATTACCCTCAAGCTGCCTCTTTTCCCTTTGCTGCCGTCGGTGAATATAGTCTCTCCACATATCATTTGAAATGGTATATGTATCTGCATCGCAAAGTGACTCGATTGTGAACTTCCCTGACTGGAGGTCCGTCATCAGCTTGTTATTCTGAACGTAGGTGGTGGGGATCAGATTGCCTACGATATGACGAACCCTTGTCTGATAGATGTGCTTGAAGAGGTCATTATTCCAGTGGCATGTCACATGGCGCTTGAGTGCTTCCTTAATAGATGAGTTGTAAATGGCGAGTTCAAGATCAGTTGCGTCCACATCATTTCCAAGTAGCTTCTCAATCTTCTCAATTGAATCCATGCGCATAGGAACATCGGCCGCGTCTACATCAATCTTGAGATGCTCTTCCTTAGGAACATGGAGAATCTGGGAAGTTCCTGATTGCGGATTGATCTGCGCAACCTTCTTCTTCTTTGTTGTGCGGCGTTGAACAACAGGGACGGCTGCAATTTCTACTGCCTCTTCACCCTCCTCTACAGCCCCCTCTTCTACTTCTTCCTCTTCCTCTTCTTCCTCCTCAGCTTCAACTTCAGTCTCCACCTCCACCTCGGCCTCTACCTCCACCTCAGCCTCAAGTTCCTCCTCTTCATCCTCATCCGAATCTAGATCATCAAATCCTCCGAAACTCTTCGTATAAAAGGCCTCATACTCCTCTGCCTTGAAAGAGGTTGGCTTCGTATAGTTATTTGGAGATAGAGAAGCAATAAGTATGATATCACCAAAGTAGAGGCTGGAATCTAGAGGAGGAGGAAGCTCATGTTTATTCTCTGAGCCGGCCTTTCCCTTTGTAAAGCCTAGCAATGTGAGCGTATTCTTCTTATAGCGATAAGTGCCGAGAATCTCTGGAAGCTCCTTGCGCTTCATATGAGTCTGAATTGTCTGAAGGGTGAGGCCACCCGCTTGAAGAGGCAGTTTACACTGCTTGACTTCAGCCTTCTGGGTTAGTAGAATAGATTGACACGTGGACTTACTCATCTTTTTTTGTGATGTTGGAAATGCTTAAATGACTCGTCAACTTTATATGGAGATGGAAGTTCATTGGGTTTCTCAGCCAGTGAACGAAATAAGTGGTCCCGAAAAAGTGGTCATTTACTCCTTTGGCTCTTATAAGGGATTCTTGTGCCCTGATGGTAGCTGGATCTGTTATCATCTTCTTGAGGTTATAGAACAAGAAGATGGTAGCATTTTGGAAAAGGGAGAGATTATGCCTGATGAATGGACACCTCGTTATGCAGTGTCAATTGAAGAGTATCCATGTCTTATGAAAGAGGGGCTTCTGCGGATTCCTGGCTGGCTGATCCGTCTGCCTGGGGAGGATCAACTGCGACAACTACGCCTGAGAGATCAAGGGGTGCAGGTGCAGCGACCTCAGGCACAGCGACCTCAGGTGCAGGTGCAGCGGCCTCAGCTGCAGCGACCACAGGAGCAGCGACCACAGGCACAGCGACCTCAGGCACAGGTTCAGCGGCAGGTGCAAGATCCTTCTCTACCTTCTCAAGGACAGAGGTCAGCTGCGCGCCCTGCTCCTTTGAAATCACGCCCTGTGCAACAGCAACCGCCTCCACCTTCTCGAGGGCCCCAGCCACCTTTGAAACAAGGGCGGCCGCATCAACGCCCTTTACAGCGTCAGCCTGCTCCTTTGAGATCACACCCTGTGACGCAAGCACCGACACAGCCTTCTGCGTAACACATGAAAACCAGCTCAGCCATGTCTTCACACTCACCTCCTTCAGATTGATCTTTCCATTACAAGCATCAATTACTGCTGTTAATGATGATGGAACAGCAGACTCTGATACAAGAACAAGGTGAGTATAGAGCTCAGGGCTCAGCTTGTCCTTTTCTAGGGCGAGGCCCTTCACAAGTGCCTGTGAAACGGCCTCAACCTTTTGACTCGTTGTAAGTGAAGAATCTGAATTAATTTCCATGGCGAGCTTGATACCCAGATTAACTAGGTCACCTGCCATCATTGTAGGCAAGATTGATGTCTGAACTTCGCCGACTAGCTTATCTATCACGCTCATTCTATCTTTGCTAAGTAAGTTTTTTTTAAACACTTTGTTTTTCACCGTTAGTGTAGATGTTTACCAAGATCCTCATAGCCCTCTTTTTGGCTGTTGCAGTGTATGTTACCTACCTCTTCTTCACCACACCCAAGTCATGGACTGATAATGATACATTTGCTCCAGAGATGCCCGCCATGTCCCCTCCCGTTGAACAGCAGCCTAGAGTTAAACCTTCTCGTGTGGTTACCCCGTCAGGACCGAATCCGCCGAACGCTCAGGCTGGTGAAGAATCCCCCCCTCCGGAAGTGACTCCCCAAGACCCCTATGACGACCCCAATAGTTCAGGGAATCTAAAGGACAACCTTCGTCACCCTGAGCGTGTATTTAGCCCGGGAGTTGCTCCTAGAGACACAGGTATGGGGGTAATGAGTGGTGTTGCATCTAACTCTTCTGCTGTAACCTCCCAGGCTATCCAGGTCTTCGCTCCTGAGTCCGCGCAAAATGGTGGGGAATTTATGCAAGGAATCGCGGCTAATGATACTACAGGTGAGGCCGAGTATGCAGCCTTTTAATTACATATCACTTGGATACGAATGTTCAACCGCCACAACCTTACGTGATTTAGGTTTACGAAAAGTGGCACTTCCATTTGATTGGATTCAGATTTCTCCAACAGGAATTTCTAAATGTATTCTTGAGAATTTTACTAATTTTCATAGAGGACTCTATTTGAATGACGAGAGGACACGTATAATTGGAGAATATGGTGCTCAGTTTGTCCATGATTATCCCCTTGATGCAGAAGATCATGTTATAGATAATTGGAAAGACCATCATCAGGAAATATATGCAAAATATCTTCGTCGTATTGAACGATTTCATCAAATATTACAGGCTTCAGAACCAATTATTGCATTGTATAGAGGGGGTGAATTTTCAGATATTTCTATCTTAAAAGGTGCGTTTTTGAAACGGTATGGAAAGACAAATATTGTGTATGTATTTGCTCCATTTTGTTATAATGTGAATCGGCCAGATGATCTATTTATTCCAAATGCATTTGAAAATGTTGTAGTCTGTGATCCTGATGATGGTGGAAAATGGAATCAGAAAGAAATTTGGCTAAAAGCGATCGAAAGGGCTAAAGATTTGCTCATGAAATAAGATAGAATGGAGAACGATGGAAACCTTCGCTCTTCACACAGAGAAATGAGTCAACTCAAGTTAAAGCATGCTTCTTCGTCTTTGCACGATCTGATACAACAGTTCGTGGAAACACGCGTAAAAGATTGTTGTATTCGGCAGCGTCTACAAACAGATAAGGAAACTATTATAAGACGTGGAACCTTCTATGCTCTAGAGAATGAGTCAAAGGCCGAGCCTGGATTTCTCATTTTTCTGCCTGGACAGCCAGCTGTTTTTACAACAATGAGAGGTAAGACAAGTGCCGCGTGGATGATGAGGATGCGTGTAGACGTTACTTTAGCAGATGGTGGGGGGACTATGCTAATTGCGACTCTTGATAAGATCCAGCATACGATGCGATTCGAAGATGTCTGGATCTGGAAGGGAGAGGAACTTGCAAGTAACAAGACATACACGCAGCGCCGCCAGTATTTGAAGGATTTTGTTGAAAAGTGCTGGACACCTGATCCTCGTCTAATGGGCGGGATCACGTGCACAGTGGCTAATCCGAAGCCGTTGGCTTCTGTTCTTGAGTCAGACAACTTTCATAGTATGGAGCTCATCCCTGAACTTCCTGGACGACGACGCTTTTGGTTTCTGAAGGAGGAGCCTGTTGCTCCTCCACACCAGGCGCCTGCGCCTGCAGCCTTGTCTGTCCAAAAGGAGATGGTGGCTCAGGCTAATCGTATGAATGTATATGCGGTGGCTTTAGAAAGCCTTCCTGATGTCTATGATCTCTTCTTGGAGAATGGAACACCGCTTTGTAGGGCAGCAGTCCAGCAACTAGCCCTCAGTCAGCAGCTGCGCGGAAAGAAGGGAAAGATTCCTGTTGTCGCAGAGTGGAAGGCGGAGTTTGGTCGGTATGAAATTGTTGCTGTTGCCTAATGTCGTGACTTTATTTTAAGGAAGCTTTAGCTTCGTTAAATTAAATGTCCTACGACGTTAGATCCAGATAGTTTGAAAATCGGCCTCCTCTTCTGCAAAGGCTTGAACATGTCCTTTACATTGTATGATCTCGGGCCATGTCTGGATACGAGTGTCTCTTACATCTTCAGATACATAGTTGCAAAGTTCAACCTTCAGCGCCGCAATATCTCTTACTAACTGTGTTCTTGTCGCAACAGGATTTTGTATACATGGGATACCATTGATATGAATAGGATCATCTTTCAGATACCGATTTAGTAGAGTGCGTTGTGCTTCAAATGTGGCCGCAAGTCTAAGTTTCTTTGCTACACCCGCCCAGACAACCCATGTAATAAATTTTCGTTGTCTTGCCCTTCTTAGCTCCTGTATTTGCGCTTGAATTTGTTGTATATGTGCACCTATATCTTGTATAGTAAGATGTTCTTCTTCAAAAATTTCTATACGACACAAAGGACATGTATTATTTGTTTCTAACCAAGGTTCCAAGCATTTCGCATGGAAAAGATGCTGGCATTTGGCTACTGCACGCACTCTTTCCCCATCTTCTAGAGCTGTTTGACAAACAGGGCAAAATCCCTCTTCTCCGAAAAGGTCGAAGAGCTCAGTCCCCTCCATTCTGCTGGGTTTGAAGTTTAAAATAGTGGCGTGAAGTAGGAATGGTTCAAAGAAAAAGAACCCGCCGCGGAATGCGTAAGAATACACGCAAGTCAACGCGAAAGCAGAGCGGCGGTGCCTGGGGTTTTGGAGCCCCCGTTGCGCCTGGACTTGTTAACAATTTTGCTTCCACAAACATAAGACTGGGCGGCACCCTCACTCCCGATTGTCTCGCTGCCGTTAAACCCGATACAATGGGTTTTTTTGGCGCTAAGGGGCTTCCGGGTCTCTCAGGCGGCTCTAGAAAGCAGCGTGGTGGCCGCTACGGCTTTGTTTCTGCCGATGGTGGAGCTGCTCCTGGTTCTCCGTGGCTGGGCGGACTCGCACCTACACAGAGCATTGCGTGCGAGGCGAGCACTCCTAACCCACTCAATCTGCGACAGCTCGGTGGTGCGGCCCATCTCATGGGTGCGCCTCTTATGAGCCAGGCGACGGCGGGTGGCCCTGTCAGCACTGCGGGGCCGGATCAGGCCTATTATGCGCCGACGGCCGGCTATGGAAACCAGGCGAGCACCTGGGTCGGCGGAACAGGCGCCCCCTCACTTATTCAGAACCCTTATGCGGCGGGAGGGATGAACCCCGCCTGCGTAAAGACAGGTGGTGCTCGTCGCGCCAAGAGCAGAAAGGGAAAGAAGCGCAGCTCTAGTCGTCGGTAAAGAGACAGCCATTCGCATCAGCCTGGACAAAAGCCACTGATTCGTCTGGTTCTATGTCATCTTCCATTATCGTATACTTACATTTCCGATAGTATATACATCTTTTCTTATATTGTGAACGATACACTCCGTGAACATCCACAATATCAATAATGAGGGGTGAGACAATGCGTTTATCTGCCTGAATCCGCAAAATGCGCCCCGTGCTTTGCTCCACATTCTTGCGAGGACTCGCCATAATCACCGAATTAAGAGTCTTAATATTCATGGCCTCACTCGCCATTGCATAAGAAGCAAGAAGAATCTGCGCATTCGCCGCACCTGTTTCTCTCACTTCCTCTTTCATACCTCCAATGTAATATCCAATTGAATATCCAGGTAGCAAGTCCTCAATTGCATTCAAATGGGAAATCCGTTCACTGAGAACAAGCACCTTGCGCCTCTTATCTTCGCAGAGTTGCTTCAAGCACTCCGCAATCATGGCTGTCCGTTCCTGGCATTCAACCACTTGTGTGAGAAGGCGCGCCATGACGATCTCCTTTCTCCAATCAAGTGGAGGCTCCACATATGCAGCATCTTTACAGGTCACAAAGATGGGTCGCACAGTTACACTCGGATCCGGATCACGAGTCTTTTCCCAATACACAGGCTCTCCCAAGAACCACTCGAATACTTTCGTGAGCCCATCCTCTCTCTTTGGAGTTGCGGAAAGGCCAAGCATTTTTCTAGTTTGCACTTTCATGAGAGCCTTGGAAAAGTGCGAGGCACCAAGGTGATGACATTCATCAAAGATTGCAAAGCCATAGTCTTGGAATGTATTTGGAAGAAACTCTTGACCGCAGAGTGTCTGGATCATACAGAGTGTGCAATCATACTTCTCCGGATCAATTTCCCTCCTTCCCGCTTGACAAATGCCAATACGCAAGCCAGGAAGAAGAGATTGGATTTCACCTTTCCACTGATTCATTAAGAATTCCTTGTCCACGATAACAAGGAATCTCTTACCCAGTTTAGCAGCAATTGCAACGGCCATAAATGTCTTTCCGCGACCACACGGAACACAGATGAGGCCATTTGCATCTGCCTTTATAAACATATTGATGATATCTTTCTGATACTCATAAGGAGTTCCCACAAATCTCTTTGCTTCCGCTAAAAGTTCCCGTCCTTCACTTACAATGTTTGAGTCGGCAGGGCCAAAGGCAGCCTCTCCCCAGCGCCTGGGAAGATAATAGCGCTCTTTGGATTCCCGATAAATCTTAAACGAGAGATCCTCCTTTGCCGCAAACTTCTGCTGAACAATGGGCGCCACTGTCAACTCCTTTTCAACACGCAACTTTTCTGCCTCCGTCAGTGCATCTTTCCGAATTGAATAACCTTTTGATGTGATTACTTTTGCAAGGTCCTTGCCACCCCAGGACCGAGGATGCTGGTCCATCTTTTTGACTTCCTCTATTAGTAATGAATAAGCTAGATACGGGTTTAGCCCTTGGTTCTCTAGGTGTCTTCTTAGTAGCCCCGTATCTGCCTACGTCTCTGTATAAGTTTGCCTTCTCTTCTTTACCGGTTCCTTTCCTTCTGATTTTATCCCTTCTTGTTACAATGTATTATAGTCGCATTGGCTCTATCACACTGTTTCTTGCAGTTACAGCGCTCTTTGTTGAATATAGACGCAGAGTGTTTTTAGTCAAGAAGGATCTACCGACACCTACATATGAAGAGCAGCTAGCACCTGCCCCTACGATTATGCCGAATGAGGTTCATCCTGAGCCTCGGGCACCGAGAGGAGGGCTTGTAAGTTACAAGCCTTCTTCTGATGCGACAAATGAGTTTGACTCGGTTGATCAGACTATGAATCAGAAACAGGTTCTTTCCACGTCAAGGCTGCCTGAGCAGGCCCAGAAATTCATGATTGAGCAGGGGCTGGCCCAAGTCGCGCCTTAGCGGCGACGTCCAAGTCGCGCCTTAGCGGCGACGTCCAAGTCGCGCCTTAGCGGCGACGTCCAAGTCGCGCCTTAGCGTATTAAAACTCCTGACAAGAAACCAGCAAATGCAAAAAGAACCGCTGTCACTGTAACAGTTGGTGCTTCTTTAATCCACTCGGGCCATGATTCAATTGAGCCGAGTGTTCCTCTATACCAAAGAAACCCATAAATTAGTCCTATAATTATACCAATGCTTGCAAGTATACCAAGAAAAATAGCAATATAGAGTTCAAGTTGCCCAGGATCAAGTCCTCCTTTTGATAGGTCTTTCTTCGCGGTATCTCTATCTGCAAGTATTTTATTAAGGGGCTGCACCTTTCCCGTTGTCACATCAATTGTTATATTACCGTTGACAACAGAAGCCTCAGGATCAAGAGGCACACATTTATAAGATTCTGTAGCATTTGTTTCAGTCGGCTTTGTAGTTTGTGCTGTTGTCAAACTACTAATACGAACAGCAACTTTGAAAGCATCAAGTGTCAAAAGAAGAGGGGTTGATGCAAAGGTTACATCTGCAGGAGCGGCTACTTGAGGATAAATCGGCGGCCCCGCCACTGTAAGTATATTGGGATTATGAGGACCTGATCGTGATACTGTTGTGGGTGTTCCTCCTTTAATAGCACTTAATGTTGTTGAACTAACAGAACATCCCTCATAAAAGACCAGACAAATTGCCGAATAGGCATTTGGATTGAGACATGTAGAGTAGACGGCGTAAGGGGCTGTTTTAGAAATACAATCCTGTATACTAAAAGGGCCATTTACCTTCTGGCCTGATAATCCCTGCAAATAAGCAGGATCTGAACTATAGGTTTCCTCATTTAGAAGAGGGACTGTAATGAAAATATATTTATCTATGACTGATCTATTTTTTGTTGAAAATGTTAAGACAAGATCTACTGTGTTTTTTGTCTTTTTACTTGTATCAAGTATCCATTTTGTATGAGTAGGATTCGTAAGTTGTGCTGAAAGAAGAGTATAGTTTACACCATTGTAGCGAATCGTAGAGGAAACAGTAGTTTCATCTATGAGGCCCAGTGGTCCATTTGAAAATTTGGGAACTGTTGATCGGGTTCCAAAATTAAATTGGATAGGAAAAGGGTCTGTAAGAGTAGTATATAATTCTTGAGTAGGAGTAAATCCTAGGCTGATTGGGAATGATTTATTTCCAGCCGTTGAGCACATTCTATATAATACCAGGTATATATGTCGGCCCATCGAAACGATAGAGGGTTGCTTTTGCAACCTGACCCGTAGGAGATATCTTAATCTCCTCTCCTGACATCAGCTCATCACAACCAACATCATCCTGGCAGTCACGACGCTTATAATGGATAGGGAGAGGAACCGGATTATATGTATCTGTGCGCGTATAATAATTAAAGCGATCTGATCTTGCTGCCGTGCGTCTTCCATAGAGAGGAAGCATCTGTCCATCTTCCGTTTTCAGAAGACCCATTGACTGATAACTCTCGGGCAGGCCACGTGTCGGCATATTCACCATGGCACCACCAGGAGGAATCAAAGCACCGCGAAGATCAGGAGGTGAATTCCAGATACGCTGGGGCCTCGGCGCCTGACTATATCTTCCATCTCCATCTGTCGTTACATTCACATTGATAGGGGTAGGAACATGCACTTGTGTTCTCTCCTGTATTCCATGCGGCCGTTGCTGCGCAAAAAAGATAAAGATAGCAGCAATCACAAGGCCAAAAGCAATAAGAAGGCCGGGTGTAATACAAAATACACCTGGCGGACATATATTTTTCATTCGCATTACCATCTACTAACGGCCATTATTAAACAGGCATAGGGCCAACCTGCTGCGACGGAACAGAATCCGCGCCCTGGAGAGGGCGGGCAGACTCAGATGAGAGTGCTGTCTGAATAGAATCCGCATCGTGGACCGCTACAACCGGATTTGCCTTAGGATCTCTCTCTACAGAATCCATCTTCGGAACCGCCTGCTCAGGGATCACTAGCATGCGCCCCTTCTCCTTTACATAGGCAGGGACACTCACCGCAGAGCCAGTGTCAACAGGGGCCTTTTCCTCTGAAGAGATGTTCTGGAAATTCTCAATCTCAGGAGACTCGAGGGTTCCACTCGGAACCTTTGCCTCTGTATGTGAGGCCTTCTTGATCTCCTTCACTCTCTCAGAGACGGATGCCGCTGAGTGCTCGGCGTTGGCGAATCCATCCATATTCTGCTTGTAAAGGCGAGTAGTGAGAACAAGAAGAGGTGTTGCAACCAGAATGATCATAGAGACAACAAGATTGTTTGTGAGCCCATAGAGTGCAAATGCGGCCAGTAGGGATAATACTGAGATCTGCATGGGGAGATACAGAAAATTATAGAAGACGACCAGGGCCGTTAATACAGGAAGAAACATATTTTGCTTCATTGATACCTTCTACCATATAATCTTAAAATTATAATGAAAGAAGTGGAACAATCACCCTCTGTAAAATCCAGAAGGTTAATCCAGCGACGAGTGACTTTAGAAGCAGGCCCAGTGTCGTAAGATCTCCCGTGGATCTAAGAAGAGTAGGAAGATAGGTTCCGATGATAATGTGGATTACGGGAAGGCTGAAGACAAAGACAAGAAGGCTCACAAGCACAGGAACCTTCATCTCATCAAAAATCTTATTCCACCAGCTCTTCTTAGGAGCGCGACGAGGAGCAGGGGGCGCCTCATCCGACCAGCTAGCAGCAGTGTCAAATGAAGAGGAAGAGGGCATGCCCTTGGGCTGAATGGCTGCCTGGAAATCGGAGGGTGTGGGATGATCATGACCAATCACGTGGGCAGTGGCGGGAACATTGTCCATTGTGTGTCTTGCAACTGAATTCGGGTTCGGAGAGGAAATAACACCACTCGCCTGCGGCACAGGAGCCGGGGGCTCATTGTTCATATCGGCCATGATCTTGCTGATCAAGTCGCCGTCACCTTCCAGTTGTGGAGATGTGTCCAGATCGCTGATCAGTGTTCCCGAACTCATAGTTTCTCACCTGGAAGACGATTTTCTACTTTACCAGGTAACGCGTTAATCTTAATATAAAGGAACAGTGGTCGTAAAAGATTCAATTGTTCCTGATTTCAGACAGTCAGTTGGAGTGCTCCGAAACTGATAACATTTGGATCCAAGTTGATAGGTTGATTTATTAATCTCTTCAACAGAAGGGGCCTTGTGAATCTCACATTCTTTTCCTTGGCATATCGGTCGTATAAGTGCCATTAGAGCAAATCCAAGAATAAAGCTAAAGATTGTATTAAAGTGTTTTGAATGTAGGAATTCAAACATCTGCTTGTTACATTGATTTAAAACATTAACTAAGAATAGATGTTAAAACACTTTACACTTATACCTTTTCTTGTAGGCCTTGCATGTGGAACTATCCTCCTCTTCTTCAAGGCTGATCCTGTGAAAATCATGAAGTATCCTCATCCTACAAATGTAGATGGCAACGTTTACAAAGATAAAAATGGTGTCTGCTACAAATATGCCAGTAAAGAGGTAAATTGCGATGAGAATGAGGCTACACTCAAACCATATCCTTTGCAATAATCATTTGCGAATCTTAATCTTTCCTGTAACTGCCCGTATAATCGCCCCCGTCTTCGCCTTCTCCTGTTCTTCCACGGTGATCACAGACTCCTTCGCTTCAGGCGGAGGCGGCTCAGCGACCGGCGCCTTCTCTCTCATACTCGCCCTCAGTCCCTCAAGCACCTTGCCCACCACATTGTCTGAGCGCCAGTTCGCAGGATCCAGAATCTTCTTGGAATCAGATCCAACACCCACACCACCCCCGCCTACAGCAGGATCTGCATAGACGAGAGTGTCCTGGCCTGTTGAAACGAGTTTCTCTACTAATTCAGGGTGCTGGTTGTAGACAGCAGTGAGAATAGGAAGCCAGAGAGCTTGCGGTGACTTCGCCGGTTCAGTCACCTTTCGCGTATGCACTGCAATTGTTCTGGCCGAACGTGTCTTCAAGATCTTATCCCGCACTTCCTTCTGTCCCTTCTCGGCCATGCGCTCCGCCTCATAGGCCTGAAATGCGGAACTGTAGCGTGTCTCCTTGTAGACAAAGTCCACAGGCCACATAGGGCTGAGATATCCATTCTGAGAGTCCTCGGCGGAGAAGAAGACACGAGCCGTTACACCCGTCGTTAGAAGTGCTGTGCCTACTACACCACTCTCTTGTGGAACTACAGCAGGTAGAGGTGTGCCAGCCTTTTCATACCGTCCATAGAATTGTGACCCTGTAAAAGGGCGACGTTCAAGGACAAAGATTCCCTCTGAAATTATGTCGTCTTTTCCTAATAAATTGTGTGTACCGAATAACTTTCTCTGTTCATACGGTTCATCAAATAGGATCTGATTCGTAGTAGGAACAGGAATTGTCTTAACACCACGGACGGCTGAACGAGTATCTACACGTCTGAGCTCGGCTGTTAACACATTCTGATTCGCTTGAATAACAGGAAGAACCTCACCAGTGGCCTTGTAATTCAAATACGCCTCGCGCAACTTCTTTCGCTCCTGCTCATAAAGAAGATCAAGGGCAGAAAGCTTAGTTAGCCTCTGTGTATCCATTTCCGTGCGCTCTTCCGTAGTAATAGGTCTAAATGTCTTTAAAGAAATAGTTGATTCAAGAACACCCTCTTTGTTATAGGTATTCAAAGAACCATCATCTCCTATCTTAAATTGTGCAGGTCGTCTACTATGCTGTTTGTAGAAGGCCCGGATTTGTTCGCTTGTCTTTTGGTCATACGGTTCTTCCATCTCTAAAAGACAACAAGAATAGTTATGAAGAAGCTGGACTATGCTATACGCCTCGTATTCGGCCTAGTCCATGCAATTTTTATAACACTCGTAGGGTTCGGACTTGCACTTCTCTTTCCCAGTCTTACAACCTTTATGTTTGGTCTTATTGCATTTATCCTTCTTCCAGCCATTAGTCTAGGGATTGGATTTCTCTGTAACCTCTGTATTCTATACGTAAGTCGTGGGGTGTTAGACGTTCGGAAGGCTTTTCAGAGGTGTTGGTATCCTGCGGCAGGAATTTTCATTGTAGGAATTTGTGTAATGCCGTTTGAAATTACACAGATTCCTCTTTTTGGAGATATGAATATGATGTTCGGACTGTTTCTTATTGGAAATGCTGTGACAACATCTCTACTTCAAGTGTATTCGGGCCTTGTTATACAGGAGTTTGAGGCAGGAGCCTATTCAGGAGGCTCCTGTTAAGGAGACGCCTGTTTGAGGCAGGAGCCTATTCAGGAGGCTCCTGTTAAGGAGACGCCTGTTTGAGGCAGAAGCCTATTCAGGAGCATCCTCACCAATAAAAACATAGCGGGGAATCTCCTCTCCAGCACTCGCCTTATTGAGAGCATAATAGCCAGGCTTCATTTTACCAGTCTTTACCTTCTCTGAACTTACCTCTGTCGGAGAGAAAATTCTTACAACGGAATAACTGACCAGGGCCCAGACAATGCAGAAAAGCCAGACAGGAAAGGGTGTGAGTTTCTCTGACTTTGCCAGGCCAAACTCCTTCCAAGTTCCATCTTCATTAAACATGTAGGCCGGCTTGAAAAAAAGAAGGGCAGCTACACCTGTTAAATAGAGGATAGCACTAAAGAGTAGCACCCTCATTCTGTTTATCGGCCGTTATTTTCTTTAGTTTCTCAAGATAAAGAATCGCGTCCATTAGTTCTTCTTGAACATGCTGGATCCAATCCTGAAGACCGAGGTCCTCACGATCCAGAGTGGTCCCATACTTCTTAATACCGATATCAGAGCGTTGCTGGAACTTTTCTATGACGGCTGCTACGACGCTGTCCTGTGGCTTCTTCTCTGAGAGGAGAGATGACATCTGAATGCTGCTTACACGGATGCGCACCGTCAACTTTACGTTTACAGGTAGAGCCAGAGGTTGTATCTGCAGCACAAATATAATAAAGCACGTATCCACGCTTTACCTTGTTTTTCATCCACGCAGCAGAGGATTCGTCGAAAAAGGCTGGGGTAAATTCCATACTGTTCCTTTAAGGGTGGCAGGATCAATTTTTTTTAAAAGTAGAAGCAAGAGCCATATTTTGTTATCATACGTTTCTGCTGTTTATCAGCTAAGATAACAGCAAGTGACCAATTCATTATATGAAACCACTTGTTGTTATGTAATTCATAGAATAGTTTTACTCTCTTCTCCATACTATTAGTTTTCATACTAATTATTGTAAGGAACAGATTTCATTTTTATTATCGGTTAATAATCATCCGCCGCCGTCTGCTCATTCCCATACCCCTCTTCACGCCCCACCTCATCGGCCGGCACAACCGCCCTCATCTCTGCCCTCTCTATTCTCTCCCTCTCATACTGTTCAGGATTGTAGGCAGTGATCATGCTTGTGCCGCCCACAGCCCAGACACCGAGGCCCAGGCGCTTATTAGTGAGCTCCACCGCCTTTTGCTCAGGCGACATCTTGTCAAACCGACTGATAATGCGCATCTTCTCTACCTCATCACGTCTGGCAATCTTTGACTTTATCTCTTCTTCCGTAAAATTCAGACCCTCCGCCTTGAATCGCCCCAAGCAAATGGCAAGAATCTGCATCGCACCCTGTGTCTGAATATCAAGCGTCTCCTCCTCTCCATCCACTTCTCTCAATGCTGCATTGTTCGGATCGGCGCACTCTGCAAACATGCCCAGAACCATTGCCTGTATGAGATAAGGGAGTCCAATCTTGCCTCCAGGAACAAGAGGAGTGCGCAGCTCCGTCTGAAGAACAGGAATGGTCGCCGCCAACCGTTTCCGCAGCATCTGAATTTTCGCCCTTGAAACACCCTTGTATTTTATCTTCATCTCGCCCAGAGATCCAAAATGATTTGACAGGAGCTCGTGGAGATCATCTACCGTCCCCTTTCCAAGATCATATGATTTCTGAACTCGCAGAGACTCGATGTGAAATCCTGTATTCAGACGCTGGAAAGGAATGAGAAAATAGGTCTGTAGACTCTGCACTAACGCGGTAGGATTCTGAGTCACCAAAGACTCGATCGTGCGCGCATTATCCTGTCCAAGACGAAGAGCAAGAACCTGCTTGAACTCCTCCGTGAGATTAGAGAGAGGTCCATACGCCGTGGCAATGTCAATCTCATCTGCTACCCTGTCTGCCGGCATTTTCTTGAGAGCTTCTATTGCAGCCGCAAGAGTGGGTTGCAGGCCATCAAACGGGGTCGGCCTAATCGCCATCACCTTTTCAAGAAGAGCAATACCTGAAAGAGGGGGAGCCGGCAGTTTCTTCTCAACACTATAGCGATTATGCGATTCATCCAGAAGTTCCTGGAAGCGATCTCTTGATGTATCAATGTTCTGCGAATCCAGAGCCACCTTTCCTTCTTCAGGTGTGGGTGCCGCATTAGGAAATTGGAATCCGCAGTTCAGACAGAGATTGTCATAGCCAGGCTCATGCGGTAGACCCTTGCGCGGGCCTTCAAAACATACCTGGAGGAACACGCGATACAAGATGGAATCCGACGCAACGACACGAAGAGGGTCCTGCTTCCGCTCCTTGAACGGGACAGCCAGATGACTTCCCTTCGGGCCCAGTCTATGTCTGTGTTGGACAAGAGCCGGCAGTGTCGCCTTGTCCCAGAATTCGCTTGGTGAACTGATAGGATGATAGCAGCACGTGACTTCGCTATAAGGATTTGACACCTGAATACTGGCATTCTCTTTTGCCACCTGATTGGCCAAGAGAATCCATGCACGCGCTCTCTCTCTATCTCCCGCAGCCTCCGCAATCACTGGAGGTCCACCCTCCATCTTCTGCGGAGGCGCAAACCCCGCAGGCATCTTTTCCACCAGCCCCTCTTCCTCTGTCTGGATTTCCTGCACCTTCTCCATTGCCTCTTTTTTCAAAGTGATTTCCTGCTGAACCTCTGAACCCTTGATTGCCGATTCAAGAGTTGACATGAGAAACTTGGCAATGGCCACGCGCCTCTTCTCTTCAACCCGCTCCTTCTGAAATCCTGTTAAATTCCACGGAGAGGTCGACTCATTAATGCTCGCAATTCCGCAGGCCACATACTCAACTCCTCCTGTCTGATCCTTTGTCGTCATGGGATATCCCGAAAAGGTGGCTCTGCAACCAGGAAGCTTGTAGCGAATCATATAATTAGGAATTGCTGTCTGAACCTCAATAAGTAAATAGGCGCCAAGAGAGAGAACTAAAACGCGATTTCTCAGAACATCATAGTCGAGAGTGGCAAGGCCTTTTGCCTTACTCGCTTTCTGATATCTGGCATACTCCTCGCGATTCGGCTGCTTCAGAAGATCGGCCTCAACCCGCGCAGCAATCTTTCTGAAACCGGCCTCCGTTAACTGAATACCAACACGGGACGAGAGCTGCTTTGTGACCTTGTAGATCATTATCTGAAGCTCCGTGGAAAAGACGAGTTCTTCTTTTACAATGGCAGGTCCGAGAAACTGCTCAATCTCATCCTGTAAAATGGCGTCCTTGTCTACAAGTTGAGCGCGACCCATCATCGGCCGCCCCTCATCGTCAAACTCGAGGCTTGTGTCATAATCAATATCTGAGATAGGTTGGCCACAATTCTTGCAGATATAGCGCCCCTGGAATTGGCCTCCACTGAACGCCAGAAGAAGTTCCTTGTGGAGAACATCCTTTTCTTTTGGTCGCAAATACTCCTGGATCAGAAGAAGTTCATGATTACAAAGAGCATGCTGACTACAGACAATACAGTGGAGCCAATTATCTTTCATCTCACCTCTGAATTTTGTGAGAAACTGGACAAGCGCTCTCATGCGAAGATTCGCATCCTTGATCTTGCGAATGGCCGTTAAAGATGGAACGTGGGGGCAAGGATTCGGCCGCGGCACTTCACCCACATCCTGCTTCTTCTCAAGCAGCTTCGTCGCCTGGTGTAGCCGCTCCAAGAAATCACCACGACTCTTTCTGCGAATCTCCCGCTGTAGAGTAATGGGTGCACCTGATAAAGCGGCCAGGGTGAAATCGTATTGCTGGCTGAATAAATACGCGAAGAGAGCAATGTCATTTTCTCTGTAGGTGGGAAAGCGCGCTTGAAAAATGGAAATGGCCTTCTGAAACCAGGGCTCCGTCATAAGTTGGGCTATTCTTTCCGTCACTGTATCAGGATTTAGAAGAGGATTGTTCTCTAGGGAAATGGCTTCTAGGGCCGCCTTGGCATCTTCATTGTTTTTCTGAATAGAAGCTCTTACTAAAGCTCTATATGAATCGAGTTTCTCAATCACCACCTCCATTTGATCCAGACTGAGTTCCTTCGTATTAAGGCCAAAGGAAGAGAGAAGATTCATGACATCTGCAAATCCGCGTGTCTGAAGGGGCTGGCCGCGTAGCCAGTCCTCGATTGTGATATTTCCTAGAGATCCAGAATTCAGACTAATAATAGCGCCAGCTGCAGGCACCTCCGTGACAGGCTGCTCCTTCAGAATCTGGAACATAGAGCGTGGCTTTCCCATTCCCTTATCCATATCGACTGCTAGTTTGCCTGAACGAATAGCTCCAAGATCTCTGTCATAACGAAGAGGAAAGAGGATGTAGTTATCAATAGGCGTGGACTCCGCGGACTCAATCACACGCGGCGCATCCTTTTCTCTGAGTCTGCCCATACGGGAGCCGAGGCCTCGTAGAAGACTGTAGTGAATGTCCTTTATCGCTTCAATGCCTACAGGCACCTTTTCATTCTCTGTAGTCCAAAGACCATCTCCCAGCTTCACCTCGGCATCAGGAATAGTGCCGCGGAAAAACTCTGCATCCACGCCAAATGTCTTACTTAATTCATTTGATCCTGCTGTCCAGGACTTCATGTATCTGGAAAAATATCCCTCCCAGCTGAGATACCAGTTAGGAAGAATATCAGGATTGAGTTGCTGGGACTGAATACCGCCTATCTGTCCCTCATAATACTCATTTGACTCCTTTATGATATCCTGAAGATACTGCACATCGAGTGTGTCATATCCCGTCGTCACCGGATCACCACTTTGCTCCTTACGTCTCATCTTTCTAATTCCCTCCGCCGAGTGATCCAGATACAGAACGCGCTTGACAGGTGCTACACGTCTGGAAAGAGGCACAATACCCTTTTCAAGAAGCTGGGCGAGAGTGGAATAGTAGGTTGCTGTTAATCCAGACGGCTCTCCTGACTTGTTATATTTCGTAACCTGGTTACGAAGATGAATCATGAGTTCCACCAGCTTACGAATCTCAGACTGTTTCTGGGGATTCTTCTGCTGTTTTACCGTTAGTCCTGAAAGAAGATCCTGGATCATATCATTGCGCTGGACAACATCGGGATAGAAACGCTGGGTGGCATAGATTTCTCGAATCTCTGTAAATTCGGGGACTTCAAGAGAATCAAGGATTTCGAGGCCCTCTTCCTCTTCAACTGTCTTCGGGGCATCGGGTGCCTGATCAGGGATTTCCTCCACTGGTTCTCTCACGCGAATAACGACGAACTCCTCATCTTGGGGAATTCCAGTGAAATCAAAGGTGATCTTCTTTTCAGCACCCGTGTTATCCACGAAAACGGCACTATCTTCGGTTTCATTGATTGAGGTAATCTTGTAAGTGATTCCCATCTCTCCACTCGGCTTCACCGTTTCGGCAAGATAGCCCTCTTGGAAATCGGACTGGACGACGAAGGCGGGACTGACACGTTTTTTCAGAACATACACATTTGTGATTCCAAGCTTCTCGTCAAAATCTCCATCTACAATGGGGATTCGTTCAATGCGATGAAGAACACCATCGGGTAAAATTCCCATAAGATTTTCATCTAGATAGTAAATCTTGCCACGAAGACTATCAAGGACTCCGCCGACTATATATATTCTGTCGCCTAGATCAATACCTTGTTCTTCTTCTGGCGCTTCAGCAACTGCATTAGGCGCTTCAGCAACTGCATTAGGCGCTTCAGCAACTGCATTAGGCGCTTCAGCAGGCTGCTTGTTCTTATCTTCTTTGTTCTCCTCAGACATATCCCCTATTCTAACACTGAGTTTCTATTTGGAAAAATTGACGGATAGGGTATTCATACATAGTATACAATGACCCCCTTTATTTCTCTCACTAATCGCTATGATTCGTGGGAGTCTCTGAAGTCCTTTCTTACATCAGAAGAGGGTGGTAAGTTTACCATCCGGGACTGCGTAAGCACAAACTTCGCTATCATTCGTTATACACGTGGAGTAACTGACTTCTCCAAGTTCGATGGTTCACAGTGGTTCCGTTCAGTTGTATGGGACACGGTGAAGAACAGGCCTGTTTGCGTTTCACCGCCAAAGGCCACTGAGGGCCCTCCTCCTATTGACACCACTCTCACAGTAGAGGAGTTTGTGGAGGGCGTAATGATCAATGTAATTGGAACTCTTGATGAGAATAACGAGCCGAAGTATCATTTGGCTTCTCGTTCTCAGTATGATGCAGGTGGAACTTTCTATAGCAAGAGGACGTTCAAGGAGCTGTTTACGGATGCGCTTGTGCCGAAGGAACTCTTTGATTATGTCGAGAAGCCGAGTGCAGACTTCCCTAGCACTTTCCAGAGCCTTGTTCTCCAGCATCCTGAGCACCAGATTGTTACGAAGTTCACAAATCCGCATCTTATTCCAGTTGAGAATGGAAAGGTGGATGCTAGTGGAAATGTCTTCTTTACCCATTGCCATGCACAGAAGGTCTTTGTAGATCGGATGACTTTTAGCAGCGAAAAGGAGATCTGGGATCTCATTCAGACAAAGTCAATGGAAAAGGGATGGAGGTGGCAGGGACTCGTTTTCAAGGACGACAAGGGAAATCGCTGGCGCCTCAAGAATACGACCTTTACGTATCTTCAGGGCCTACGCGGAAATGATGCGCTAGCAGTGGATCGTTTCCTCCGTCTTCGTGCCGCTCACAAGATCACAGAGTATCTCACTCACTTTTCCGAGGAGAAGGAGATCTTCTGGAGTTTAGAGCAGAAGCTGCGTTTCGCCACCAAGGCTGTCTATGATGCGTATGTCTCGGTTCACAAGTCACATGAGAAGGTTCTGGCCGATATTCCCCAGCCTGCGAAGACAATTGTCTTCAAGTTGCATGCGCACTACTTGGCCGATCTCCGCCCTCAGAAGCGCAGCATTGTAATGAAGGATGTGGTTGACCTGGTCAACGCCCTGCCTCTTTGGGAGCAGAAAATGCTTCTTCAGTGATGCTTTCTCGTGCGTTGTTTCTTAGACTTCTTTGATGATCTGCGCGTCTTTCTCCGTCTACCTCCCATTGTAAAGGAGGGGATGTTTCTTACAATTTTAACTCCCGTTTTTTGATAGTCCTCTAAGATCGGAAGAGCACCCGTTAGGTAGGAGACATAGATGGGGGGAGGGTTCTGTCCTGTTTCCATAATAGTCCTGACAATGTCTTGAACTCCAGAAACTTCACCCTGCGTTAATAGGTGTAACTTGGGTATTAATGTGAATAAATACTGATTGACATCCTTTTCATTACTGGTATCCAAATACTGCTCAGCCGTTACGCGATTCAGCTGAATAGGGAGCATAGGGAACCGAACAAAAGGCTGTATCACATATACGCGAACAGTTACACCATTTAGTTTACCCCCATTTCTCTTTACATATTTCATAATATTCATGGCTGTGTCCTTCACGCACCAATCGCCAGCGAGGCCAACAACAAACACATTGTGCGAGCCACTTGTCTGTCCCTCTTCGAGTAAATCCTCGATTTTGAACTTCTTACCTAACTGAGCTGCAATCGCCTCAGATGTCGCCGTGGAACAGTCGGCAGGTAGAAGGGGATTCTTTTCAACATTGCCGCAGTCGGCAATCGGAGCAACAAAAGGCATATCAGCAAAGTTCTTGCTCTTATCGTTGAGATACCAAGATCCCGTCTTTGAGAGCCAACTAGTATCACCTTCGTGCTTGCAGGCTAACTGGCGCCCATTTGCATATTTATTTGTATTGCCATTCTTAATATAATTTACAGCGCTAAATGAATCCGTTCCATGATCGCAACCCTTGAAGATTACATCAGCATTAGGGAGAGTGGAAAAGGGCTTCATGGATTCATGAAGTGCAGCACCATCGTGGTTCGCAATACAGTGGGGAGGAAAGGGGCCGCCCTTCGTAAAAAAAGAGCAGTGATCACTTGTATGAGTATCTCTTGAAAAGACGATCTTAGTAAATTTTTGGGCGTTTGTTCTAATAAAGTTGGCGAGGGGCTGAGCCATGGTTTCACCGTCGGAGACTGAAAAACGACCAGGTTTAGTTGGAGAAACAGGATTCAGAATAAAATCATTCTGCATATCAATTACCATGAGAGAACGACTCTCAGCCGGCTCCGCCGAGTCTACAATCACATTACCAAACTTTTCTGCATGAATTTTTTCCAGATAATGATTGTAAAAATCAACGCTATCTGTAAATCCAGTTGACCAATTGTGATTCGGCATCTATTTTATTCTAAGATTTACTTCGCAAGGAACGGCTGAGCCAGGTTGTCCTTACTTCGCAAGGAACGGCTCAAGTGATGCGCGCCACGATCCAAACATGTCCGCACACCCCTTCGCCGCTTGCGCAACCGCGGCGCGCGCCGTCACCTGCTGACCATCCTTTTCAACACCAATCCGTAGAACCATCTGATCACGCAGAGGATGAGGAACCTTGTAACCCGCAAAGCTGATCTCACCCGAGTCCATCAGATTCTGCTCAATCCACGTCTGGAACAGGTTGCCAAGAGTGTGGTCCTCCTGGTCAAAGATAAAGTCAAAACCCTGGAGCTGTGAATCGGCCGGGACAACCTTGAGGGTCTCGGGTAGGTCGCCAACATTAATAGAGGCATACCGAATGCACTTGGCCTGTATCAGACTGAGGGCCCGCGCCAGAATATAGACAGGTGTAAGAACACCTACCGTTTCCACCGTGAAGTCGAAACTGTAGGGCTCGCCATTTTCTTCTAGGTAGCAGCGGGCTGCCTCCATCGTGGCAAACTCCCTCTGGAGTTCACCCTTTCTCGCCTGGTCCGCCTCAAGGTCCACACTGCTCACCTTCTTGTTATTCGTGAGCCAGTTCATGAAGACCTGATTCCTCTTATCTTCATCGGGATCGGGAGTATAGCGGTAGGAGCACTGGCTCACAGGGATGAATCGAGCATTCTGCTTTCCATTTCCAACCGTCGCCTTCATGACACACTCGAGCTCCTCAGGCTTCTCTGAACTGAGGCGGCCCTTGAGAACAGTCAGCAGACACGTGCTTCCGCTCACAGGATGAGGGTGGAAGAACTTCCTTGACGGAACCTTCTGGGGCTCCTCATCCGGTGATCCAAGCTTGTATACATCGATGTTATCGGCAGTAATATCCATTGATGTTGTGCTATCATTGACAGCCTTGATCTCAAAGCGATACTCCTCCGGCTTCCAGAGAAGAGGATTGCTTACGTGAATAGGAAGAAGGCCAATACGGTGGGCGAGCATCTCATTGCTCATTGGTGTGCTGTTCTTTGTGATGACAACATCGCTGGTGAGACCTGTTAACTCTTGAATATCAGAGTTAAAAGCAACCGTCTCTACGAGAGTGAGAACAGCACGGCGCACAGTATTCGCGTAGGAGACATGAGTGGGTGTCAAGGTGAACTGCAGGGTGTTTCCAGTTGTCCGCATATTCTTGAAGGGACCCTCATTGGAAAGCGCAGCAGCAGGTGCAACAACACGAATCTTTGAACGGCTTACTTTGGACATGGCGCTTTGAGGCTGTTCCATCTGAGTTAAACACTCAATTTTGCGGAGGAGTTGTAACGCTTTGCTTCTCAAGAAGTTGTAATGAGCCAGAGGCAGCCTATTCATATTTGCTTTTACAGCAATCGCTGCAAATGGTCAAAGGCCTTTCTTCAAGAACTCGCACAGACACCGTGGAAAGGGGATTTCCGTTTCGTCTGCGCAGATCCTTCCCCTACGAGGCCGAAGCTTCCCGATTGGCTCAAGACAGTTCCCACTATTGTTATCTCAGGTGAGCCTGAGCCTCGTGCTGGAGCAGATGTGATGAACTGGCTTTATGAGAAAAAGATGAAGGAGGCAGTGAATACCACGGAGAAGAAGTCATCTCCGGGGCCTGGGGCCGGAGGTGACCCGGCTGCATGGAGCATGTTTGAAAATACTAGCTTTAACAAGTCATTTGGCTACAGTTTCAATGACTCCGATACATCAACGGCTGGAGATGGAGGGTTGTTGATTACAGGTGCCTTTTCACTTCTAAATGGTGCCGCAAGTGTGGGTGACCGCAGCAGTCAGGAATTTCCCGGTGCAACAGTGCAGGCAAGTCAGACAGGCAGATCCAGATCAAAGAAAGAAGAGCTTTTTGATAAACAAATGGAGGCCTATCAACGCTCACGGGATGATGGTGTTCCAAAGACGGCGGCGAGACAATAGGCTAGCCTTTAGTTGGTTTGCTTAGGCACCAACAATTAGCTAGCCGCTTAGGCGCTAGCCTTTAGTTGGTTTGCTTAGGCACCAACAATTAGCTAGCCGCTTAGGCGCTAGCGTCAGGCGTTTTAAAGGGATTACGATAAGTATACTCTAGAAGTATGTCATTTCTAGGCGCATTTAACACACAACTCATACGCTTTTTTGAGGACCTGTCTGAGACATATCCTGAAGAACGCGACATTAAAATGGCTCTAGAGGCAATCCAGGGTCTTAAGAAGATCAATCCAAAGATGATACTTGAGCTCTTTTATGACCATGTCTATCAGCCTATGCACGAGGCGATTGGACGCGAGGACGAGGTCGTCGTGATTGAGTATGCAAATCGGAAGATTTCCACGCAGTTCAATGAGATGTCAATCGCCCTTGTGATGTTTCAGAAGCACTGGACAACGATGAGTGATGCGAACCGCGCATCCATCTGGAAGTATTTGAAGGTTCTTTGTGCCCTCTGTGAGAAGGCGAAGGATCTTTGATGTCGTATAAATACGGGCAAGAACTCATACGGGAGAGATAGATGGACACCTTCGATAAGAAGTATACCGAGTTCTGCGATGATCTCATGGGAGCGTGTCCCGAGTATTCAACGGATATCCAAGTTGCCAAGGACCTCAGCCCTGCCGAGAGGGTGAGAATGTATATGGCCGAGGTTCTCAAGAAAAAGGCGCGCAGTGCAACCGCTAACCCCGGTTGTGTGCTCCCTAATGTTCTCATCAAGGAGGCTGTTTGGGAGGCTCTTTCTGCCACATCAAAGAAGGCTATCCTTGACTATCTCCGCCTCCTTGATATCACAGTCTGTCTCTCCCTCGACGCCAGTGGTGCCCAGACAGTTTCCCAGGAGTGGGTGGATGAGATCATGAAGGGTCTCCGTGGTCGCATGGACCGTGGGGAGTTCAAGGACCTCTCAGACAAGTTCATGAACATGTTTGGGTCGCAGGGATCCGCTCTCCCCCCTCTCCCCGAGAAGTTTCTGAAGGGCAAGCTGGCTAAGCTGGCAGAGGACATGGTTCGCGAGTTCAAGCCTGAGGACTTTGGTATGTCTGCAGAGGATATCAAGGCGTGTGAGACGGATCCGACACGCGCGTTTGAGATTCTTATGTCCGCGTCGACGCAGAATCCTGAGAACCTCAAGGGGGTCATGATGAAGGTTGCAAAGAAACTTCAGAACAAGATCCAGTCAGGCGAGCTGAAGCCGCAGGATCTCGCAAGCGAGGCGGAGGAGCTCATGAAGGAGTTCCAGGCGAACCCGGCCTTTGTGGAGATGCTGGACGGTTTCCGCAAGTCCTTTTCGTTCGAGGAGCCTGAGGCGGCGCGGTCAGCGGGTCGCGATGGTGAAGGGCGTCTGGCCACAGCGAGGGCCAGACTCCGCAAGAAGCTGGAGCAGAGAAAAAAGAAGTAAATAGTAGATGCCTAGCAATAACTCGCAATCAAAAAAGTTTAATTTTGATGAAGAGTCAGCAGCTTTAAATAGGGAATTACAAGAAGTTAAAGTCAATAGATATCTTACTAAAACAGGACGTAAACTTAATAAATTTTTATCAGAATCAGAGGCTGAGCACATATACAAAAACTTGATTTCTGGTAAGATAAATTCAAATGAGGCAGAGGATATTATACGTGATACAAGGCTCGCCGCCATAAATAATAAAAATAAAACGCTAACTAATTTAGAGAAGAAAGACTTAGCGAAATATTTAGGTCATTGGAATAAAAGTGACTTATTAATCTTAAAGAGTGGGCTTCTTGAAGGTGACAAACTGGAAAAGAAAAAGGAGAAAGCTGTTAAACGTGTAATGAATAGTTTAAACAAATTAAGAGGAAGTGCCCCAGGTAATACATTTAAGAATAAGAATAAATTGTACAAAAAGATACTAGCCAATAAGAATTCTAACTATTTGAATACAACAAGAAAGAAGAGTGGACTATTTAGTAAGTGGCTAACAGCACTTGCCCCCGCGTTTTAAAGTAAATACTATATAGAATGCCAGAAAAAACCTGGAAAAATAAATTACGTAATTTTCTAACACCTGCCATGGCACGCAAGTCAGGTGTTGTAAATGGCACAGCTAAGTATTATAGGCGCGACCGACCCGTTGAGGGTCATAAAGAGGCCAACGTTTCTAAAGACGTAATTGAGGCCGCAAGAGAGTTTCAGACAAAACCCACAAGAGATCTTTATCGCTGGCTTTTTAGCAAAGGTAAGCCCGGATTTGATTTTGTAGAAGCGGTTGAGACCCTTGAAAATAAGAGAACAAGCAAAGAAGAACAAGAGGCAATTGTTACTTCTTTAATTATTTTTCGTTTAATTCTGAGTGGTGATCTTATTGTTAAAGTAAGAGGATTTCTCGGTCGCAGAGAAGAAGCAATAGAGCGCTCATGGAGTCGGTTAACAACATTTGAAGCAGTTGTAAGATCACTAGGATATATCTTGCCCGCGGCAACTTTTGCAGCAGGGACGAGCTGGCTAGCCGACCCCGACTATGCAGAACAACTTTTTAATCAAATAGAAATTACTGCAAAGACAGATGAATATCTTTCTACAGTTGGAACACAGTTTCTATCTGCACGGTATGGCTCAGGTGGATCAGGTGATTATCTTGCTAATATGTTAAAAGACAGAAATGATCAAGCAGCCTTTGATGAATTTACTTCAAAGGTAATAGCAAAAGCAGATGAAATAGGTGGTCCTCCTTCACAAGAAGATATTAAAACAATTATTGCAGATATAAATCTTAGATTTCCTCTTCAAGCAGGAGGCAGATTTTCTGGAGTAAGTAGAGCTGCCTATTCACTGTGGAGTTCAGGACCATCAAATTCACATTATACATCAATGGCCACATTGGTTAAATCATCTCTGAAGAAATTAATGCCTCAATTCGGACCATATCAAGTTGGTCAGATACTTGGATTTACAGGCTCTATCAGTGTCAGCACAATCTCTGAGATGGCACATGGTACATTAACACATGGTATTATTGCTGGATATAGAGCACTTTTCAAGGCAGTAACAAGACACTATAACTATAAAAACAAACAAGAGATGATTAAACTGATTGACACTTTTCTTATTGAATTTGAAGTTGCGCGCGAAATTATACTTAGTAGGAAGTTCAGAGATTCAATTGATCTTGAAACAACACTAGGTGCTACAATATCTAGTTATGTAGATGCATTACTTGAACAGATTAATATTAGAACAGATGAAACACGTCCAAACTGGTTAGAATTCCCAGAAATTGAAGATAGAAAAAGATTTACTCCTAAATCTTTATTTAAAAAGACAAATGAAAATGAAAATAGTAATAGAGAATTATATTTGAGTGTTCTTAAACATAAACTGCAGGTAAATAATCTAAATCATATTAATAAATTTTCTACAAACACTGCATATGGAACAAATCTTGCAAAGGCAAATAATGAAAATAGAAAGAATAGAACTGAGAAAATGTTCAATAGTAAAACTATGAATAGATCTGGTAGAGATCTACGCAACTATAATAGAGAAAGAAACGAAAGGGCTAAAATGGGATTCTTTGGACGTCTAATTGGAACACGAAAGACAAAAATGAGTTCTTAGCGTCGTGACTTTTAATTAATGAAGCTCTCCGAACTTCCTTAAAAATAAGTATAGACGGTAAGATAGAGGATGTCAACTACATTATGCGACCCATACTTTTGGGAGGACATTCAAGTATTTGCAAACACATTGAATGGCTCCTGGACAACAAGACAACACGGACTTTGCGTAAGTGAATTCGTGAATGTCTTTGTCTTAAATTCTATCTTTGCCCTGATTCTTACTGGAATCCTGGTAAAGATGTTTGATGTTCCCATGATCACAACCTTTTTTATTGTGCTGTTTTTCGGAATTGGTATACCTGCAATCATGGCACCTCTCCCCCCCAAGAAAGAGGCATTTCAAGCGAGTCCGATTGTTCCTATGCCGATTGAAGAGGAAGCTGAACATGTCACCTTTCCGACACCAAAGAACCCATTCATGAATGTCCTCATCAATGAGATCAAGTATAACCCGACACGCCCTCCTGCCGCTAGCACAGAGGAACACAGACAGACACTGGACGACTTTTTCCGCGTTGAATTCACCAGCGACCCTACGGATGTCTTCGGCCGATCACAGAGCCAGCGCCAGTTCATCACGATGCCGAGCACGACCATCCCGAATGACCAGGAGAGTTACCAGAACTGGCTCTATAAGATTCCTGGAAAGACGTGTAAGGAGGGAGGTCGCGAGGCCTGTCTTCCCGGAACCGATGGAGGTAAGATGCCTTGGCTCAATGTTGAGCGCTGAGAGCCTGAGTTTTGAGCACCATCTTCTTTTTACAAGAAAACTTCTTGAGAGTCCTTTTGCGTGTCTGAAGAACAGACTTTGTGCAGATCGCAATGGCTATCCCTTCATTTTTCTTATTTTTTAAAGTCTTTGCCACTGCTTTTACGCAACGGCAAAACTTTTTAGCAAGGGACTCCTTCATTTATCTTATATGTAGAAAAAAAGATATATACCGGATAACAGAGATGGCAGCCTTTGAGATAAATCGCTCAACTCACACAAAGGATGACAACTGCGGCATCAGCCAGTATTACCAGCAGTCAATCCAGAATGGCAAATATTATACCACGAACCTTGTTCCCGATGCGCGCGAGGTGAATCCTCTGGCCGTGAACAATCTGGTTGTTTACCCTCGCGAGGGATTTGGATTCAACAACCAGGCCATTGATGCTGATTCAGTTCTTCGTAACCAGCCCGAATTTAAGAACAATCGGTGCAATATCCGTCCCCAGGCGCGCCCGTTCCTCACCGTCCCGTTCATGGGTGGTGGCCGCGGCAATCCTGATGTGGAGAGCCTTCTTCTCCACAGCGAGATGGTTCGCACGGGCAAGGAGTGCGGCACGGTCACCGAAATGCAGTTTGATGGTGTCTTCACGCCGCTTATTGCGTCAGTGAAGAATAACATCCAGGATCCCAAGAACCTCGTTACAGAGGTGGCGGCGCCTGGATGGGTTCGCGGTGGAATTCCCAGCCGTTCCTACATCCGCGATGTGAATTGCTAAGCACTTACCACATGGTTTTAAAAATCCTGAGGTAACGTCGTGGGACATTTAATTTAAGGAAGCTTTAGCTTCCTTAAATTAAATGTCCCACGACTAATTTGGTGATGGATCTTAAAAATAAGGAAGCTCTTCGAGCTTCCTTATTTTTAAGTCTCACCGTTAAGTCAGAATGTCATCCTACCAGGAGGCCTTTGAAAAGCCGGCTATGAAAACGGGAATGGATGCAGAGAATCCTCAGAGCTATGATCAGGCCGCCTATGCATATCAGCATGTTCGTGCCGCTCGTCACATTCTCGGTCTTGTAGGTGGAAACGAAGTATCCGGCATTCAAGGTAGTCGTGTAGATCTGGAGTCCGACCTACAGGGTATTACTCGCCCCACAACAAGAGGAAATGACAGACAGCACCAGCCCCTTTATGTCAAGCAGGGCATGATTGAGAGAAAGAATGCCAAATACACGACGCCTCTTAAGATTAATGTAGAGCCGGTTCACCAACCCACCTATCAGATGTGGGCCTATCCCGCTACTCTCGCGCCTGAGCCTTTTAGAAAGGAGGCATGCCAGAACCCTGAAAAGTTCTAAGAGGGGAATAGGATGTTAAGAAGAAAGACTAGAAAGATTCACAAGAGACTTACTCGTGAGTCTCTTGCGAATGTAATTAGAAGGCCGAATGCTGCCTCTTCAAATAAAAAGCTGACACCTTTTTGGGCCTATAGTTTAAAGTGTCACTCTACAAAGAAAGGTCGCAAAACAAAAAAACTAGGTAATTAGATGTCTACAGGTCAACCCGCAGCAAAACAACAAGCCCTAACACACTTACGCATGGATGACTTTCGCATGGCCGATGATATGAGAATATCAGGCTATTCAATGCAATATTACGTAAATGCTCCCGGTATCAATTGCCCCGCCTCCTTTCCTGTGGATGCCACCACGCGCATTCAATTCAGCGGGGCGAGCTGGAAAGAGGGGCAGTGGAAGACGGATGTTGAATCCGATCTGAAAAATATTAATCGTCTGGGCTCTAGAGTTCGTGGAAATAGCCAGTCCTATCAGCCGAGCACGAACGCGATGAACAAGGTTCCTCTTCGCCCTGCGCCTGATGAGAGCTTTCCTCAGAATTTCAATCGTCTGACGAATCCTCCTTGCACTCTTCGCGATTCAGGCTGGAACCGCTTCGAAGTTCTGCCGCACAATCCTCAGCTCACCTTTGAGACACCGTTCGACTTTTTCATTCCTTCCCGAGATAATGACAGGATTAAATACAGAACTCACGGTGATTGTATAGGGTTACCGAATGGGTATAATTAAAGACGGGCTTTGTCCTTGGAAATCTTCTAATTTCGCGCAGTTTTCACCACTGGAAATCTTCTAATTTCGCGCAGTTTTCACCACTGGAAATCTTCTAATTTCGCGCAGTTTTCACTGCGCGAAATTAGCACATCACGGTAGGTTAGTATGGAAGCTCTAGCAGTAGCAGGACTCCTTGGTCTTGGATATGCAATTACCAAGTTAAGCACTCCTACAACAACAGAAGAGGTGGCTGCGCCTATTTCTGTTAAAAAGAAGGAACCTTTTCAAAATAAGCTTGCTTCTGGCCCTGGAAGAGGAGCACAGCAGAGTCTTGATCTGATGTATGCGCCAGGTTATCCCAGCGAAGTGAATCCCGGTCCTCAGGGAACTGCGTTTTCATATGGACGGCTGAATCCGACGGCGCCCTCCAAGGATTCCATGCAAGATTATGGATCCGCCCCGCAGCCCCAGCCGATTGACACCGCCACAGCACAGGTCAAAATGAATGTTGCTGGTGTTGAAGAGAATTCCGCCTATGTGAGCGGAGACTTCGTCACAAGCCCTCTAACGGGTCAGAAAGTCTCTGCCAAGGAATTTACTCATAACAACATGACTCCCTTCTTCGGTGGACAAGTGCGTCAAAATGTGGGTGCCCAGACAAACACGGGAATCCTTGACTCCTACACAGGAGCGGGAACCACTGTGATCGCGAAGAGGGAGGTTGAGACAATGTTTGACACCGCCAATAAGCCGTATGGCAACCCGTTCGGTCTTGAACCGAGTGCTGACTATATCAAGGATCACATTGACATTCCTAGAAGCAGGGCAGGTGAGAAGCCGTTTGAGCCTGTGCGCGTGGCCGCTGGTGTTGAAGAGAAGTTTGGCTCAACAGGCAAGGGCGGTTTCCAGCAGTTCGAGGTGAATGAGACCATGATGAAGAATATTCGCCGCACAGATGATCTGCGCACAGCCGATAAGCCGAAGCTAACGTATAATAAGCCCGTCGTGCCTGGTGCGCACTTCGTTGGCTCTGCATCTGAGTCAGCCGGTGAAGTTCGTAAATACAAGCCTGATACCTTCTTCATTGACGAGTCTGGTGAGCGCTACATTGGTGCCTTTGCCTCCGATGCGCAGAAGGAGACGGCGCGCCCTGTTCAGGTTCTCAAGCACCAGTCACGCCCTGAGACGTCTGTTGAGTATATCCCTGCAGGGGCCTCCACGGAGTTCGGCGAATCCTATGTGACTGGTTCTTACCGCACACCGATGGCGCAGCAGTATGGCGGCGCTGGCTATCGTAACGCAGACGGAACTTCCTATTACACGAACGACGTGGATGCGCCCGAAGCTGACTATGGTCGTTCAAGCATTGAGATCCGGCCGAACGAGCGCTCAGCCACGGGTGAGCGCGTCATGGGCCTGAACTTAGTGCCGGCTGATACAGGCAACGTAACGGTTCACTATGATGATCCCAGTAGGCCGACGAGGAGAGAGGAGACAAGTGGAAATATGCGACAGACAGGAACCCCTGTTGGCTACGCGGGTGGTGCACCGGCTGTCACTGTCTGGGACCCTAATGATGTTGCGCGCACGACAGTTAAGGAGACCACAATTAATTGGGGATTTTATGGTGTTGCGTCACCGGCAGATGGACCGACCAGACTCAAGGTATATGACCCCGACGATATCGCCAGGCCAACGCAGAAGGCGCAGATCAGCGCCAAGTCTGAGCACTTTGGACCCGGTGTTTCTGCGAATAAGGATTTCACCAGCCACGACGCTGCGTATAACATGCGCACGAACCCGAATAGGGAACAGGTGGCTAAGGGACGCAAGCCGATTGCTGGAAACGGAAATGTGGCCGTCTTCACTGGAGAGAAGAATGGTGTGACCTACAAGAAACTGGATGCTGATAGCATTAATGATAGATCCAATACGGTAAATCGCGTAAACAGCATACCGTCAGGCGTCGGTGATCTGGGTCAGGTGAAGTATCGTGTTCCTCTGAATCTGGATATCAGCATGGAGCGCAACACGCGCGATGTAGTGGCGGCGGTTGAGCGCAATCCTCTTCAGCAGAGCTTGATGCAAAATGCGATCCACGATGAGAATCTTCTGCAGGAAATGTTAAGGGGTATGTAGATGGCAGTAACTAAGAGACCAACAATTGCTTTTCTAGTAGGATCAGCCACTGTTGCCCTGATATGCATTGTCTTAGTGGCAATGTATAAGTATGCGATGGATTCGCCCTACCGCGTGAATTCAGAGGATGCAAGGGCCAAGATTCAAAAGAAGGAATATGATGTAATTCTGGATGTGCGCACGGACCTCGAGCGTAATACACTTGGCTTCTATCCCGGTTCTCTCCATATTCAGACTGCAGATTTAGCCGTTCAGGCCCCTCTTCAGATTCCTGAGAAGAATGCGCGTATTCTGGCCTATTGCAACTCTGGACAGAGGGCTCGTGCAGCCACGGAAAAGCTAAGAGAGATGGGCTATACACGAGTGAACTATATTGCGGGAAGATATACTACGCTTATATAGAATGACTCAGAGCCGTAAAACTCAGAACCGCACAACTCAGAGGCGCAAGCGCAATGCGCCCCTTGTCAAGTTGACAATGAATGCGAGAGGCCTGACTCGCAATCAGTTATATATGGGTCGTATTGGATACGGACTCAATGGTATGTTCAAAGGAAATACAATGAAGAGAGGATATTCTGGTGGCGGGCCTAGCCTTAATAATACATTAACGAATAGGAATCTTAAAAATATTAAAGAGGTTAATACAAGTGCTTTGCTAGAAAATGTTATGGAACATGGGCAAGGAAATACTTACACATCACCTCATCTAACAAATAAAAGGCTAAATGATCTACCTCTAAAACAAGTAACTCCCACCAGAGCACATCGTATAATTACTACTCCCAATGCACCAAGAAAGATGAGTCGCAGGCGCAATAATAGAACTAGGACCCCAAAGAGAAAGGGGCCTAATGTTATAGTACCTCCTGCTCCAAAGAAGAGCAAGAAGGTCTAAGGTTGTCTTGCTAAAGAAAAGAAATGGTGAAAAGCGCTATACTTGTATGTGGAGAGCCTGGAACAGGCAAAACCGAATGGATTCGCACACAAGCAAAGCTACAAAAGGCCAAACTGTTCCGCTGGAACACTCGGATTGACCGATCTCTGAGAGAAGGCCGTGAGATTCTTCACCAACAGGTGAGGGCCAGAGAGCCCATGTATGTATGGCTGGAAGGAGCAGATGATCTGACACAGGAAGCACAGGCATTTCTACGCCGTATTCTGGAGACGGCTTCACCGAATATTACCTGTGTTCTGGAAGTGCGTGAACCTTGGAAACTTTCACCCCCTATTTTGAGCCGATGCACTGTTGTGAATATGAAGTCCAAGGAATCGTTTAGAAAAGTGAAGAATACTGAATTAGCCAAGAGACTTTGTCTTTTGAAGCCCCAGGTTGCTACTGCAATCGCTGCCCACGATATTCCCAGACTCCGCAGAGAGGGCGTGGATCCATTTTCAGTCTTTGAGGCCTACACAAATGCCGAGGGCTGGACAAATCCTCTTCTTCAACGTTGTCTTGCGGCGGTAGGAAGTGGTTCCTCTCCTTGGGCGCAACTGGCTGTTTTCTTACATGCGCGTGAAAAGGACTCACAAAAGGAACGAGTCTAAAAGGAGAAATGGATATGAATGAAAATATCGGCGTGTATGCGGAGGCCAAGGGAGAGTATACACGACAGCTCTCCCAGTTCATTGTGCCAGCCCTTCAAGAGTATTTCTTAGAACTTGTTGAAGATGCAAAGACAAAAGATGCAGATCCTAAGAAACTGCTCTGGAGTTTCCAGAATCTGCTCAAAGAAATCCCCGACTGGAATGCAGACAAGGTTCAGCGCGAAACAGGCCGTATTCTTACACTTACAAAGTGTGATTATCTGGAGGAGCTTTTGACGGCTGTCTTTATTGCGCACACAAAGGTTCTTTCTGCCATTCGTCTAAGTTCAAAGCAGAATAAGAAGCTTCAGATCACGATTCCGAAGCTGGATCACTTTCTCCATCGCACGATGTCTGATTCAGGCCGAATTCTCTGGTCAAATGTCTATCTTTTTACACCTACGGGGACGCCAATTGATCGCCAGAAGAACCTGAATACGGTAGAAGGACTTCTGAACGAGGCAGTCCTACAGTCTATTCGCAGTATGTTGCCTGTAAAGAACATTCTGCGCGAGTATCTCCATGACGATGGAGAGGATGAGGTGGAGGCCCCGGCTGCTGCCGCTGTCGCAGCAGAGGCTGTAACGGTCCCTACTCCTGTTCCCGCACCAGAGCCTGTAGTTGATGTATCAGGTTCAGCCCCTGTAATTGACGTATCAGGTGCTGCCCTTGAACCTGCACCCACCCCTGCACCAGCACCCGCTCCTGAACCTACACCAACACCCGCTGCCGAACCTGTAGTTATTGCTCCTGCACCTGCTCCTACTCCTGCTCCTGCTCCTGCTCCTGCTCCTGCTGCTGCTCCTGCAGAGCAGCAAGCACAGCAAACAATCGTTGTTGATACGGAGCCGAGTGTCCGATTCACAAACATAAATTCTGTCTTTCACCCTGATGATCCCGAGAGAAATAATCTAGAGGAGGTGGATACGATTGATAATTACGAGCCTTCAGATGAGATGTTGCAATTCACAGGTGATGCACCCGAGGGACTCTCAAACGAACATGATTATGAGGAACTCTGATTTCTCGAAGCGGGAAACAACCTCCTGTTTTTTTCCTCCTGAGCCCCAGAACATGTCAACCCCCTCCTCAACGATGGCGGCTGGAATTGCCCTCGGCGGCGTAGCGATTGCGAGTGTAGGTGCCGCGAGCACCTACTTTGTGGAGAAGACGAAGCCGACAGTAAAGTCGCTTATGCGCGACTTTATCATTGGCTGTGTGCTCGTCTTAATGATTCTTCAGCTGCTACCCGACTCTATGCAGTTCCTAACTTCTCTACTGCCGTCAGTCACCTCTGTGAAGACAGGTATGGAATCTATCATGAGTGGTGGAGCAGAGGTTGCAAACGAGATGGAAATCCAAGTTGGACTTCCGAGGTTTTAACGTCGTGACTTTTAGTTAAGGAAGCTTTAGCTTGCTTAACTAAAATGTCCTACGACGTATATGGCAACAGTCACGACGTTATTTATATAAACAATGAATACGCCTTTTCCACAGCCTCCTTTGTCTGGAACTGCGAAAAGGGCGCCTTGTATACCTGAGCAGAAGGCACCGCATTGTGAACCTTTGCCGCGATATGCTTATACAGATCAAAATCGGGGAAACGCTCATCTCCATCTGCCGTCACAAGAATATTTCGATCATCATCATCCACCATCCACGACCACAGGACATTATATAGAGAAGAGACGGACTCGCGCACGATAAGCCCCTCCTCCTCGGATAAAATGGCCCTACTCTCACTATCCTCGGGCTTCACGGGGAATAGACTCTCAAATAGACTCACGGAAAGACGAGACAAGTCAAACGATGGGTTCGGCGGAACAATCTCGCGCGGCTTAGGGTGAAGAGGAGGAAATGAATACTGACCGTCAGCATCGTTTCCAGCGCGGAAGTCATCGCTCACCAGCATGGTATTATTAATAGAAAAGATACTCCGACCGAAATCAATCAGCCTGAAGATCTTTCCATAAGTCGGCACCTTCCAGTGAACACCAGCCGCATCCTTGTAATACAAATATTCTAGATCCGTCTTGCTCCAGACAATGTTGTTTGTGTGAAGATCATTATGTGTCATTCCAAACACTTTTTGCATTACACATTCGGCCGCGATCACCTGGAAGATCCACGCTGACCACATGATCTCCCACTCAGGTGATCCAGGCTTCACGCTATGCTTATCTGGGTTTAAGAGAGAATCCATCGTGTCTTCATTGGGCTCAGTAAAGATAAGCATAACAGGAAAGTTAGGTATACTGGCATATACAGCATACTGCTCATCCTCCTCTTCTTCGTCTTCTTCATCTTCTTCAGCGAAGCTCATGCTTTCTAGAGAGGCTGAGTGGAGGCTGCCCTCTTCATCTCCTTCTTTATAGTCAATTGAATCGAGAGAGCTTTTATCGTCATCTTCATTCTCATCATATTCAGGCTTTGTTAAGAGATCATTCTTTACCTCCTCGGGCACATCCTCTGCCGATCCATTTTTGAGAACAGTCAGAGTATAGAGGCCTCTATCTGAACCCTTCCAGAACCAGCGTGTATTCCGAAAACTGGAGAAGTCATCATTAATATTGTAACGATACATATCGGCCTTTGCACAGAAAGAGCCATAAAAGTAATTAAAATGGGGAGATACACCCTGAATGCGCAGCTTGGAAAGGGCGTAGGTTGCCATCACTTCAACATAGGCCTGATTCCAGGGGTCCTGAATCTTGTGCCAGGCGGCGGTCCAGGTCTTTGAATGCCAAGGGAGGCCTGACTCCTTGGGTAAACTATACCCCCCCTTCATCCAGCGAACAGGATCCAGAAGATGGGTCACTTTCAGATAGGCCGGTTTTCTTGTTATTACATCACCCTCCTTCAGAATCACGTGACAAAATCCCTGGTTTCCAGAACAATCAACAGACAAAATCTGCCAGGGCGTATCCAGGCGAGCCTGATCGGACTGAAACTTATTGATTTTGAACACTTTCGTCATGGCTGGGAAGAAAGTCTGAAGATTCTTGTAGCCCTTTACGTTTTGTAAATCTTCAGACAGCGGATCTAAAAGGAATCGCGGCGCAGGGAGTTGCATCCCCCGGAGTTTATCCATCTTTTTCTCATCAAGAATCATTGCGGCAAGTAAAAGCGCATAATAAAAATTAGTTAGTCAGTATATTAGCAATGACCTCCGCAATGGATGTTAGTCTGAAAAAGTTTGATATGAAGAAAATTCAGCAGGATGCCGTATGTGTTTTCATAGGTCGCAGACGCACAGGTAAATCAACACTTGTTCGTGATCTGCTCTATAATCACCAGGATATGCCTCTTGGAACTGTAATTTCAGGAACGGAGGAATCAAACTCTTTCTATTCAAAGATGATTCCACCTCTTTTCATTCACGGCGAGTATAATCCTTTGATTTTGTCCAACTTCGTGAAACGGCAAAAAATGATTATGGCGAAAATAATGGAAGAACAGGCGGCAGGTCAGATGAAGTCGCGATATGATCCTCGTTCTCTCATGATTTTAGATGACTGTATGTATGATGACAGCTGGACACACGACAAGAATATTCGCTACCTTTTCATGAACGGCCGCTGGCTCAAGGTGTTCTTCTTGATTACTATGCAATACCCACTGGGTATCCAGCCAGCTCTGCGCACGAACGTTGACTATGTCTTTATTTTAAGAGAACCTTACTTGAGTAATCGTAAGCGCATCTTTGACAATTACGGATCTGCCTTTCCCTCCTTTGAGTTTTTCTGCCAGATCATGGATCAATGCACACAGAATTTTGAGTGTCTTGTGCTTGACAATACAAGCCAGAGCAACAAACTAGAGGATATTATTTATTGGTATAAGGCCGAATTCCACGGGGATTTCCGCATTGGTGCACCCGAGTTCTGGGCTCATTCTGCCGCTCATATGCGTGAGAAACAGGGGGGTAATGAATATGATCCAAGTGCTGCTCGCAAACTAAAGGGACCGGCCATACAAGTTCGCAAAGTTTAATAATGTCGTGACGGATTATTAGTGTTTGGACATTTATTTAAAAAATAAAGACACGACGTTAATAGATGGACAATTCAATCTATGGACTTTTAATTATTGCAGCCGTTGCCTTTGCCCTTTTAGTGGCGGATCGCATGCTCCGCATTTCCAAGTATATTGAGCCGTTTCAGGGCACTGAACAGGCACAGTGTGGGGTGGATTTACCCCCTTGCAACCACCCCTTATCCTGTGTAAATGGATATTGCAGAGGAACGGCGCCGCCTAGACTACCGGTATCGGATCTCCCGGTTCTTCCTTAGTAAAAATAAAATTACAGGGGTATAGCATGGTTTATTTATATGTCATAGGTGCTATTCTCGCACTTATTGCCATCTATTTTATGTTTACAACGAGCTCATTTGTAGACATGGATTGTAATCCTCAGATTGAAAATGCGTGCGGTGATGCGGCTAAATGCCATCCTGATGAAACAGGTGTGAAGGGAATTTGCTTCCCAAAGGCTGAAGAAGAATAGAGGTTAATAGTAGATGGCCCGCAAGAATACTCTTCTCATTGCGTTAACTTCCTTCGTTGTAATTCTCCTTCTTATCCCGCTAGTCAAATACCTCTTTCCTCGCAGTGTTATGGGGTTCACAGACATGAGCTGCTATGGCGTTGCATGCCAGGAGGGAGAGTTCTGCCAAAATGGCAGTTGCAAAAAGATCTACCCTACCCCGACGAACAACTACTACGATGAGGGTGTAGAAGGATTTCAGAACAGTTGCCCGCCTGGCACAAAGAAGAATGAAAAGGGTGACTGCCAGGCGGTTGAGGGCTTTGCTGTAAATAATGCGACTCTAGGATATATAATAGGATTCGCAATTGTTGCAATTTTCGCTATAATTGGTCTATATTTGGCGTTTCGCTCGGCGCCCAATCCCAGGGGCACGGGCCCCCCTGGTTACAGACCCTGATTCTTACAAATAACGTCGTGACGTTATTATTGTATAAACTTAAAATAAGGAAGCTCTCTGAGCTTCCTTATTTTAAGTCTCACCGTTAAGTATAGATAAATAGAATGGTTCGCAAGAATGCTCTCCTTGTTGCGTTAACTTCCTTCGGTTTAATCCTTCTTCTGATCCCGTTTATTAGATACCTCTTTCCTAACAGTATTTCAGGCTTTACCAATCTAACCTCTATGGGTGTAGAGGGGTTTAAGTCTAAGTGTGCAGAAGGAAGAGTCTTTGATGATAAAGGTAATTGTGTTGTAGATAATAGTTCGGGGCTTCCATTTGGAATATCATATTTAACATTAGGGGGTATTATTTTTGGCTTGCTACTGCTTAGCGGTGTAAGTCTTATGTTACTTATGAAGCGTTAAATTAAATGTCAAATGACTAATAATCCGTCATACCTTATTTTTAAGGAAGCTCTTCGAGCTTTCTTAATTTAAAGCCAGGACGGTAGACGGTAAATGCGGTTTAAATATAACAACCTCTAATCAATGACATATAGATGGAAACTCTACGTGCCATTGCTTCCACTGATTTACTAAGTAGTGAAGGCTATTTACATTATATTGAAGGCTATACCCTTATAGAAGGCTCTAAAAATTACTATATTCTTGGAAAGGATGAAATCTATTATTCAAGCTATCTTGGTTTACCCGGTCAGATTAACAGAGAAGGAAAAATGGGTCAACTCTTATATAGTTGCGCAAAATACGGTGAATTTACAAAGTGGCTAGAAATCGGAACCTGGAATGGAAATGGCACTACACTCTGTATTTTAGATGGGTTTCGCGATGGGGCCTGTTCAACAGCCAAGCTTGTTTCCTACGAATCAAACAAGTATCTCTGTAGATGCGCAGAATTAAATCTGGCTGAACATGCCGCTAAGTTGCAGCTTCAGATTATTCATGGAAGACTTTCTGTTGGAAAGACATTTCCTGAACCGGCAACCTTTTCACCAGAAATTCGTAGATCTGATCATTTTTGCAGATATTATGATGAAGAAAGATTCACATTTAAAAATGCTGCAGTAATTCCCTGCCCTTTTGCACCTGAAGTGCTTGTTCTTGATGGGGGTGAATATGGATCCACTCTTGATTGGGAAAGTATCTCAAAGGAGAATTTGAAAGTTCTCTTTTTAGATGATATTCTTTCTTATAAAAATAAGGAATTGTATTCTACATTGGTAAAAGACCCTAATTGGAATCTGGTCAATTCAGAAACAACGGGTCGTGTGAATGGATGGGCCTGTTTTATTCGGGCTTAGGCGCAGCCTCCATCTTGCGCTGCATAGCAAGATCGGCAGGGCCGTCAAACATTGCGTTGAAACTGCTTCCTGCTACAGAAGCCGCGTTGCTAGGAGCAGCTGCATTAGAAACCGTCACATTTCCCTTCTCCGTCTTGTGCCTGTTCCGGTTCTCCTTCATAAACTCCTCACGCGCCTCCTCGTTCTCCTTATACTTCTTCATGAGCGTATTAAGCTGCTCCTCGGCATACTCCTGGTTCGCCACATCGGACGGCGCAGGGTCCCATGGCAGCCACTTGCCGATCTCACCAAGAAAGATGTTGTGGATCTGGTCAACACGCTGCAGCTTCTTAGAGCGCGCCTCCGCCTCAGCCTGGGAACCATAGACGCCACGGACCTTGAGTCCCCGAACGCTCGTCTGGAAATTATTAAGAGCAAAGAACTCCTCCTCGAGCTTTGTCTTGTTTGCATAGACATAGTCATCAAAGTTGTCCTTGAGCTTCGTCTCCTTCATCTCCTTAAGGTTGCCCCTGACGAACTCCTGCAGAGACTCCATAGTCGTGTCAACACGGAGCTTGCTGGAACGGCAGAGATCAGCGCAGCCGCTCAGATCCTGCTTATCAAACTCAATGGCCTGATCATCAAGCTTCTTATTAATGGTGCCCATTGTCTTTACAAGAAACTCCTCAAGATTCCGGATACGGAAATTGAACTCGAACTGCTTGAGGAAGGACTCAAAGTAAAAGAGGTCCTTCTTCGCCAACACCTTCTCCGGGCTAAGGAAGCTTAAGAGAACAACCTTCTGCCCAGGGATTTCAGGATCCTCGTTTAGGAAGTCTTCACGCTCAGGGGTTGCCATCTGTAAGATTAGTTGATTCTATTTGTTTAGGCTACCCTAAGGGTCGGCCTCGGTTGGGCACTTACCCAAAGGGCCGGCCTCAAGCGGCGCTTGCACGCATTTGGAAAAAAATCTACCTACCAAATATACAGTTAAATGGACTTCACTATGGAAATCGTTAACCGTGCGATCAAGTATTTAATCGAGGGTCTGTTCGTCGCCATCGCGGCCATCTTCGTCCCGAAGAAGTCCCTGCCGGTCGAGGAGATCCTGACGCTCGCGGTTGTCGCCGCGGCGGTCTTCGCCATCCTCGACGTTGTCTCCCCCTCCATCGGTGTTACGGCTCGCCAGGGCGCTGGCTTCGGTATCGGTGCCAACCTCGTCGGCTTCCCCATGCGCGCTTAGGCGCATAAGGGGTAAGTGCCAACCCTTAGGGTAAGCGCGTGTGTGGGGCGAGTTCCTCATCCACGAATGGTTCTGGCCGTCTTGTTGAAACGGCGTCTATGCCATCTTACTCTTCGGCTTTTCATCTATCATACGGATCTATGATATTATTCCAAATAACAAAGAAACGGTGATTACAAACAATGCCTTTTCTGTATATATATCATTCGTAGAATAGAGTTCATTCGCTATACAGAGCGCTTCAATAAAATAGGACATTTTTATGAAATTTATATTTGATCTTGTTAATCGCATATAACCATATGTAAGTATCCAATAGGCATAATATCTTTGAAAAATAAAATTAGTTTCATTATTCTTTATCATATTCAAATGAATAGTTCCAAGATAAGGTATATCTATATACTGTAAAATACATAATCCGCATAGTATATCATAAATTCCATTTATTTTTACTATATACTGCATTATATAATATACTATATTTTCTATAAGTGCCATTATATCACTTTATAATTGAACTGCTTCAAGATAAGAATCTTCTTAAGACGAACTCGGTTCTCTGTCTAGATTCCAGAAAGAGATCCGCCATAGAGTTAACGGTTATTTAGTCCATTATTAACTTCAAAAAACTGTCATCGTGATTCTATAGATTCTGACTTTCATAATCTATAGAATGCAAATATAATGAAGATTTGTCATTTTGTTAGTTATCGCGGTATATTAGATGAAGTTGTCTAACATGTTTAAAACAAGAAAGAATAAAAAAATGATTAATTTAACAAGAAAACAAAAAGGAGGAATTATTAAGAAAATAAGAATAATAGAAACTGGTGACCAATTTCCAAAATATAATAGTAAAAAGAAGAAGCCTAAGATATACAAGGAGTAGGGTTAAAATTGAAACTATCTTGTTATAGTAGATTGGGTCAATCAACATGTCCGAGAAAACAACAAGAGTAAAGAGAACATTTGATAAATTTCTTCTTGATGAATGTTTATCTCGTGATGGTGCTATATTAATAGGTGAATATAATGAACTGAGATATGGAACAATCATTAAGTTTATATGTAAATGTGGTTGTGAAAGCGAAAAAAAATTCAGTAATATTTCTGATAAAGGTGGTGCTATATGTAATATATCTTGTCCTCAAAAGAAAAAGCCTATGATAGTTTATGATAGCAAATTATTATCCGAAGTATTAACAAAAGATAGTGCTACACTAAAAGGAACATATGATAAATTATCAATAGATACTTCAATTAACTATATATGTATATGTGGAAATGAACATACTAAATCCTTCAGAAGTATATTGAAATGGGGTGGTGCATTATGTAAGGTATGCTGTAGTAAAATACAAAATGAAAAGGCAAAGAATACTTTTATAGAAAAATATGGTGTTTCTAATCCTAATCAAAATAAAGATATAAGAGAAAAAACAAAACAAACTAATATTACAAAATATGGAACTGAACACGCATTTCAGAACAAGACTGTAAAAGATAAAATCAAGGAAACTAATCTTGAACGATATGGATGTGAAAATCCAACACAGAATAAAGATGTCAGAGAAAAAACAAAAAAAACAAATCTTATAAAATACGGTGTTGAAAATACATCACAAAATGCTGAAGTAAGGGATAAAATCGCAAAGACTAATCTTGAAAGGTATGGTTCAGAATGTTCCCTAAATAATAAAGAAGTTCAAGATAAAATAAAGAATACAATGATGATTAGGTATGGTGTAGAACATAACTTTCAAGCAGGAGAACTTCGTGATAAAAGAAAGGAAACATTTCTTGCAAAATATGGCGTAGAACATCCTGCGCAGAACCTTGAAATACAAGCAAAAACAGAACGAAATTCAAAGAAGTTCAAAGAATATAAAATGCCAAGTGGTATTATTAAAAAGGTTCAAGGATATGAACCATTTGCTCTTGATGAACTTGTAAAAAGTTATACAGAAGAGCAGTTAAAAACAGATCGCAATGATGTTCCTCGTGTAGAATATATGATGGAAGAAAAGAAACACTTCTATTTCCCAGATATCTTTATACCGCATGAAAACAGGATTATTGAAGTAAAATCTACTTGGACATTCAATAAAAAAAATGATATTACTATGGCGAAAGCAAAAACATGTAAGGAAAAGGGATATTGCTTTGAACTCTGGATATATGATGGAAAGGGTGGAAAGCAGATTATATCTGTATAAGATAGTCTGAAGTCGGTGTCACTAAATAAAAATATAATTTTTTCAGTATATCAGTCCCGTTCTTATTTTGCCAATAAGGATAATGATTTGGGTCTGCTTCAATATCTGTATATTGCTTTAGTTGTGTATATTCATCATCTCCATAAGATAAAAGCGTAATTTCATGCCAATACCAATCAATATT